CATATCAGCTACTGTGTATGGTCTTCCTTCTTCTTTTTCTTGTTGTGCTTTAAGAATAAATTCTAACTCACTTGTGACCTGATTTGTTTCTTCGTATTGTTGTACAATTTCAGCAGCTCTGTTTAAAATGTCTTGTTGCATAACGTATTTTTTTAAAGTTTCTTCGTTTAAGGCAACGTTCACGTCAAACTCAGCAATTGGTTCAATTGGAGCTGATCCGTCAATATCAACAATTTTATAAGCTATAGCTCCATATTGAGTTATTTGTCCATTAAAGCCTATAGATTCTAAATCCCAAAAAAACCATGTTTTCCCATTTAGTTCCCGTCTCATATATTCCAAAACATCTTGAGGAGTCATATCTCTTAATAACGAAAGATCTTCCGTAAGAACTTTTTTTAATTCTTCTTTTATCATTTTCATGATATCTTTTTTTGTTATTGCCATTAATTCACCGCTTGTGCTATTATTATAGTAATTCCTACTCCAGTAACTAGTCCAAACGAAAACCAAAACTTCTTTTTTGGTGGGGTTTTTATTTTTTCTAAACCCATAATTCTTTCTTCTAAAGCTTGAATTTCTGCTTCAAGCGTTCCTTTATCGAGTTTGTGTTGAGACTTAAGTTTATTTATTTCTTGTTCTTTCTCTGCAAGAAGCATACCAATCTGATAGTCCATCTCTATTTGGCATCTATCTGTTGCGTCTGCTATTTTATCTGACAATAATTGAGATGCTGTGTCGTTGAACAAGCGACCAGAAAACGGAGCTTCCATTCCCCTTTCAAGATATGTATATTCAGGTGGTTGTCCCCACGCTAATGCAGACAGTAAAAATAAAATCATTTCTTTGTTATTCCTAAATCTTTAAAAACATCATCAGGGTTGGCTTTTTGTTTTTCTAACTCTTTTAATCGTTTTTCTTTTTCAACTTCAAGCGCAGCTTTGACAGCCTTTGCTTTTTGTTCTGCTCTCTTATCTCGAACTTGCTTTGCTTTCTGTAAACGCTCAAGTTCTTCGTTTTCCTTCTTGTATTGATCTTTAGCTAAGTTTGCCATTTCCAAATAGTTTTGGTTTGATCGTCTTCCAAGTACATAAGACAAAATGAACAAACCCACAAGAACTAACCAGTTCTTATGAGCTACAATCCAATTCTTTGCTTTGTACAACCAGATCATGACTAACCACCGTGTCGCCACATTTTGGCAAAGTCAACAGCAGTTTGTCCACCAATATACATCATAGCAATCATTCCCCAAGTTTCAGGGTCTAGTTGTGCGTTCCACAATAAAGCTGTTGCTGAAATGAACACAAGCAATTTTCTTGAAATTGCTTTTTCTTGAATCGCGTCAAGAACTCCTTTGTTTTTATTATCAAGGTACAATTCTTTTTTTAATTTTTCTTTTCTTTCTTGTTCCATTTTTTCTCCTGCCTTTAAAAATTCTTCTCTTGTCATTAGCTTTCACTTAATATCTGCATAACTCTTCCTGTTATGTAATCTGCATGCTCAGGAGACTGCTCGGCGACATAATGATAAATATCATTTTCGAACATACTTCCCATTCCTTGTTTGACCATTGGAGCAAGATGCATAAATTTTCTAACGGTCTGCATGATAATTCCACCAACATAATCATAGTCAGGATGATCAGGCCCCATGCTTTCTTTAACAATTTTATTTAATTCTTCTTTAATAATGCGTTTTATTTGTTTTTCTGTGAGTTTCATTTTTAATCTCCATAAAATGAAAGCCTAAATAGCTTTTACACTAAATAGGCTTTTCAAAGAGATTTAGCAGTTTACTTTAGCATAACCACCAACTTTCTGTATATCAATAGTTTTATCTACACAGTCTTTCAAAACATCGAGGTGAGAAATTAACAGAACAGTTTTAAATTTATCTTTTATCATATCAATCAAACGAACAAAACCCTCCATGTGCTCCTGGTCAAGAGCTGTAGCAGGCTCATCCATAATAAATAGAGTAGACTTAGGCAAGTTGGTTATCTCAATTAGAGCAAGACGTATAGCCATAGCAGCAATAGTTTTTTCAGCACCGGAACCCATAGATATAGGTCGAGAGTCGTACTTTGGATGCTTTATGTTAATATCCAAATTGCGACCATCTTCCTCGAACATAACCTGAAAGTCAACAATATTAGCAAGACACTTTTGAATCTCCTCGTTAATAAGAGATAGCTTCTGTTTGATAATCTCGTAAGCAATACCATTAGGGTGCATACAACGCATGAACAACTCATAGGCTATAAATGACTCTTCTAGTTCATCTTGTTCTCGTTTCTCAACATGGAGTCTCTTGATGGTACTCTTAACAGCACCAAGTTCAACAAGATAATCTTGAATTTTTTTATCACACTTTTCTTTTCTTTCTTTAGCTTCAGTCATCTTCAGTTTAACGGCGTTTTTAGATTTTATAAGAGAAGAAAGGTTTTCTATAGCCTGTCTGTTTGTATTGTATTCATCTCTCTGTTTTTCCAAAGAGTTTGTTTGGTTTTTCATCAAAGAAATTTTTGATACAATTGATTCATTTGTTATTTGTAAATTTTTATTTATGGCAACAAACTTATCTCTTTTGACAACATTGCTTTCAAGAGTCTTTAACTCTTTCTCAGCAGATGCTTTATCAAGACCAAATATTTTAAGCTTCCAGCCATCAATTATCTTTTCTACTTCCTCAATCTCTTCTTCAAGAGTTGGAAGATAGTCTTTGGCTTTGGTAGCATCTTTAACAAACTTATTGTCACAACAGTATTTACAGTCAGGATCATACTCATGGTCATGAAGCATATTGATCTTTTTAATAGATTGCTTTTCTTTGGTTTTAAGGGTTCGTAGTTCTTGTTCTGAAGCTTTTAAAGACTTTTCGAACTCACTACACTGCTCTAAGATTTGCGCAAGCCTATGTTCATTTATAGAGTTAACAATAGCATCTGCTTGTTCGATTGCTAAAACATTTTCTTTTATACTGGTCTTGTTTTGTGAAACCTTCACACCAGCTTTGTGTATCTCAGCATCAAGACGATCTATCTCATCTTCCAATTCGTCAATGTCTATGATTGTTTGTGGAATAGAATTAATCTCTTCTTCTATTTTTAAATACTCTTGTAACAATTCTTCATATCTAGTATTATGTTTTTTACACAAATCAGTTTGATGATCTATGTCATCATTTATTTCTTCTACTTCTTCTTGTTTTGCAACAAGCAGTTCAGCAATTTTTTTGTTTTTAAACCGTTTTATTAATGCTGAAATTTCTGCTGAATCTTTTTTGGCAAAATTAAGTTTTTGTTCAAAAATGTCCAAATCAAGAAACTTGGCTAATTTATTTTTTCTCTTTGTTGACCCTTCCTTAATAAAAGCAAGAGAGTCCAATTGAGAAGCCATTGAGGTAATCATAAAGTCTTCGATATTACCAAAAATCTTTCTTATGTTCGCTTCAGTATCTTTTACAGAATCACCATTACAAGAGCTATCAGTAGTGATATTGTGGAAGTCGAGATCACCAGAGGCCACAGGGACGGACTTTCCTTTGACGGTCTTATAAGATTTATTAAGATTCCTAGTAATTTGATAATCTTGACCGTCTGCCTCGACCACCATCTTGATAGAGGCTTTAGTTTTATTTTGATTGACGAGGTGAACGTTTTTCTTCTCGGCCTTTCTGGTTCCGCCAAAAACGCCATAAAGAGCAGAATCAATAACAGAAGACTTCCCACTGTAGTTCTTGCCAAAAATGCCAACAGTTCCAGAGAGGTTATCAAAATCCAACCTATTATTTTGTCCATAATTAAATAGATTTGAGAACTCCATTTCTTTAATATTCCATTTGACGTTTCTTCGGACTTCTTCAACTTTCTCGACCTCTTTATTATATCTAGTATTAAGATCAAGCACTTGACTCATCAAGTCTTCAGTTAACTCATAATCTTTTAAATATTCTCGAATATATTGTTCTTGAATAGAAACATCTCGCATATTCTCCATTTTGTGCTCTTGACCGTCCGAGGATGTAAAATTACTGGTTCCTTTGTTTAAGAAGGACAAAGTGACTGGGTTATATTTAGAGCGAGCCAAATCGGTAATCTTGCGTATGGAAGAGCTATCCATGTTTGTAGTTGAGATTAACCTAAGGCGACAACCATGTGGGATATGATAGTGCTTAGGTATGTTACCTTTATTGTCTAAATTAACTGTAATAAAAGGACGAGGGTTCGTAAATATCACATGTTGACATTCAAAATCATCTTTAGATTTAATTGTCCACAACTTGTAACCTTTGCGACCATCTTCCGAGAAGTTTTGCTGAATCGTGGAACCAGCATATTGAGCACGACCCTCATCGTCTAATATTTGTGGTTTATGTATGTCTCCGAGCATAGCAAAGTCATGACCCTTAAATATACTTATATCATCATCTCCGTGCTCCATCGCCCAGCCAGAACCGGTCTTGGAGCCCATAACAGCACCATGATAAAGAGCAATATTGATGTCACCTCTTTTTGGTCGCATCCAAGCACCTCTGTCAAATATAGATAGAACGTTCAAGGATAAGCCTGGTTGTGGTGAAACGCGACCAGAATTTTTTAGTAAATGCAATTGTGGATGGTTTAAGGCATTTACAATAGGAGACACAGCATCTTCTCTATCAGAATTCTTTAGATTGCCATCGTGGTTTCCAAGAATAATATAGGTTGGTGCAATGTCTGCTAGGTTCTTTAAAAACTCAGAAGCCAAAGCAAAATACTCTGGTGACAACTGGGTCTTTGTGTGAGCTAAGTCTCCGCAATGAACTATATAGTCCGGCTTTTGACTTAGCAGTTTTTTATATATCTGATTAAATACAAACCTGTATTCATCATGAAATTTAAGATTACGAATATGTGTATCCGCAAAATGTGCTATTTTTATCATATATCCTCCATGGTTAGATAGCATTTAAAAGTTTATCAAAAAAGAAATAGTCGGGATCAATTGGCTGAGCCCTGTCTTTTGCGTTCTCGAATTGTCGTGGGGTCATAGAACCAACGTCTTCAACAGCAGAAGTGTCTATTTTATAGACCTCCATATCGTATTCAATCATCTTCTTAATCATCCACGATGCTTTCTTCTCCGCATCTTGGTCAAGCCCTATATAAACTGGTGTGTCGTTTATCGCAAGAGCTTGAAACAAACGAGACTGTGGTCTAAGGGTTGAGCCAAGTATGGGAATACCTTGTGTTCCTGCAACTATAGCATCAAAGGCACCTTCGACAATTGTTACAGGCTCGTCCCAATCAACCATCAATTCATTAAATATAATGTCTTTTGTGGTTCTTGGATTAAGGTATTTCATTCTATGCCCGACATAAGAACGAGCAATAAAGAAATTTGGATCTCCGTTTGAGTTGAAAGACGGAATAATAATCCGCCCTCCATATCTACCCTCTGTGCAATAGCCAATCTTCCATAGCTTTATTTGATCGTCATCAATTCCTCGACTGTAAAGATAGTCAAGTGCTCGTTTTGATGAACGAGGAAGGTGCTTGTTGCAAAGTGAGATCATCTCTGATGGTAAATCACAAGTTGGTTCCTCTTGAATCTCGTTTACTTCTTTATATATTTTATCAAAGTCTTTGAGATCAAGTCTTCCATCAAGCTCTAGCCATCTTTGACGTTGTCTGTATTCTCCATAAGAGCGAACAATTCTATAAATATTCTTTCCTCTAACATCACAGACCCAACATTTAAAAAAACCATTTGCAAAGTTAACAGACAATTTCTTCTTGTGGTGTTTACAATAAGGACAATGATACAAATGCTCATTACCTTTACGATGATAAGAACCAAGAATATCGGTTAGTATCTTTCTTTTTTCCTCCATAATTTCCTCCGTGTATTTAGTATAACACGTTTTGAAAATTTGTCAAGAATTATTTTTCAAGTTCTAGTACAATTCCTGTTTCACCGCGAGCTTTAGCTTGTTTAACTCTCTCAGCTCTATCGTCTCTTCTTTTTGATCTTCTTTTAAACCTTAATATCGCTTCTTTTAATACTTCTTTTGCTATATTTAAAACCTTAATGAACGGCACTATTAAAACAATAAACCCTACAAAACCTGTTGAAGCAGCCACCGCTTTAAGGCCAAACAATTTTGTTGCTATTTTTGGCATCTCTTTCATAAAAAAGTTCATTAAAATATTTTGTAACTTGTCTTTGTCAAAGCCCGTTAACACTTTAGAAATCTCAGACCATCCTTGAGTTGCCATATCAATTCCTTTACCTTTTAATTCATCTAAAAGATAATATGCGCCAACGACAAGACCAGTAATTAAAATGGCTTTTTTCCAACTAACTTCCAATTGTACAACAGCTGCCATTTTCTTACGGATATTATTTATTGCTTCAGAAACTTTAGTCATTCCTTTGGATAATGTCCATTCATTAAGTTTTGTTATTTTTCTAAGTATAGGGCTAACAACCTTTCTGTGTACTGATCCTATGTAAATGTCAAGGTTTTCAGGTGATTTTACTAAGTCGTGCAAGGTAGAGAACAGATCACCAATTTCTTGTCCATATTTTTTAACTGCTTCTATTGGGTTGAATTGTTTAAAAAAGTTTTGAAAAGCGTTTTCTCTTAGGATAATTTCTTTCTTTAACTCTTCACTTAAAACAAACTCATTGTTTTCATTCAAAGGAATTTTTATACCTAACACTTCTTGTATATACTTAATGTCTTCAAAAAGGTCTTGCTTGGTCTCAGTTAAAACATGTGAAGATCTCCAAGACTCCATAATAAGTTTCATATCATTTGACATAATTTTTCCTCTTTATATCTAAATAGTTTTTAATCCAGCATTTGCTATAACAACTGCATCGGCTTTATCATCGGTTCCCGGCTTTGGATTTCCGTGTCTTGTGTACTCAACTATAAATTCTTTTGGATACTTATCGCTAACCCACTCAATAACCTTGAGCTTCGTATTATCACCCCTTTTGATTTTGAGATCAACGAGACCCCGAGCTTTGTTCGCCTGAAGGAGTACCGCAGGACTGCCAAATAAATGGTGAACCACATAGCTACACATACCATTAAAACGTTGTAGCTTGGCCATTGTCGCTGCTGTTGTCTTTCCTCCTGAGAATGCCATGAATGGTTGTTCGATGAAAACATAATTTACCTCCGAATGTTCTTTTATAATTTCCATAGTCTTTTTAAAGATATCCGCTCGTTCTTCAAGAGATTGAGATGGTTTTAGCTTTATCTCATCAACAAGAAGTAAATCTTCGTTCTCGTTTATTAAACAGTACCCAATTCTACTTGAGCTAATATCTAGTCCTAAAATAATCATAATGTATAGTGTAACATATTAATTTTGGTTTGTCAACTATAAATCTAATTTTAATTTAAAAGTATATTGACGATCCTCTGTCTTACGAACAGGGTTAGCTAGTGTAGCTACACCAATAAGATTTTTCTTATCATCATAAATGGCTACCTTAGAAATATATGTTTCTCTTTTAAAATTTGGTTCTTCATCGTCTGTTAATTTTGTATGTGTAACATTTTGTATATCAACATCTTGCTGTATAAATCTTTTGTTGGATAATGTAAAGTCATCGTTTCTTTCTGAAGAAGACAAGAAGGTCGGGTTGTTTGACCAGTTTAGCTCTCCATAGTTCGCATGACACATCATCATGACTGTTGGTGCTTCTGTGATTCCTTGATATTTTATTTCAAATGTTGCTTTTTCAATATCAGTATTTGAGGATACATCTTGGTGTAGTCCTGAACCAAAGTGTGTCCACTTATTTAATGTGCCACTAGAGCCTGAATAGTTTATATCGTTGTCTTCACCTAATTGATAAGCTCCTGTTAAAAACATTAAGCCTTCACCATACAACAATATTCCTGCAACTGAGCCTGAATAATCTTCTGGTGAAGATGATGTCGAATATGTTTGGATTAGTTCACCATTTTGTTTTGTGTCTTTTAAAGTAGCAACTAGAGTACCGGTGACGTAATAATTTAGCTCAACAGTTCCAGGTTTTATTTTTTGTCCATAAAATATTGATGGTATTGTTACTAATGATATTTCTGTTGTTGATAGATTTCTCTCGTTTAAAGGAGCCTCGGTTATCATTTTCATATGAGGTGATAAAAACTTATATTCTTCTATAACATTTTTAACAGAAAAATACATAATTTCTTCTGTTTCACCTGTTACTTTGATGGTTTTTTTGCCATCATATATTCTTTTCATGGGCGCATTATGTCCGCTTTCATAAAAATATTGCATTATTGAAGAGCTTAAATTATAATTTCCTTGAATTGTTTCCCCAAATTCATGCTTTACGTTATATTCTGACTTTGTTTCTGTTTTGAAAGCATGTTTATATCCATCTTTAACTACGAAAGGAGTTATGTTATGACTAGTTTCTTCACTATCACCTGGTCTATTAACATTAACCTCATAAAGAGATACAAACCCAGAAGGCACACCTAAAACTGTGGTATCGTTGTTTGGAGCAAAAGAACCAGTGACATTTGGTCTATTGTCTACAAACACGTTTCCGTTGTTTATTATAAAAGAGTATTCCGCATACGCTTCAATAGTGTTTATGAATACATCATTATCGTCGAATTTAAATATTGCCATGATTACGCCTCTAAGTAAATAGTATTAGTAATCTAATCTAACTCTTAGCGTAAATTCTTGCGAAGGTGTTTTCTTTAGAGGTTCTGATAGTTTAGCAACTGCCATTAATTCATTTGCAGAAGAATACAGACCGATTGTTGTAATATAAGAAACTGGGTCCATAGTAGCATTTTGCTTTACTCTAATTTTTGAACCTGTTAGATAAGTTGGATTGGATGAATAATTAAACTCATCATGTCTTACTCTACAAAAATAAATTGTTGAATTAAGTTCTGTTGTATTGTTGAAAGAAAGATTATACATTCTTGTTCTAAAGTTGTCACCTGCTTTTGATATTAAAGACCCTGTTAATACTGCATCGACAGTTTCAGTGGCAACACCTTTACCTTTTGGTCCATCCATTAAAACACTTCCATGAGAGTTGTGTAATATTCCACCAGCACTAGCTGGCTTAAATATAGAAGAAGAGACTACAATTATTCCTGCTTGATAATAAATCAATCCACACGCTACTCGTTGGTTTGTAGCATGCATAACATCGTGAGACCCTACTGATGATTGTCCTGTTGAGCATGTTGCATAAAGAATACCATATTCCCCAGCAGGTGAATTCACAAAATAACTACTGGCTGCTCCGTGATCTGTGATTGTTAGTCTATCATCAAACAACGCTCCTGCTTCATCATAAGCAGGCTTAACTCCTATTTCTAAGTTAAATGTTTCTTTTTTAATTTCATCTTTTACCAACAATCTAGACATGGGTAAAATAAACACTTCTCTTAATTTATCACCACCAGCTAATATATTACCGTCGGCATCAAAATCTAGAACTGACCCTGTTATGTCGTATCCTACAAGAATCTGCGCCATCTGTCCATAAACGTTTTTCTTTTTCTTTTGCTGTGATGTTACTGTGCTATACAAAAGTGAATTAGCAGCAACACCAGCTGTGATATCAAAAATGTGATTTGCTGATGAGCTTAAAAACGGATAGTCGTAAACAGACTGAAACATTCCGTGAGAATGTTTTTTAACATTAGCATCAGCGTAAGTTCCTGATACAATTGTTCCTGTTAAAGGAATAGCTTCGTGAAGAAGTGTGCGTGTGGAAACAATGTCGTTTCCTCCTAAAGTTTTAAATGAACCATTAGCCATATTTTATCTCTCTTTATGAATTAAGTTGTTTGAATTTTACAAAACGAACAGGAATATCAACTGTATAACCTGTTGTGACACCTGTGACTCTTATGATACTATCAATGTGATACACCACTGAAGAACCACCTGCTCTGTTATCTAATGCTGATGTGCTTCCTAACTCATTAAATAAATAAGTGCTTGTATTAAGATCTAAAGAAGCTCTAATCTTAAATTCTAAAATAGAACCACGAGGACCTTTTATTACCTGAGTAGAACCGTTTGAATCTGCCGCATCTGTTTTGTTTGGGTTGTTTCTGAAGGCTGGTGCTTGTAAACTTGTTAATGTATAGAAAGCAATGTCATCGTCATCTACATAGTCCACAGGCATTGTGACACCATTTATATCAGTAATTTCTCCAAATCTGTTATCAATTTGTACTATAAAACCAGTCTCATACATGTCTCTAGGGATATTTTTTTGAAAAGAAATCGCAAAAGTATCTAGTCCTTGGTCTAATCTTATAAACCCACCACCTGAAACGGTCTGTCCAAACAAAACACCTGTAACTCTTGATCCGCCTGAGAAACCAATACCACCTTGGGTTGCAGTAGACCCGTTGTCATTTTCAGTTAAACCATCTACAGCAACTATAAAAGAACCACTAGCATGCAGTTGATGCATTGTGTCACTATCATTCATCTTTATTACAGGTAGATACAGTAAATCTAAGTTCTCATAAGTAACTAATTTAGATTTCATCGATATAGCATTATCTGTGAACGCTTCTAAAATTGGAGTTTGTAAAATTTCTAAATCATAATAAGCAGAACCATTAGCATTCGTTGAATCATACAATTCATAATTTATTTCTTCATCACCTAAAGCAAATTTTACAATTTTGAAAGTCCCATCTCCTTTTGATAATACCTTTCTACCATAATCGGTCAAAACAGCATCTAGTATAATATCACCAGAATTATCTAAAAAACCCATATTTTTTCTCCTAATCTGTAAATAAGTAGTTAAGTTCGTTAATTTTTCTTTAATGCAAAACTAACATTTAAATCAATTTTTCTTCCACTATCATTAGAAACAACTCTAATTTTAAACCTTTTTCCTTTATCCTTAACAGTACCATTTGGATCAAATGTTTTCCACATAGAGTCATTTTCACTGATACCCAAGGTTGGCAGCTCCATATCATCAAAAATAGTTAAGGAATCTACCTCTGGTCCTCTTTGTTTTAAAGGAAGAGAGATATTTTGAAATTCTGGTGAAATGTTTGGATAAAACACATAAGATCCGTCAATATCAACATAACCAGTATACACTATATTGTTATCATCATTTCTATACCCCAAGTATTGTCTACCCTCTGAATCTAACAGCGGATCACCTTCTATTTGTTCATTAGACAGAGCCCCGCCTGGTTCGAAAAACAACTGCTCACTTGAAGGTATTATTTGCATTAGTTTCATCATTGTTTTAAAGTTTTTATATTTATCTTTTGTAGGATCAACAAAATCAACTACTTTAGTATTTAGAAAGACTTCATCTGCATCCTCTGTCATTTCTACTTCATAAATTGGAGTAGGGTTTGAAGGATAGCCATAAGCATTAATAGCTCTAATAACATAGTAATATTTTTTAAAACTCTGTACACTCTGTAAATATTGAAGACTAGTTCCTCCTGTGGAAACTATAGTTTCTGAAGATGATATAAGATCCACAGCTCTATATTTTCCATTTTTACTTTCATAAGGTTGTGTTGTGGATTTATAAATTTCATATATACCTTCTTGTGTTTCGTACACAAATCTTGTCTTAGTGCCGTGTATATTAAACAATTCTTCTCTAGCTTTTAGCTCATCCTCTTCCCCAGCAAACATTTCATAAAAAGGTCCATGTTCTGAATTAACAGAGAGGTCTAAACCAATAGAAAATTTATATTTATTTTTAACATCGTTTTCTAATGCAAAAGTAACTGATGGTACTGGTAAAGGTGGTTGTTCTATTTTAATAGTTTGATTAAAAACTTGTGTGTTGTCACTTCTTTTCAAAGTTTTATCAAAAGCAAAATATTTCCATGAATAACAAACATAGTTATATTCTACTTGTGGTTTTACTTGTGTGTCAACAAATTCCCATTCTGTAGAATCTGTGTCGGAAATACAAACATAAAAAGTTTGAATAACCTCAGTACCAACTCTTTTTTGAACTTCATAAAATATGGTTTCGTCATAATAAAGTGGCAACTCTTCAGCAAGCGTGTCTATGTGAGTTAACAAATGATTTATATATCTTCTTCTTCCTATTTGATCAGATATTGGGTCAATTTGAACAAAAGCATCATCAGGATCAAAAGCTCTAAATTTATAGAGCGAATCGGTAACTACATTCTCGTCCAAGATTGTTGAAACATTATTATCACGATCTCTTTTTAAGTTACCATCCGAGCCTATAGTGTACTTTTCAATTACATTTCTCACAAAATAAGGCATGTAGTATGTTGCTTGATCACCATAATACACTCTACTAGATATTAAAAATTCTAAAAGTCCACCAGTTATTGGTTTAAGTTTATTGCCACCTAAAGAAATTTTAACATGTTGAGGAAAATGACCCGATATTTCATCAGTTCCTGTAAATTTTCTCACTGAGTTGGTGGCTAAAGTTCTAAAGTTTTTACCTAAAATATATAGATTTGATATTTTTTCTATCTGTTCGGGTGTTAAAGTAGGTAATGATTCATTATCAAACAAATATCTTTTACTATATTCACCATATTTATATTCTTTTCCAAATTTACCATCACCTACTTGGCAATCTTTGTAAGTATCTGGTGCATTCCTAGGTTCGTAAACGTATTCACTATACAAACAAGGCATTTGCATATCTTGTCTTTCATTGTAGTCCAGAGCAACGTAGTTGAAGTAAGGTTGGACCATGTATTGTACATCAGTATCATCAGCTATATGATACGCAACTGAGGTTATAAATTCAGACATCAGTATCCTCCTCCTCTTGAGCCGCCGCTCCTACCACCGCCACGGCCACCACCTCTGTTGTTTGAAGGACGATTGGCAGAGGGCCTTAGTGTATTAGCAGATGATGGTCTAGATGTGCTTGGGGATGGTGGTCTAGATGGTGGTCTACTTGTGGTTGGTCTTACCGGTTCTAGAGGAGCAGCAATTGGCAAAGGTGGTACAACTTTATCCGGTATAATAGTGGTTGTTTCTATTTCGTCTTCAAGTTCCATCGCTAGGTTTTCTAATTCGGGGTCTGCTTTTTCAAGCTTTTTGGTTACTATTCCAGATGAAATCGCAGGGAATGTCCGAAGAGGCTTCATGGGTTTGAATTTTGATATATCAATTTGTTTGTTTTGTTTTTTTTCATTTTCTAGCATTTTCATTAACATCATTTTTCTTTCTGCTTCTTCTTGTTCTTGTTTCATTCTTCTTAATTTATTTGCTTTTCTTCTATCTGCTTGTAATCTTCTTTGTCTTCTTTCTTCTTTAATTATTTTTCTTCTTTTTTCTTGTTTTAATTTATTAAAATACCTTGCTCTTTGTCTATCCATATTATTAAATCTGTTAATATTAACTCTTAATCCTTTTTCGTATCTATTGTTTTTTCTAGTTAAAGATTCTTTTACTATGTTAGTTCTCGAAAACTGTAGTTCTTGAACATCAAGACTGTAATAAGCATCGTACAATTCTTTAAACTCTAAAGCATCTTCTCCTGTAGTTGTGGATAACTGTTGTTTTGAAAAAGAAAAATTATTAGGATATATTATAAAGTTCCTATCTATTGTTTCAAACCTTTCAAATTGATTATTATCTATATTAAAATCAGGATCATGATAAGAATTCAAAGTGCAGATAATTGGCTCTTCTAAGTTGTTTAAAACACTCATTGTTAAAGGCTTAATTTTTCCAAGACCTACAATGGGATCACCAGAGTCATCAAAAAGATCATACTCTTCGTAATAAACTCTTTCTAAATTAAAGAAAGCCAAATCTCTTGTATATCTTTTGTCTCTTAAAAAATCCATTGTGCTACCAAAAACTTTATTTGAAACATTTAAGTTTGCTAGGAAAACATAGTGAATAGGCACGTCACTTGCTTCATTAAACCCTTCTTCTTGACCTGTGGAATATATAGAACTGTCGGTTTTTGGGGACACTTTGTCGACTATTTTTTTTGTTTTTTTACTATTTTTGTTTCCAACTAAAACTACACTGTCTTTTATTGCCTTAGTTCTATCTGGGGCTAAAGACTCATCTGTAGTTACAGTTTGTGTTCCAAAATTATTGTCAGTTCCTAAGTTTAGGTTTTCAAAATTCAAATCTTTTTCTTCTTCTAAAAATTCTACTTTTATATTTTTACCAAACAAATTACTAAGCTCTTCTTCGGATATTTGCAGAGAATCAACAAAAACTGAAATTTTGTCTTCTTGTATAGTTTTAAGACTGTTAAAAGAGAATTTATCGCCACCAGAAATCAATAGCCTTGGTGATAAAGTGATGTATTCATTGTAATTTGAAATGTTAATAATATCATTAGCAAAGTCACCAGCCAATTTGTTTTTTTCATCCTGAACTAGGCTCATAAAACTAGAAACAGTAAATGATTTTACTCCAACGTCTTGAGAGTCTTTAAAATAACTTTTTGTTTTTCCTCTATATTTGTATTTTATTCTATATCTTTTAGAGGAAATTAATTCATCTTTGTGATTTTTATTACCTGATCTTTTGCCTCTTCCAAAACTAGATGGTAAAGATTTCTTTTTTATTTCAAAAATGCTTACAAATAATTTTAAGTAATAATAACAATCATCTATAAAACTTTCTAGAGATTCGACAGTAAATGATCTAGCGGATATTTTTGACATCGATTTTATTACAAATTCCTGCACACTTTCTTCATTATCTTCTCTAAGAAACAAACTTCTTATTTTCAATATTTGAGCTATGGAGCTAATCCAAGTAGAATTCTGATTGTCGAATTCAGTTACAACTCTTTCTCTATCTAATTTACCAGTCTCTCTATCGTAAAACATTTCTTTTTTAAAGTATTGTAAGCTGATTTTTAAATCTGTTATGTTTTTAGAAAAATTTTCATAAATATCTTCTAGATATTTTGTTAATGGGTTATTGACCTCGATAAACACATTCATTTCATGTATTCTTTTTGTTTTTAACATAATATCAAAAGTTCTTATAAAAGGGTTGCTTGATAAAACTATTTCTTTCATTTCTCCTAGTTTATTTTGTATTGTCTTTACTTTTTCATTTTGATCAAAAGAGTAGAAAACATTTCTAAAAGGCTTTCTTGGATGTTCTTTGATTCCAATTTTTATACTTTTTATTTTTAAATTTTGCGCTAGTTTGTTAAAAACTTCGGGACTTGTTTCTTGTAATATTATTGCTTCTTTACAATTTTGTAATAGTATGCTTTTTATGTTTGCAGAAAAGACCATACCAAGTTCATGATTAGACATCTGGTTGTAAAAAAGATTAGAATATATTACTTTTGAGTTTGATTGCTTGTTTTCTTTTTTCACATCTGGCAAATTTATTCTCTGGCTTCTAAAGTCTTTTATTTTTAAATTATGATAACCAACAGAAGTCAATGTAGGGTGAGGAATGCTGTTGGAATGAAAAGAGTGGGCCATAATAACACCATCGTGTTCGTGAACAGGTCCAGTCCATATTTCTTCATTGTTTAAAAGAAACTTGCTGCTTAAAACAACTTTACCATTTTCTATGATTGTTTCACAAGTTGTAGGTCCAAAGCTTGTTCTGTTTCTATAATCACTATCTGAAAACAAACAAGTAATAGATAAGTGTTGTGGAGTCTCTTTGAGATGAAAAGTTTTTGTATAATAAAACTCAGTATATTCATCATATACACATTTTTCTATATCTTGATTAAAAACTTTTGCTGTTTCTTTATTGTCTAAAATGCAGAGCTCGTCATCTAGAAATCTTTTTAAAAGCCTGCTCCTTGGTTTATGTATAAGGTTGTTTCCATTGACAATTTCATTTGTAAGATTAGAATCTAGGCTTAATAAGGTATTTAGCTTCATAGAGTCTAAAGTGTATTTACTAGTAAACAAGTCTTCATCATATTCGTTCATTGTATCGTAATATAAAAACTCAACCTTGACTATTAAACCCTCTTTGGTAGAACCAGGTTTTTTTTCATGTAATTCTATACTGTTTATATAAACGTTTGGTATTTGTTCAAATCCATATATACCACCATCAATAGCCATATTGTTATTCCTCTTCCGCACATATTGTAGCTGGATCGTCGCAAGGATCACCATCCGGCAACCCAGTACCTAAATCAATCAAACCACCGTCTGGTCCATAGCCAAGAATATCAGGACACTTAATTTCTAAATCTTCAATGTATATACCTTCACTTTTAAGCTCATCTACAGCTTTGCACAAGTCGTCTAATGGTATCTCTTTATCTACTCTAAGATCAAAGTAGTATTCAACTGTACTTGGATCAGGTGGGAGTTCTGTAGAATAAGGGTCTTCAATTAAAATGTCTTTATCAATCTTATAGTCTTTGACATCCTGATAGTTTCTATTCATAAACTTTAAAGGCTTTAATCTGTCTGTAAAGTCTCCATTATTGTCTTTCTCATATTCAAAAACCTCAATTGAGAAAGAATCTCTTTTTACAAAACCATTTTTTTCTAAAAACCTTATAATTGATTGTTCTTCTGTGTAGTCTAGATAAGTTCCGTCGCTATATACTTCTATGTCAACATTACTGACATTGTTTAATTTATTTTGATCATGATCAGGGTCAGAAGTGTTTTTTACCTGTATACTCCATTCAATTTCAACTTCCAATTGAGGAATATGTATTACAGATGCCGATGTAGATAAAGTTTCTGAATAAGGATTAGATGAGGTGAAGTTTGTTGTTAAAGAAGTATTCATCTCACTAGATAAAAAAGCTATATCCCATCTTGGTCCTTTTTTAGTAGCTTGCTTAGAAGTTCCAATTGTGTTTTGTAAATATTTTGTATTTGTATCAGATGTGTGCCTCATTCTTTTGTCATATATGTTAACAAATTGAGGATCTGTTATTTCCATTGTGTTCTCAGGGTTATCCTCAAGCTCAGTTTCAACAGAGTTCATTGTATACATTGGTTTTATACTTGGTGTTTCATCTAAAATTCTGTTTTTTACATCAGAGTTTTTTTCTGTGATTGATCCATATCCCTGTTGGTTAACGTTATATACAACATCTTCATCTAAAAAAGAATAATACTTAGGCATAAACTTGCCTCTGGATATCAAGTGTCTACCGTATGGTGTTAGTTTTAAGTCTAATACATCTTCTTTTTTATCATAAAAAGTCATTAAGTTTTACTCGTTGGAGGTGTAGTTTGCAACACTATATCATCAAGTTCAAGTGAAGTGTTTTTGTCTACATTTCCAAACTCGATACCAGCGTCTATTTTAATTAGTTCTACTAAAGAAAAGAAATCATATGGCCAATTGTAGCTAATCTTTTGTCTTTTACCTAATGCAGTAGCAACAATCTCTTCAGAAGTTATGTCAGCACCAGACTCGTTTCTATCAAACATTTTTTCAAAATAATTATTTCTAGCTCTTTTCTTAACTTTAAATACCATCCATTGTATTTTATCTTCTAGTTTGCTTAAATCTGTTACTTTTTGTAAGTTTTTAGTGTTTGTTAGTTTAGCACCTTTTCCAAAAAATTCGTGAGCAAATAATTCATGGGATATTGAAGCGGTAGAAACTTCATGAACTAATCCAACTTTTGGAGGTAAATTTTGCCATATGTCAGCTAAATCTTGCCTAGACAATGAATGAGAAAATTCAAAAACATACATGACAATTGGGTCAACATTTTTGAAATTCACAAAATCAAATTGTGGAGGAAAAACATATTTTCGTTGTTGTGTTACAAGATTAGATATAGTTTCACCAACTTGATCTGTTTGTCCTTTTATTGCTTTTCGAACATCTTTTTTCGGTAAATTGAAAAATCTGTTATAATTTTCATCTGCTATAAAAGGTATGGCGACAACAGCTTCTTCAATAAGTTTTGATTCTTTTACTTCTCCAACCCTAATAGGATCAGTTGAGAAACCACACAAATCCAATAAAGAACCGGTTAAATTAGCGTCCATCCCTAAAGCACCTTCAATCCAATTTTCTGGTAACTCTTCAACTTGTAAAAAGATACCTTCATTTGTACTTTGAGGTAGTCTTCCATATTGGTGCCACATTCCTATGGGGACTGAAGAAGTTGCCAAACTTGGCATTGTTATTGTGTCATGTGAATGGTGATTAAAATTTAATGTCGGGCATTCAAATTTAGACTGCATAATCCAACGATATTTATTTTCAAATTGAGTTTCAACTGTAACGCCACCTTCGGTTATATCTTGTCTTAAAACACCTTTTGAAAATATATTCATTGATGAAGCAATTTGCATAGCTAATTCATTATTTATAAAAGATGATGAGTTAAATAAAGCAGTATTTCCTGCTCCATCTAAACTGAAAAAATTACCTGCTCCACCAGAAAAAGTAACTGTTTCTGCGGTCATAGCGTTAGTTCCATCTGTTGGTGTATTTGTAACACTAAACTCAACCTGGCTGTGGCCTGTTACAATTAAATCGGCATGTGAACCATCGTTAATAGCAGCTTTTAAAGCATTTCTAGAGCAAGTTGTACCATCACCATCTCTTGTAATTGTAATTGTAGTATTACCATCAACAACAGCAAAATCAACTAAACATTTATTATCCGGATTTTCAGCATCATCGGCAAAAACAACCGTAACTGTACTAGTGTCTACACCTTTGATATCTCGTGTTAGTACCAAAGTTTGAATAGTTACTGTTGCTTTGGCTGATCCCGGTGTGTGATCTTTTTCAAAATATCTACAAAATTCAACAGATGAATTGTTGATAATTTCAGGTAGAGTATATTTTTTTGATTCTGCACTTGGTGGAACAAATGTTATGTCTGCCCATGCTTCTCCATGATAATATGGAGGTGTGAAAGGCCAATTATAGCCATCATTTGGATTAGAAGACGTAACAGCAACATATGTCGATGCTGTGTTATAAAGAAAATTAACGCTGTTTTGTTTTTTAAACTTATTCCATGCTTTTGTTGTAAACGAAGAAGCAGACATTTTTGTTGGAGGACCAAATGCTGATGGTCTAGAGTACATAGTAAAAGCTTCACTCATTGAGCCTGTATCTTGAGGTAATCCATACTTAATTCCTTTTGGACCATTTCCAGAAGATTTTTGACCAGTTATAGTTCTAAACATTTTTAAACGCATTGAATATACTTTACCAGCTTCAGCGTTACCAAAGTTGGGATCTCCTTGAGGTAGTGAAGTTATTGTAGTATAATTTTGATTTTCTAAAAAGAATTCTCCGACTTCAGCTAGAAAATTATTCATCTGTAGTTTGTACAGATTGTTTCCCTGACCATTCCATGCAACTTCTGTAAATGTATTACCGTTTGGATCGGGCTCATTAGAAAATAAAGTATTGTTTGCTAAATACTTTTCTGGTTCAACTAAAGCTTCAAATGGTATTCTTGTGTCAAAAAAGTCGTTTATATGATAATCTCCAACAACACTTCCGGTAGTGTTCATTGAAGAAGTAATTACTGGATAATCGCAAGCTATACCTGACTTGATTGTATTGTAAAGCACTCCGGGCCCAAACAAAGGATTTAGTAAATATTGAACTGGATAAGTTTGATTTGCAAAATAGCTATTTCCTGTCAGGCCTATGCTAGCTGTTGTAATTACATTAGAACCATAAGAAGAATAAAATTGTTTTGCCATTTCAACTGTTCTTTCGGCAGGATAAAAACCTTTGTAAGGAAGAAACTTTTTAATCGCTTTACAACTTAGCGTTATTTTGTAGGGATCAAACATTTTCTTATGATCATCTCTAACAACTTTAAAATGTTTAATAAATTCTGAATTTGTGTATATTTTATAAAAATTATTTTGTGAACTTTTCTGTAGTGTTGATAAACCTCCTGTTAATTCTAAAAAATCATTCTTACTTGCCAAAGGTCCCTGAGATAAATAGTGTTCTATTTGAGTTGATATTCTAAACTCAGGCACAACAGAGTAGCCTTTTCCTATTTTAGTTATTTCTTCAGCATACTCTCCATATGTATCATAGAAAGGATCTTTTGAAGCAGATACAAATGTCCCTTCGTTATTGAAAAATCCTGCTTGTTGAGGAGCCTCCCACAAAGCTGTTCCCAAGTATAATTGAGACGCAGTTATTCCATGAATTGTGCCACCAGACAAGTTTGTAAAAAATGGATTAACAACAGAAGTAGAAGCTGTTAATGTATGTCTTCTAGAGTAAAAAGCCGATGCTGATAATTGGAGGTCGAGAGGGGTAGAAGTGGTCAAACCTCTAGCAAATTGACTGTAAGAGTTTTGTAATACACCTGGTCCTTGTCGAGAATTATCTCCTGTAAATCCACCAAGAGGAATAGATGGTTCTACTGGTGAGTTAAAATTACTAGCTGGTGAGTAATCACTCATGAGACCTTGTTCTATTGTGTATGTTGCTAGATTATCCCCAGGAGCGGCTATAAAATCAGCAAAAGATCCATTATTTAAACGATGCGTAGTTGTTATTGGTCCAACAAGCCCAGGTATATTTTGATTTTCTAGAAATCCCTTACCTGATAAATCACCGTGTAGATATCCCATTGTAGCAAGGTAATCATAACTTGAAGCTGCAACTGCTGTATTAACGGATACATCTTCAAAACCAAAAACATCATATTGATTAACGGAAGCCTCACCTCTGTGATTGTTTTCAAAATTGTACCAAAGGTATGGACCTTCTAAAGGAGTACCAGTAGCCTGATCGTTAAAGTTTGTCATGGCAGTGTTGTAATCAACATATCGTACTCCAATTTGCTGCTCATCTCCTCCAGCACCATTTGTACCAGCTATGAAAGGTATTTTACCAACAAAACCGATAGAAGAATTATTAAAACCACTGAACCTTGTGGCTCCAGGAAAATTAGTAGCTGGCATTGATTCTATAGCAGTGCCATCAGAAGCACCACCAGCAGCCGCGGTAAAGTCTACGAGATCGTGACCAGTTACGGTCAAATCAGAATGTTCGCCATCATTAATAGCAGCAACAAGAGCAGTTCTAGAACATGTAGGAGATAGACCCGTATTTGGTGTAATAGCGATTGTCATATTTCCTGATGAGTTTACAGAAAAGTCTACTAAACACTTGCTACCAGCGTTCGCAGCAGCTAAGTTTACAACAATTGTAATTGTATTGTTAAACGAAAAACCGTGTGCTGAGTTTCTGTCTCTAGTAAGAGTTATATCTTGACTGGCTCCTGAACCATTTCTAATTGTTAATGTTTCTGACATGCTGTTTTCTGAATGATCTAAAGATCCTTTGAATAATGCTATATCGGAAAAATATTGAAAGTTTGTTGGAGCATTTTCAACCTCAGCTATAGGAGTACCACCAGAAGTTTTAGTTACTCCATCTCCACCTTGAAACCAAATAACATCTGTTGGTTCAACATCTTTTGCGGTCCAAGTTTGTGGTGCATACTCTACACCACCAGCATCGGTATAATTAGTACGAGATAAAAATCCATATGGGTCTACGATTCTTGTTGGGGCAATAAATTTACCATTTATTGCTAAATAGCAACTAGCACTAAAAGCTGCTTCACCAGCATCTGATTCTAGATTTTGTTTTAAAGAAACTAGAAAGTGAGACTGTATATAAGTTAAATATCTAGAATTTCTACATGTAATATCCAGTTCAGTTGTGCTGTGATGAGTTTGTTTAAGTGGGTTATTTATACTAAAAATACCATCAAAAATAAAATCAACAGCTCCATTGTTGTCCACTCCAGATTGAATTCCAAGGGCTGGATCGTGACTAACGTTACCGTAATAATCTTCCGGATTTTCACCACTTGGATCTTTCGTCCATTTTGTTCCTAGTCTGACAACCAGCATATTGTCACCTGTTGTAGTGGTATAGTGTGTAGTAGTTCCTCCACCAGAAGTAGAACTTACATTAACAGAACTTGTAGCAAAAAATATGTGCCTTCTTAGTTTATCAATATCTCCAGATCCTGATATTGATAGAGCACCGGGACCATTACCACTTTGTCGGTTTGTTCCAGTACCTGTTACAACTCCATCGCCAGTATGGGCTACTGGTGATTTACTAGAACTAAAATCTATCATAAGTGTACCAAATCCAGTATTATTACTAGAATCAGCACCTGCTGCGTTCCAGTAGGATAAAGTACAGTTTCTAAAATCAGCTAACCATTTAGCTCTATATCTAGCATTACTATCATTTGTGTTAATATTATCTAAATATATGTTTTTTACTCTCATATAGTTTACTCTTGCCACTTGTGGGCTAGATGAGTTGTGTAAACCAGCACTTCTAGCTATATAAGCTCCTTTTCTTGTGTATGTGTTAAGAGTAAAGTCTGTTGTAGAGTCATAATTATTTGGAGACCCAACAAAAGCAGTTCTCATATTTGTAGCAACTCTACTAAATCCATCGTACAGATGAGCAATCGCAGGTTCAATTTTTAATTTTACGTTAAGTCCATCTACTTCATTGGTTCCTATATAATGACTGCTCTGTCTTCCGTAAAAACGAGCAGCCAAAGACCCTTTGTTAACAACTTCAAAAAATATACTGCCTGGGGTTGAAGGGTGAGACTCGGGAAATGTAAATCTAGAAGCATTTGTCACTGTGCCGCCGTCATTTATAGCTTTTGCTAAAGAGGGGCTAAAGATTCTAAAATTTCCATCTGAGCCGATGAGGGTTTGAGTTTCAAAATTTGCTACCGCATCTAAAGGCCACATTGATTGAGAAGGAACAGAATACCCAAAGCCATTATCTTGATCTAAAAGAATCCTATCATTTCTATTTTTTCTCCAAAAATTAGAATTAAAGCTGGGTCTTTGTTTGGTAAAAGATTTATTTGTATAAAGATCTGTTGGAAAAATAGTTTGAGATAACTTTACGCTATCCACACCCGTAACTATTGAAGATTCAGGATCAACTCCCATATACAAACTTTTCATTTCTTCATAAAAGTGATCTCTTTGTTCATCCAACCCAAGCTGCTGATTTATTATTTCATTGTTAAAGTAATCCAGTTGACTTGCATAAGATGTTTTAAGTTTTACTTTTTCTTCAAATTGGTCTCCACCCTGTTCTATAAAAACATCCACAATTGCTTCAAAGGGTTTTTTGTTCATTATTACTGGGCTTTCATTTTCAAAATTTGTTACTGGTCCTCGTTTATCTGTGTGTTGAGATATTACTTTTCCATCTTTGATAACTGTTCTTCTAAAACCTTCTTCTGGAGAAAAAGAAAAAATATTATTTTTTTTATGATATCTTGTAACAGGGTTTTCATGAGCCCTAATTTGTTTAAAAGATGAATACCCATAAGGTCCATTTCTGTGTATATTTAAAGCAATTAAATAATCTTCATATTCAATTTGACCATTTGTTCTTAAAACTTGATTAGTTGAGTCGACATATATAACATTACCATCATCATCAACTAAATCTGGGTTCATAGTAAAATACTCATTTGCCACTCTTGTTCGAACAACTTTAGTTAAAAGAACTTCTTTATTTCTTATTTCTGGTATTAGGCCTTTTGATATGGTAAAAGTGTTGACAGTTCTTAATGTGTTTATTCCATAAGATGGTTCAATATCAGTATTATTTTGAATTGTATCATCAAAGTTTAATGATAAGTCATCTCCAAATTTCCAATAATCTATTATGAAAGGTTTTAGTGTTGATATTTTTGCAATATTTTCTACAAACCCGTTAGAATATATTAAATCAATATCGTTTTGATTTAGCGTTTTGTTGTAAGTGGCAACATGTTTAATTTCTGCATTTAAAGAACTAGGGTGATATGTGGTTACTGTTGGTATAGATTTTGGAAAACCTATCGCAATCTGACTTATGGCTTTCTTTTCTATTTTGTCTACGCTGTTTTGAGATCCTGCTCCTATGTTTATTCCATTTACATAAAGTATTACAGAATTATTAAAGTTTCCATCCCAAGAAACGACTATATGAGCCCAGTCGTCCCAACCTGCCCAATCAAGACCGCTAAGGTAAGTATTTAACTCCCAAGTGGCTGTTTTTATTGTTCCATCACTGGCTGAGTGCCTAAATATAAATTCAGTATTATTTCCACCATCTGCCAACCCTGGTGTGTGAAGTAAGTAATCATCTTTAATTATACCAAAAAAACTATCTCCTGTAGTATCAAAGCCGATAATTCTGTAAAGCAAAGGTGTTCTTATGGGAGATATAGCTCCACCAATATCATCATCATTAAAAGTAATTTTTTGTAATGGTGACGTAGCTTTTATAAAGACGGGGTTTTCTCCAAAACCTTCCCGAGAAAATTGCCAATTAGTTAAATTTAAAGCTTCAAAAGCGTTAAGAACAACTTGACTAATAAGAGCTCTTGTATTAGAACTAGAATCAGTAAAATCAATATTTAATATTCTTGACCCATCAAAAACTGTATCGGTACCGCCGGTATTATTTGTGTTAATTCTGTACGTGAGGCTTGACCCATCAGATTCGTAAAGTACGATAGTAAAAAATTGACCATTTGTCCAGTGTCCAGAAGAGATCAAAGCAAATGGTATTGTCAAACTAGAAAGCGCATCCCAGTTCATTTTTATCCAAAAAGAATAAGACAAAGGGCCTGTTTGAGTATATCCCTGCGCACCGTAATTTACCAAATAAGAATACCCAGCTGATTGGGTTAGCTCTAAATTGTATATCTCATCAGTCTTATTAAACTTTAATGCTTTTGCATTTGTGTTTCCTATTGTATTTGTATCTGGGTCTATCTCTTCTTTTACTAATGTATTTAAACCAACAAAGTCTAAAGGTATATTGCTCATTCTAAACTCCACTTATTTCTGAGGCTGTTGGGAAGGTTATTGCCGAATCAAATCCAGTAGACGAAGAATGTATACCATTTTTGGGCCAATAACCAAACACTTTTTGTGTTCCACTTCTTACACTATAATTATCTCCAAGTGAAGAAGTTACCCAACTATAATTGTAATCAGATGAAGGCAAAACAGAGTTAAAGTTATAATTATTGCTTCTTTCAACAATATTAGGTACAACAGAAATTTCTCCACCAGTAAATCCAACCATAGATCCAATGCCATCAGCAATATATGTTCCGGTGATTGTTTTACCGTTAATAAAACTTCCAGGCACAGAAGAAGTTAAACCAACAATTGTGGTTTCATCTGTTGCTTGAATTATACTATCTTTATTATTAAATGCTAGATTGATAGCAGGTACAATTTTATCTATTGCTGTAGCAACGCTAGTCATAGAACTACTATTAATAGTGTAAAAAATGGATGTTTCTGTTTCACTTACTCTTGCTGTAGATGCGCCAAAGGTATAAGTGATTGGTAAATTAACACCATCATCGATAATAAAAGTCAAGCCACTGGTGGAAGTAGTATGTCCTCCATCTAAAGGTGTTATTGAAGCGGTTGCCCTTATTTCATTGACAGAAGAACTAGGGCGTATAGTTACTAGTGTGTTTCTAGGAACTTTATGAAAAGAAGCAGAGTATTCATAATCTGAAGAATTAGCTGAACCGTAAACTAAATCAGTTCCTGCAAGTCCCATGGGACGTTGATAGAGTGTTCTTAGTCCATCTCTAGTACCAATCTGGTTGTTCATTCTTATACTCATTCCGTCAACAGAGCCGCTTTCACCACTTCCTGAACCTCTAACAGACAAGTTTCTATAGTTCAATGAATTGTGAACTGAATATTCTCTAGCATAAGCGTCAAGATAACCGTATGTCTGTACTTCAACTCCACCAGGTGCAGAAAAGCGTGATGTTATAACTGTTTTGTTTCTTGTTGACCCTGTTAGGAAATCAGATTCTTTCTCAATGACATTAATTAAGGCACATTCAACAACCTGATCAAAACCCCCTAAAATCCCACCAGGGGTATTAAAAGATGAACCAGTCGTTGATAAATTTCTATTGTTAATGTGGTCTAGATCAAGTATAGAACATACATCTGGAGGCTGAGAACCAGTAAAACTAAATCTTGTTGGGCCTGTAAGTGATTCTGTGACATTCAAAGTAGAAGAGCTTATTGTACTATAAGCAGGGTAAGCAGCATAAACTGCTCCAGAAACTCTTAACCAAAATTCATCATTTGTTGAAGCTGAGGAGAATATATGATAATCATTTCCAACTTTGGTGTAAAATGGAGAAGATGTGTCAGCTTGTCCACCGCTTATGTCTAGTATAAATTGAGTGGTAACAGATTCTTCATAATTTGGACTTATTGTGAATCTATCTCCAGCATTAGCTCCTGCGTTTGCATATCTTTGTTGGTTTAGTGTATCAGCTCCTCTAATAACTTGTTGAGAAATTGAGAAAGTATTTCCGGTTTTTGTAAAAGAAGCTTCAACGGTTGGTAAGCTGTCCTTTTCTCCCAATCTCATCATCGCACCAGTTATTTGAGTTGATGCTGTCATAGTGTAGAGACTAGAACTTGAAGAACTTACATGAGTTTTAAACTCTGTGTTTGCTTCTATTGATGCTGATATAGAGTTCCAAAAATCTGAATTTGTTTTACTGTTGTGTTTTATACCTCCTGAAACATTTATTATACCTATAGCATCATCACCAGCAAACAAACTGTGTCTTCCAATTGTTGGCAATATTGGAAAATCAGAGCCTGCTAAAGCATCATCAGGGTTTTTTGATGTTTCTTCTCCAAGCATCCACCAATCCCATATGTGAGAAGCTGAGACATGAGAGTGAATATCTAACCACGATCCCGAGTTATAAAGCGTTATTGCATCTTGAGCTGTTAGAGGTGTATTCCAAACGACAAAATCTTGTAATGTTCCTTGCAACTCACTTGAGTCATTATCTTGTTTAGCATCACCAATATATATCTCATCAAGATCATATAATTCTCCAGAGGTTGAATAATTTGTATACTCCGGGCTTTGGATTTGCCCGTTCATGTGTAAAGTTACTGAATCTGTTTCAACATCGGTTGTATCTATATTTAATACATAATGATTCCAAATGCCTGCTGTTTCCGTTAAGGTAAATCGGTACGCATCCCCAATTCCAGCTCCGGTTTTTCCTGCTGCAAGAACTACTAAGCTTTCAGGAAGCGTGTACCCTCTAAGCACAAAATCTGCTGCTGTATCGCTATGAAATTCAAATATTACTCTAGAATCAGCGTGTTGGAAAAAGGTATGATCTCTTTTTAACCAAAAAGATATAGCTATATTATTAGATGTTGGATTTTCATATTGCGTATTTTTAATATGAACTTGTTTACTAGATCCCGCTGCTGGTGGCCAGCATAAAGATTTTCTATAATTTGCACCTGTGTTTGTTCCGACACTACCTGAAGTTGTGTGACCAACTGTTATGGTATGTGGTACGGATAAATCTGCCCGAGGGTTATTATCCATTATTCTTAAAGTATCTTGATCTGCTAATGTTGAACTACCAGAAGTATCAGTTCCTACTACAACATATTCATTCATAAAGGTGTCGCCTGATTCTGTTATGGTTGTGTTGCCTGTAGAGCCTGTGGTGGCGTTTCTAACAAAAAAGTGACCCATAGTACCACTTTGAAAATAGGAGGCTGTAAAAGCAGGAAGAGCGGCTTCTATTGCCCCTGATAAATTACCCCACCAAGTTGTGTCAAGATCTTGATGAGAATAAACGTAAACATTGTTTCCAACAATTGTATAAGGATCTGTTGGTGTTGTTGAAGCTGATACGTGAAAAGTCTTTCCTTCAAAAACAAGTGTATTATTAGGAACCGAACCAGAGTAATAATTTCCGTATTTTACAAACTCAATTCCTGATAATGATCCAAACGTTGTTCCATCCTTTGAGAAAGAACCTGTTGAATGTATATCTGTCGCCGCAGTTACCTCTAAAAGTATAGAACTAACGGAAGCTGAGAACACTGTTTGTGCTGCTATTGTACTAGCTATATGAGTTTTTAATTCAGAGTTGGTTTTTTTGTTCTCAATGATTCCGTCTGTTACAAAAATCTTTGAAGCAGCATCGTCGTCAAACTGCAAATCGTGTCTTCCAATTGTCGGCACTATAGGCACCGAAGTCCAAGCAGAACCCGAAGGCTTACTAGGATCTTCATTTCCTAGTCTCCACCAATCCCATATATAAGATGCAGAAGGGTGAGAGTGTATGTCTAACCAAGAACCTGAATTGTAAAGAATTTCAGCATCTTGTGATCCCAATCCTGTATTCCAAATTACAAAGTCTTGTAAAGAGCCTTGTAGTTCGTTTGAGTGAAAATCACCAGCAGAATCTCCAATATAAATTCTTCCCAAGGTTCGAGCTGCACCAGGTGCTGAACCTGCCCCAGTGATTGACTGCAATTGGCCATTTATATAAACAACACATGTAGTGTCAATATCAGAGGTGTCAACTTTTATGCTTACTGAGTACCATTTACCAGATAGTAAGGCATCACTAGTCGTAAAATAGTTTCGCACTGCACTGCTAGTATTATAAAGTTCTATAAGTATATCTTTACCAGATCTGTAAATACCAATTGCTAAATTGCCCGCAGAGTCATACCCATTAAGTATGTATTGTACGTCACCAGGAGTGTCATCCTGATCAAACTTAACCCAAAAAGAAAATGATATTACATCTTCTAAACTAGCTCCATCAAAACTTACATTTTTTAGACTCATCTTTTTTGCTGAAGCGCCTGTGGCTGCTTTCCAATTTAAAGCTTTTCTATAACTTGATCCAACGACAAAGTCTCCTGCGGCTGAGCCAGAATTTGTATATCGTAAAGTAAAAGTGTCTCCATCAAGACTTAAAGTGTCTCCGTCCGTGAGATTAGAACTAGCGGACATATCAGAACCAATAACTGTACCATGGTCTGACCAGCTTCCGCCACCAATAGATAAAGTATCATTTGCTTGTGATCCAGATTCTCCATTTCTAACAAAGAAACGTGCTTGATTGTCATATATGTAATAAGAAGCAGTATATTCGGGAAGGTATTGTTGGATAGCACCAGATAAATGATTCCAAAATTCTGATCCTGTGGAGTTTACTTGGATTCCACCAGAACTAGATGCCCAAGTTGTTGGAGAACTAGCTGTTGAGATAAAGAAAACTTCATCTTCAATTTGAACTTGCTGTCCATGAACGGCACCAGATATATAATTTATACGAACATCAACACCAAAAGCTGCTTCATTGGAAAATGTATCGTTTGAATTTGCTAGTGTGTCTGTAATAACAACAGAGGAGGTTTGGTGCATATTAATTCTACCAGTAGACCCATTGTCAACACTTGAAGCAGAATAGTTTGTGTTAGCATCAATATGGTGAGCAACGTGAGTATAAAAAACTGGATCGTCTTTTGCTCTTTCAATTATCCCATCTGTTATAAAAACTTCATCGTCACAGTCTGTTCCTTTTACAAGTGGGTGAGAGCCAACCTCGGGTTCAAAAGTAGTAACAGAGTTTATGTTAGATCCTGATGAAGGCATTCCTGGTCCGTTACCAAGAGGCCACCAATCATGTATATAAGAAGCAGAAATATGTGAACTAGGATCAAACCAAGACCCAGAATTGTAAAGAGTTTTGGCATCATACAAATTTAAACCAGTGTTCCAGATTACAAAGTCTTGCAGAGAGCCTTGAAGTTCACTATTACTTGAGTTACCATCAGCATCTCCTATGTAGATCTTCCTTACATCTCTTGTTGCTCCTGTACCTGATCCTGATTCACCAGTAGTAGACAATAATGTTCCATTTTTATATACATTAACATCCGTCATATCTGTTGTGTTAATAAAAATGGTAAAGTGATCCCATATTCCTTCTACTATAGCTCCATTGTACTTATGGTTTTTAGTACCACTACCATTTAAAGTGTAGACTCGTAATTCGTCTTCATAAATATATATCCAAATAGCATTGTCTGAAGAGGCATCTTCTGACAAAAATATAAATTTGTTTCCTCCACCAGTTGCATTATTTGATCTAATCCAAAATGAAAAAGATATATTGTCTGATGAAGGGTTGGTGTAGTCTTCATGTTTTAAATGAATGCGATTTTCTGTTGACTCTGGAAACAGTATAGCATTTCTATACAATTCACCAACAACAAAGTCTGTTGGTGCTGAACCTGATGTTGTGTGTCTCACAGTAAAAGTACTACCAGAAATAGAGATAGTATCTCCATCTTCTAAATCACTAGCTATAGCAGCATTTCCAGGTCGACCAGCAGGAGATGAAAAAGCATTACCGATTGTGACAACATTTATACTGTTCTGCCCTGGGGCATCTTTTCTTAAAAAGAATTGTGCCATTCCTCCTGAAATATAATTTGCTGTATATCCTGAAAACTCTGTGTTTAGTGAAGTTTTTAAACTATCCCAAAATTGAGTGTTTGTTAAGTTAGCGTTATATTGATTCATTGAGTGATCTAGTATTTTCATGCTATTACTGGTGCTGTCTATAAGAACATTCCCAGGTTCACTACCATAATTTGAAGACAAATTTCTAGGAGAATCAACGGTGTCACCAGAAGAAAGATGAGATAGAGTTGCTTCTTCACCAAATAAATAATGATTAACTATATTAGAATTTGCACTGTGGGTTGAGAAATCTTGATTTTTTAAACCATTTTTATATGCTTCCCAAGCTTCGTCTGCATTCAGCACTTTATCCCAAATAACAAGATCATGCATTGCGGGTCCATTAGAAGAGTTTCCATTTTTAAATCCTACAATCAACATGTCAATAGTTCTTGAACTTCCTCCTGGTGCGTTGAATGAACCAAACACGCCTGTGTGTTCTACTCCGTTAATGTATAATTTTGGGCTTACTGTACTTAAATTATTCATACCTACTGTAACTGTTGCGTGTTTCCAACCGGTGCTGTTGTTATAATTCGTAGTAAATTTTTTGAATCTATCTGTGCCTGATGTGTTTTCAACCTCAACTGTAAACCTGTATTTATTCCAGTGTATAATTAAAGCATCTTGAAAATTATCAGCAAATCTTATATAAGTTTCTTGTGCATCGTCGTCAGTTCCAAGAGATCCATTAATGTCATAAGGATTAAACCAGAAAGATACAGAAACATCACTAGTACCTATTCCGCTATATGTAGTGTCCACAAAAAGCTTATTGTCAGCATCTGTAGCGCTTCTAATACTTGCTACATTTGTTGAAGAAACTGTCTTTGTTGGAACTCTTATGGCATCAGTGGTACCTGTGAAGCCGTTATTATCTATTTCAAAATGTTTTTGAGTTGAACTTGCTGTAATTTTTAATAAACTACTATCAGTTGCATCAGTAGATCCTGAGATTCTAAAATACAAAAAATCATGAATTGGGGCTCTTGGGGCCGCATCAATATCAAAAGAACCTGTATAAATGTTATCAATTATTTCATTGTGGGTTGATCCCGTTACTTTAAAATAGTAAGTTTGATGGATACCAGCATGAGGCACTGTTTGTACGTCAAAAGAACCTGAATATATTTCGTAATAGTCAGTTGCTCCAGAGACTTGAAAGTGATAAGCTTGATGTAATCCTTGATAAGGTATTGGTTGTATATTTAGTGAAGCAGAATATGGTGCTTTGTAAAGTGTAGAACCGGTAACAAGCATTGAACCAGATGCTAAAACAATTGGTCTTATTATTTGATTGATTGCGTTTATTCTATTATTTTCTCCATCTGGAGAAGCAGATTCTGATATCACATTACCAAAAACATTTCCATTTGATGAAGGTGATATACCAAACATAGTCAATGGATGAGTAGTCTGAGGCAAAGCTGTTTGTATTTCTGGTGGTAAAAATGTACCACTTAAATTATATTCAGTGTCAGAAGCTGCTTTCTTCAATCTGTTATTGTTTTCTAATCTTCCAACAGAGTTAAAATATTCATATCTTTTGTTATAATTACCCAACATAGTTCTAGAGCCACTAACATTTTGAATGTTATATGGTCTTTTACCTCTAAAGTCGCGATAATAAATTGCCCATTGTCTGGTTGTATCTGGGTAAGGACCGCCATAATCTGGTCCTACGATACCTATAGCTCCATCATTTACAGCTTCATCAGGGTGGTCACCAAATAGTAATCTAAATGCTTCTGGTCTTGAATATTGATCATCTAGATTGTTTAATGTAGGGTCAGCTCCACCTGAAGTTCTTAATGCTGGGTCGTATTGGTTTATGTCAACATGTCTAGACTGATGTCCTCCAACCCAAGTTTGTGTAAAAGGACCTTGCATTGGGATATCGTTTTCAAAATATGTCGTATCAGAATGTAGGTTTGTTAATATAACTGAAGCTGAATAGCTGTCATTAACCAATTTATTGGCACCAGCTGTCTCAGATCCTGATATCAAATTGAACGGAGCTGCATAGTGTCCTTTAACTTTATAAGCATATTCTAAAGATGCAGTAGCTGGTGCCTGTCCGTCACCAGAGGAGTCTTTTCCAACTGTTATAACAAAGTTATAATCTTTAACTTCTGATGGATCTTCAATATCATCACACAAGTTAGAATTAACTATGTCATGTCCTGGTCCAACACCAACAACAGCTACGTTAACTGGTATTCCTAAATTTGTTTTAGCTCCATGTGGTCTAGTAACATTGTAAATGAAATTTCTATTTTTTTGTTGGTTATAGTTTGTACCACCATGTAAGTTTACACCTAAATCAACGTCTAGTTTGTAGGGTTTTGAAAACCTTCTAGTTACATAGTTTGGTTTTAGATAAGCATTTTTATCATTATCCCCCAGAAAAGCAATATAAGTTTTATTTTCAGTTGTTAACACATCTCTAATAGTATTTCTAACAGAAGCTAAATCACCTGTTCTTTCTTCCCGTTCTCTTTTCCAAAGACAATGAGTGTTTGGAGTTGCTCCTGTTTTGTATTCAGGTGAGTGACCAAACTTCCAATTGTAGGTCAACTCCCCAACAGACTTTACTACACCTTGGGTTGCTGTTTTAGTGTCCAAAAGCGGAAACTTTCTGTCGTATTTTGGTCTCTCAAATATATGACTTTCTACAACATTGGCAACACTATTTAAAAACGTCACAGATGCTGGTTTTAATTGTTCTATAAAAAATGATAAGGAAGAGTCTATCCATTTAAAGTAGTCTGTGTATTTGTCTAAATTAGGGTTTTCTTCTACTCTATCAAAAAACAAACCTCTAGCTAATCTTAACTTCTTATATTCTAATTTATAAAAGTCTAGAGGTTTAGTAAATAAATTAGAATATTCTTTAACAGTAGAAAATGTTCTTAACATCTCTTCTGATATCGATTGATACATGCTTTTTTCTAAAGCAAATACGTTATCAGTTGTATCCTCATCCTCTAAGAAATATTCTTCTTCATTACCCATAATAGTAATTCTGTCGTTGGTAAAAGAAATTTCTGGTAGCTCTTTTTTCCTAGAGTATATCATTTCAGTTTTTACTGGATTTGTGTCATTAGCAGGAAAACCTAAAGCGCGACCTTCATTTTGACTCTCTAAAATTTTAGATGCCCACCCATACTTGTCTGTACTAAAACCACCAGTAAAATTAGACACAGTTGTAAAGCCAATTGAATCTAGATTCGTCCTGTTTCCTATGGGCCCTTTTGTACCTTGAGTTATTGTTACTGTATCTACACCATTTGAAACAGCAGTATAGTTTGTAGTTGTTGTATTGTTAATTGCATGTTCTATTGCTTTAGCTGCTTTTACTTTACCAGCAATACCACCACCAACACCTAGAAAACCTACAGGAACAACAGCGCCACTGCCACCACCAGATTCAAAAGCTAAGCCACCATTTACTAAATATTCAATTACTGTTCCTGCGCTATCAACAAGTCCAAATGTGTCACCATGTGATATTCCCCCTGCGTCTTGTATAACTATTTTTGCTGTCGCAAACGTGTCCACGGAGCCACTTGAAAAATCCTTAACTACAAACTCTCCTGAAGAATCTGCTGAAGAGTTTTGATCAAAATTCCAGTGTAAAATTAGAGAATCATAGCCAGGAATCTCAATGGAACTTGATATTCCATAATTAAATATTGTAGTATTGTTGTAGACTTTGTCATGACCATAGTTAGAAGCATCCAAGTTATGAATTTTTATAGACTCATTATTTAACTCATCCATCCAAACTCTCAGAGAATCAAACACTACATCTGTTTCTATGTGTGAAGACCCAGTAAAGTTTGTTGCGTGGCAACCAAGGTAAACCCTTTTAGCATTTGACAAAATAGCTGAACCTATTGTAAAATTAACAGGAGAAGTGATCTCAAATTGATGTTTAACGTCCCCAAATTGATGGGTTATACCATATAACCTAGCAGTGTATTGCGGCTCTTCATCTTGTGAATATGCTCCAGCATTTGGGTATCCATTTGGTTTAATAGATAATTGAAAGTTCCATCTCTGTGCATCGTAGACATCTTCATAAAAATCAGTTTCAAAACGAATACTAGCATCATAATTAGTAACAACAAATTTAGCTGAAGTAGAAAAAATACTTGGCTTTACAGCATATACTTGTAAATTTGCTACATCATTACTGTGCCAAGTATAATCTGAAGGGTCGTCTGGATTAGCTTGGTGAAAGCCAAACAAAGAAGAGGATAGACTGGTTACTTCATAGTATCCTGTTTCTCCAAAATCTTTTTTCTGTGGAAATATAACTCCGCCTTCTAACGAAAAAGCAGAAAATTTTTCTTGTTTTATTTCCTCACCAGAGCCAGATATAAAAGTAAGCGTATTAGCACTCGAAGAAGTTTGTATAATTCTACCTGCTGTTCTGCTTTTTTTATTTAAATTTAACACCTTTGTCTTTACTGAGGTGTCTTTATATCTATCTTTTATATAATGCTTACCATTATCAGTGTAAACATTTAGTTTTACCAACTCGTCATCAATACCATAACAGCGCAAAAGATTTCTAAATGATTTTTCTGTTCCTTTTGTTTTGTATATGTATTCTAAATTGTTGTAAATGTTATTATAGATTTTTCTTTTTGTGTTTTCTATATTTTTTTCAAATCTGTCACCTGTGTTATTTCTATCCCAAAAATATTCTAGGACATCTCCTTCTACAAATGCATTGGGAGTTATTAGACCTTGATCTTTCAATAATCTTTCCATAAAGAAATACGGCTCAGAAGATCCTGAAAAATAGTCTTTATCTTTTAACTTTGGTATTTCAGAAATTTGAGTATATAGTGTGTCTAAATATGAAGAGAGTATTTGGTACAAGTATTTTATATTATTATTTTCTTCATCTTCTTCTCTTAACCAAGCGGGAATGGAATCGTATATGTTAGAAGTGTTTGTTTCATCATATAAAGAACCACTTGCTTCCATTTCTGTTATTAAACTAGAAATCAAAGGATGACCTGATCTTATAATTGGATCACCAGGTTCTGTCTCTGTAAACGCAGATCCTGTAGATCTTGAATAGCTATCATAGCCATACCATATACCATTGGCTATTCTACCAGAGTAATCTAATACTATTGAGTCATATGAAGGGTTGTTCATTATTCCTTCATTGAATTTATAATAGATCCCCAAATCAGTTCTATAGTCGTCTGTGTTTACACCTCCACCAATGGGCCAATACCAAGTGTTATAGATATATTCACTTGTTAGTGCTTTTTTCCAAAACCTAAAATCATCCATGGAGGCTGAAAGTTTACCAGCACCTACCATGTTCCCAGAGTCACGATACGCGTCACCATGAGCAGATGTCTGTAGACTACCAATGTATCCATTAATTCTACCAGGTATTTCTCCCAAAGTCAAACTAGTTGCAAAAACAGAAGAACTATTGATTAGTCCATCTTTATAATATTTTACAAAAAGTTTTTGACTTGCTGCTCTAGCTGTAACAGAGTGATGAGTCCAAGCACCATTTGCCAAAGAACCAGAATCATAATCTGTGGTGCATATGGCTTGTCTTGTTATACCAGATGAACCAGAATACAAAGTTAAATAAATTGAGGATTCATTAGCAGCAGCTCCAGATATTTCCAAAGTAAGTCTACCATAGTCAGCAGAATCAGAAGCGTTACCATTCCATAAATCTAAAATTACTTCCTTTTTAGTTTTAGATATATCAAAGGCTTCCTTTTTTAACCAAAACTGTATACTAATACCATCATCCATTTTCATTCTAAAACTGGTTGTTCTGTTTTTATTGGTATCATATATAACTGCTTTTTCAAAAGCTTTTGCTAAACCTTCAGTAATTACATTAGCAGATTCTGTGTGTTGTTCTATAGAAGCAGAATGAGTTCCTCCAGCTGAATAAATGTATTCTATGGAATCAGGAAGGCCATATTGTGCTACTCCGTCTTCATCATTAATAGTTGTACCAGTTCCCCATCCGTTAGCAGAAAACAAAGCATACCCAGTGGATCTAGGGTATTTATTTTCTAACATCCATTGATCAAGATAAGTGGAATTATTTTTAAACTTTAATTTTTCTGTTTCAGATCCATCATAAGGAAAAGATGAATATATTCTTTTTATTGCAGAAGTGTAGTATTCTTTTGCTGAGCCGAAATGAACAAACGAAGCAGGGTCGGCAAAATCTAGATTTGGAAAAAAAGTCCTGTTTCTTTTTTCCACTTCTTTAACAAGCTCTATTGATTCTACACTATTTGTTAATTCTGTTATCGTGTTTTGTGTAACAATTTTTTTATTGAATAAATCTTTAATAGACATCGCTTCTCACTTTAAAATTAAATTTATATGACTGTTCATTCCAAGACCCTACACCATCATCATAAAAAGCAAACTTAATTGTATACATTTGATCGGTTTCAAATATTGACATATCTAAATCAAAATAGTTACCTGATACGTTATAAGATAACATTGTGTGATTGGTAGAGCCAGTTCCAAATGGAATAACGGGATAATTATCATATGCTCTACATATTTCATACGAAGCACTTGATATTGTCGTAGTTTGAGGTGCTGATTTGGCGACAGTATATATATTTGGTGACCAATTTCTCGGTCTTACATAAAGTTTAAACCTTGCAGTCTCATTAGGTCCATAATATTCTTTTAAATTTGAAATATTAAGTATATAACGATCTGATGGGTTGTATATGTTTGTAGAAAAAGGATTAACTGTAATTGATCCTGTGTGATACTCAACACCACCAGAATGCCACACATCTACAATTGAAGTTTCAGCAGTGTCAGCAAAGACTTGACATTTATATATACCAGTAGAAACATGAGAACCAGTGAAAGTAGATCCTATTTGTGATCCTCCAGCTGAGTCGTAAAGCGAAACTTCAATATCACTAGTCCCAACGGCAGGAATGTTTCTTAAAACACCTCTAATACTATTATATAGATATAACGTATTTAAGTTATCAGCAGCGGGTGCTAGTGAAGAAGAAGCAAAAAAATAGCTTCTATCATCTTTCACAGAGCCATCCCATCTAGCTTCAAGAACAGGTCTTTTGTAGTAAAACTCTGACCCGCGAGCAAAAAATTTCTTCGTATAAAACGACTTAAGGGCTGATTCAAAAGAATCTGACAATCTGATTCCAAATCCATAGTTGTCTTTTGAACCTAAAACATTACCTTCACTATTAACCCACTGCTCAACTAATGTGGTAACGTCAACTTCTAAGTCTTCGTAACCTTCATTAAATGTAGCTGTGTATGTTGGGGAAGCATGATATGTACCACCAGTAACATTCCATTCACCCATTGAGCCTCTACGAACCCAATTAGACCCAGTTAAATCATATGTTTTATCAGTATAGTTTACCATGTCTAAGCCATTACCTTCTTGCCATGATTGTGAAACAGCAGAAATAGTCATAGAATAGTTTTCTGGTAGCGTTGAAGCGTGACGAGCATTGTAAAGTTTAAGAAAAAAAGATACAGAACCAGAAGCAGGAATAGCACCACTACTTCTGTCAGTACTAATTGCAGAGGTGTCAAATTGAACTAATACTCTAGAGAGTTCACTAGAAAGACCAGAAGAGGAGGAAGACTGGGCGTATATTTGAAACACTTCAAGTATGTCTGCTTCTCCCATATTTGAACCAGTTGCTCTATTCGTAGTTAATAGAGATTGATCAAAAGCGTTAGAAATTGTATTATCTGCCGTAGCAAAATATCTTTTTATAGTCATTATGAAGCTTTTCCTGTAATATCTTGGTCTGGGTATCTTAATTCAAAAAGAACATTTTTTGGAGCTTTGTAATATGTAGCATCATTACTTATAACATCATCCATAATAAATGGTATAGAACTATAACCTGGACCGTCGTTTGAAGATTTGTTTAATATTTTTACTTTCACCACATCAATCACACCTTCTGTTTTTGAAAGAATGTTGAAAATATCATTTATATATATTGGCTCTCCAATATAAAATTTTTCGCTGTATTTAAATTTAATTCTATCAACAGCATCAGCTAAAACACCGGTAGTATCATACCTGTTATCTGTTTTTACCTCGAAATCTATAGCGAAGTTTATTATTTTAGCATCATTAATTTTTACTATATCATTAATAGAACTGTATTGTTCTAGCCAAGACTTTAGATTTTGTTTCGTAATACTTTCAGTTTGTGTTAAAAGACCTTCATTGTTTTCAGATACAACGTACATAATTAACTCTTTATTTGTAGCGAAAGGATTGTTGACAATGTTTACTCTCTTTAAACTACCAAACTTATTTGGCATATTGTAGGCTATTGCTTCATAATCTTGTTTAGTCACAGCTCTATTTTGAGTTGCAAAAAAGTTTCTCGATCTAATTTTTAACTCATCGCTAGTGACAGATAGTTGTGGTGCAACCATTGGTTTTTCATTTGAACACTCTAAACTATTTCTAACTGTTACGACTGTTGCTGGTATTAAATTTTGTTCGTTCATAAATTTAAAATCTGCTTTTACAACTGTTTTAATAGTATTAGCAGCAGATGAAGGATTAGCTCTATCGTTTTTCTTATAAGTTATTGTTAAGATCGTACCTTGAGGTGATATTCCAAGCTTATCAGTGCCTAATAATTTTGTAGGATCAATAGCAGTGTGGGTTATGTGGTCTTTAGCATGCATTTTTATTGCTACTTTTGAAGGATCAGCAAGGCCAGAGTCATCATCATTGTCACTTCCAAAACCAAATTGTAAAAAAGTACTGTTATTCTCTTGAAAAACTGTGAATCTTCTAGCAGTTACAAATGGTTTGATTATTGAACGTACTCCATCGGACATGGCACTTTGATTTGTAGTTTCAATAAAAACAGTTTCTTGACTTAGGTAGTCAACTTCATAAAATATGTTTCCTTCTGAGTCTTCAACTTTCATTATTTCGGTAACAGATCCATCATCAACTCTAACTTTTCTGAATTTTTCAAATGTTGCACTAGTCAAATCAATATCTGTGGATAAAACTTTTCCTGAACTTACCATCCCATATGCCCTTACAGCAAACTCTTGTGTTCCACCATCTTGTGTAAACGTAGCTCCTATAAAATCATTCTCAGGGGCACCAAAGTTTACATCTTCAAGAAGCGTAAATGTTGAGCCATTACCTGAAGCAAACTCTGATCCTTTTTTTAAAATTGGAAGATAATCAGTATCAGGAGCATTACCCTCAACAATAGACGGAACTCTAATAAAAAAAGCCATAATTCCCTCAGCTACGGGAACACCAGTAAATCTATAACCTAAATTTTTAGCATGCTTTCTAATATTAGAAAATTCTAGAGCAGAATCTAAAAAACTTTCATTAACTGAATAGTCAACATAGTATGATAATACGTCACCGACATAGGCAACAGTGTCAAACACTAAAGATCCAAAAGAAGCCTCAGAAAAATCATTATAATCATCTGGGTAATATCTTTTGGCGTGTTCAATTAAGTCTTGTTTTATAGTAGTAAAATCTCTACTAGTATATTTTATAGGTACATTCTTTTGTTTTGGCATCTTATAACCCTCACAGAGTAAATAGATTATTGTAGTAAAAACTATAAATCTGTCAGAGAAAGAGACATATCATAATTTTCAATTATAGATGGGTTTCTTAGTTCATATTTTATAGATATGTTAATTGCTTGACCCTCGCTAAAAGTTGAGACAGAAACATCAAAATTTGATAGCCATGGCATATACCTAGATATTTGTCTTGATATTGAACTTTTTATTTGTCCTCTTGTGTTAGAAAGATTGTTTTCAAAAAGATAGCTTCTTAGTCCCACGCCAAAGCTGGAGTCGAATCGTTCCCCAGGAGAAGTTAATATTATAGATTTAATATTGTAGTTAATTACATCTTTAATTTGTTCCTCAGACAGTCTAGTAAATCCTGGTTTATCTGAATCAAAATTCAGTGGTATTTCTACGGTTATATCTTTTGGTATTGATATTTGAAAATATTCTTTAGTGCTCATCTATCCACTCCCTCTCTTTTTTAATTATTATTTTTTACTAAAATTTTTTGGATTTCCAACTTTTTTAGTTTTATTATTCTTCATTTTATTTCTAACACCCTTGGATGTCGAGGTTGTTATCTTCTCTACTCTTCTAGGAGCTGATTTAATTGGTATCTCTTTAATTTTTTTAGTATTTCCATTTGGGCTTTTTCTTATTTGTTTCACTACTTTGTTTCTAGATTCGCGAGAAAACAGTGGTTTCTTAGTTGAATTTTTTGCAATACCTGCTGTTTTTAAAGATTTTTCAGCAGCTATTAGTTGCCCTAGTTTTCCGTTTTGAACTTTACCCAAATCACATGGTTCAGGAGTTGAAGTTCTAAACGCTGTATTACCTCCAGAAAAAGTAAGACCTGATACTGATACGCCTGATTCTTTGTTGTCAGGAGATACTGGTGCTGGTGGTAGGTTTTGATTAAATGAACCAAGTGCTCCATCTATACAAGCATCACCATATTTATTATATGGCCTATCATGCAACCTCATTAATTGCCACCATTTTACAGACAGCCTATCAATATTAATGTTAACATCAGGTATATTTGCTTTCAACCAATCTGCTGAGCGTTTTCTTCTTTCACTAATATTAATATCCCTAGCTTTATAATGTCTAGAAAACATTGTTCTTAGTTGTTCTTTTGTTTGTTGAAGTATTTTGTACTTCCAGTCATGATATGGCTCTTCAGCTCCACGATATCTTTCTCCTTCTCCTTTTCCTATTGATTCCACATAGCCATAGTAAGCATTGATCATAATTAAAGATATGACTCTTTTAAATGGAAAGCAAAATTCCATTAAAAAGTCAAACTCTTCTTTCTCACACATTCTATCTAAATAACATTTAATATCTTCACTTATATTATTTTGTGAACACCTTTGGTACAAAAACTCCTGCATTGGAAAATCAGCTACATCAGCTTCATGATTTAACAATTCTATTGGCATAACTTTTCCAGTTGCACTACCAAACACAGCATTAGCAGCCTGAACTGTGATTGGTGCAAATGCACCTAGTCCTGTGCCACTAACTTTTCTACTACCACTTACTGGTAAATCATTTCTAATATAGGCCAATCTTACACCAAACTTTATACCTATAGATCCAGAGTAACCACTTCCAGAATCATCTAGAGAAGCGTCACCGAAATAATCAGATATAGAAGCTGTATTTCCAAAAGTTATACCTGATGATATTATACTAAATACTTTTTCTTGAAACTTTGCTATTGATATTCTTTTACCTTCTAATGATTTAAAAGTGTCGTATATTATTCTTTCAGGTGATCCTAGTGGTTGGGTCTTTACAGATGTTATAAGAACATATTTTTGAACTATAAAATAGCCATGTGAATCGTCGCTTTGTTTGTTTAAAAACTTTATTATTCTTTGTTGTGTTGAAAAACTACAACCACTTGCGTTGTTAATTGTTAAAACCTCATTCTCTCCAAATGTTGTATAATCGTTAACATCTCCATATCCCTCAATAGATGTTGAGGTTAGCTCTGCATCTCTTGTGCCTATTAATATGTCTGGTCCTATTGATAGGCCTGATTCTGGGTTCAGTACATACTTTTTAATATCAAACACTTGAGGTGCTTCCATAGAACCAGAAATTAAATCATCTTTAAAGCGGTTTATATATGATTTTAGTTCTTGAGCTATTAGATAATAAGATATTTTTTCTGCTGTGTCTTCGTTTAGATATATTGAATAAATTCTAAAAACATTTTTAAATTCTTTAAAACCCATAGTCCAAACACTAAAATTTATATACTCATTTGTTGACTGTACATATCTCTCGCCATCTTCACCAAGACCAATAAGTATAACTGATTTTACCATTTTCTTTAGCAAAGTTTTATATTTGTTGTCAAATTTATTATACTCAACACCATCTTTAAACTCAAACCTCACATCATAGTCCCTAAGGCTGCTTAATTTGTATTGTCTACCGTTTATTGATTCTTTATATTGATCGTCTGTTCCTTTTGGACCAGCCTTTACCAGTTTTATTTTTTTTATTTTTTTCAATATTTTCCAATCACTTCTATCTGGTTCGTAATAATTTTTTCTTATCTCTCTTATTCTTTTAAAGAGTTCATCCAAATTATCATCTTTATATATTGAACCTAATAGCACCTCTCTTTCAACAGACTGTACCATTTGTTCTAAGAACAAGTACCAGTATTTTATTTTACTGTATTTTCTAAAACTAAAATTTTCAGGTGTTTCAAGTAATCCAGCTTTCATTCTTTTAAAAATAAACGAATTAAAAACATCATCAAAGTTTTTCTCAGACAGATTAATTTGTAAAAATATCGGCAAAGATCTTAAAAACAATTCAAGTATATAAGTTCTTATTGTTAACTTAACAGACCCATGCATATAAGCATGACTAGAGCTGTCCGCGATCAAATCAAAAGCAGCTTCTTTTACGCAATTTGGATCAAAGTTCATTCTTTTATCGCGTGTTAGCTTTTTTTCCATAGTGAGAATTTCTTTTTTTATATCAGAAGTAAACAATTTTATTTCATTAGTTGGTTCACATCCATCAGGCTCAGGTACAAAATATTGCATAACGCCCAACACTCCACTATAAAGTGCTGGTTTTATATATATCTTTGGTCTTTTATAACTACCACCATATATTTCAGGGTTTAGAAACACCACTCTTTGGTTTTTTGTTGCAGAAACTCCTAATACTTTTTCTTCTTCATCGTGAGTATAATCCCATTGGCTTTTCTTATTGCGCCCTGCTTTATCAGGGTCTACATACGTTAAGTCATCACCATCTAATCTATGTTCTGATGAATAGCCAAACCTAAAAGCATTTGGAGGTTGAATGGAATTACCTACTCTGTATGTTCCACTCCCTAAAACGGTTTTCATAAAAACACTTATTGCGTCTTGAGCTACTCTGTCGTAAAATAATAATGAACCATAATCATCATTAAATCTTAAGTCACTATTACTGTTATATAGTGTAGCGTAAAGACTGTCAGTACTTGGATGTATTGTAGAAAATTTCAAATGATCTGTTGGTATTCCTGCTTCTTCATGTATTTTGTAGGTTATGTATTTTTTAAATGCATACGATTGTAATTGTTCTTTTTTAGTAAAAAAACCAGATTGTCTAAAATGAGAATTTAAAGAATTTTGAGTATACCCTTCAACATAAGTTTCGTATGTTTTTTGATAATATGAGGTATCTATTGGTACCACAGCAGAAAAAACTGGTTCTCTTATCTTAGTTGAGTTCGGATTACCGCCAAATAAGCCAGGAAATACAGCTACTTCATTTCCCTCATCATCTTGATCTGTTAAGTTTGAACTTCCAGGGGGTTCAGCAGATTGGTCATATTCGACATAACAAGAAGCATAAAAATTAGGACTCTCAGGATCAGGTATGTAGTTACTAGAAAAACCAGTTTCAACTCTATAACCCTCAGGTGAGTCGTAATATATGTGTATATCATCATCTTTTTGTAGGTATTCTCTATTAGTTACATTAGCTGAAGGGTTGGATTTTAAATCAATTTCTTCAATATCAAATCCATACCAAATCTCTTCTTTATCATATGGTAGTTTTTTTAATACATATTTTGGCTTATTGTCTTGTAAGCTTTCTAAATAATTTATCCCTACTGTTCTTGGAAACAGGTTTCTAGCAATAGGAAAGTCTAGTTTAAAAATCATAAATAATGTTTTTATTGGACCATTAAAACCAAATTTTTCTGCAAATGCGTCTTGGAATTTTTGTATAAGTTCTTTTGCCTTTGCTATTGCTTTCTTTAAAATACCTCCTTCATCACCCTCTTCATCTTCAACTTCTACATCATCTAGATCTGCTGAAGCTTGGGATTGCTCACCAGAAGATGGGTCTCCAAGTACTGAATTTACTCTCATAAAGAACTTTTTAATAAAACCTCCACGATACCACATTAATTCGTGCTCATTAGCATTGTTGGCAGAATTAGGAAACAAAAGGTTTGTTTTTTCTCTAAACTCATGTGAAGGATCAAACAATTCACCTTTAGTGAGTTTTTTATTATCTTTATCTGCTAAGAGGTTATTAAAGAACGAATCAAAATCAATTATCATATCGTTATTATAAGCAACTTCTAAATTAGAAAAAACAGAATCCACAATCTCTTCTCTCAGTTCTGTTAATTCTTGTGGCTCTGGTGGTACTAATGGTTGTTTACCAGATAAATTGTCTTCACCTATATCATTGGCATTTCTTATATCGTCACAATAAGCAGCTGCGGAAAATGGATCATCTGCTATGTCTCTTAATAAATCCTCCAAAGCGGAATCAGGGCCGCCGTAAAATGCATCTAGCAAATCTTCAAATGTTTGAGATACTTCACTGGTATCAACATCAAAAGGGTAGTCTGGTAAGTCGTCTTCAAGCCCAGTGTTAAAATCAGAACAAAACATTTTGCAAAGTTCGTTACCAGTTGAATTGTACTCTAGTGTGTTAAGGGTGTCTTCTATTTGTATAGCTGTGCCTTCTGGTAAGTAACTTTTTAATATGTTAAAGAAACTTAACAAATCACTTATATCTTGAAAGTAGCATTCCATTTCAGGAAACTGCTTTGTTATTTCCCAAACTAATTGCATCAAAGGGTCTTCAGCAGCTATGCCACCTTCTGTCATTAATTTTTGCCAAAACTCTAATGGGACTTGCTCAGATATCGCCAGACCCCATTTGTACACTACTTCTTTATTAACTTCTTTGTTAGGTGGACAATAGTTAGAATTTTGTTTTAAAGCATCAATTACTGTATTAACACCTGAGTCGTCTTGAGGTGCCCCTCCAGAGCCGTCTGTGTCAAACAAATCATCGCAAAATGCTTCTGCTACAGCATCAAACAAAGTACCTTCGCCTGAATTGTTAAACAAAGCACCCATCGCCCCCGATAAAATATCGCATAATTTGTCTAAAAGAAGTTGTAAAGATTTCATAAAATACGAAATAAGCACGGCAACAATTGCTCTTACTAAGGCTAAAAGAAATTGTTCTTTTAAAAAGTTTAATATATATAATAAGTTTAATTTTGGTATTTCAGGTATAGGTGGAATTTTCCAACTTGTGCTTTTACAAGGGTTGATTTCCATACCAGCCCAGGCAGCTTTACTCCAAACATCAAATATTTCTTTATGGGGACACAAAGCAGCTTTGAAAACACTAACAAAGAGATCTGAACCAGGTAAAGAATCTACTAAATTTTGTAGTTGAACTATATTCAGCTTTTCTACAATTAAGTCTATGTATGCTTCCCCTATGATGGTTATTATTTCTCTAGTGGCTTTTTCATATGCATTTGGGCTGTAGTCTTTTGTTAGTTCTTCTAGTAAGGCTAGGTTAGAACTATTTATTGATTGTTTTATTGATTCTATCGAATAAAGCATAAGATCAGACACCAACTCTGTATTTTCTTCGTCTACATAAACAACATTTTTCCACAAATCATATTGCTCTTGTTTTAAAATTCTTGCAGCTTTAACTTCTTCGTGTTGTCTTTCAAGTTCATCAATATAGCTTTGTTCATAACTTTCTAATTCTCCTCCAGTTTCGGAAACAAGTACCCTATAATCTAAAATTTGTGTTAATAAATCGGCATCTTTATCTCGCAACTCTACAAGTTCACTTTCAATTACAAAAAACATTTCATTAATTTCTAACTGTTCTTCATAATCTATCATTAAAGATTCTATTTCTGCTTGTTTTTTCTCTTTATTGTCTCTTTCGTTTTGTATCTTATCTGCGTTACTTGGATCTGCTTGCTGTGTTTCCGGTGGGTTTTCCAGTTTATCTCTTTCTTCTTCGTAAGAATTTGCATTTTCTTTAGTTTTATTGTTAGATAAAGCAACAAAATCTTCAATGTTAAACTCTTCGTATTGTTCAGCAAACCATGGTATTCTTTTTAAAGCATTTACAATATCTTCTTGAACTTCTAATTGAACCTCTGGTGGTAATCCTTTAAACACTCTAGCAAAGCTAACAGGGTCTAAGTCACCCATCAAGGCTTTTGCTATTTTTTTTAAAGCTGTATTTGCGTTTAAGCCTTTCATTAAACACCGTAAAAGATCTAGTAGTATTTTTTCCCAATCACAAGGTCGCATTTTAGTAAACAATTCACCTATTGCCTCTCCAGCATTAGACCTAAACTCTTTGACATATTCTTTTGTAGTTACTCCTGTTAATCTTTGAAAAAAATTAAATTCAAAAGAACCAGCTCCTTTCATAAGCTTTTTATATGTTTTTTTAGTTTTAGATTTAATTCCAATTACATCATCCAAGCCCTGATTAAATGCTCCATAGTCTGCTATGGTCTGTACTACGTCAGGGTGTTGACCCATTTGAGTTAAAGGTTCAAATAGTTTTTCATAACCTAAAGGACTGTACTCAGCTAATGTCCTACAGTTTAAACTGTTTAGTGAGTACTGTAAAGCACCAGAAAAACTACTAACTAAAGATAATAAAAAATCTTCTAAGAATTCATCTACATCTAGATTTACCATACTACCAGGATCATTAGGGTCCTTGTTATCGCTGTTAAGGCAGCTTTCAAAGTTTACCTCTCTGTCTGTGTTGCCATATGAAACCAAAAGTCTTGGATATGTATACTCGATGATATAATCAAGCCAAGGAGGTAATTCATTACCTATATTTTTCTGCATGGTTTCACTTTTTATGACATATGATATTAAAGTTGTTTCATTTGCGTATTTGTTTTTAAATGCTTTAAGTCCTCTTCTACATGTTTTCCAAGGACAACCTATATACTTTGCTTTTACCTTTTTTATCTTAAACTCATCATCGACTCTAATTTTTATTTCATACGCGTGTTTGAATCCATCATCTTTGTTACGCAATCTAAATCCATTATTTTCTAAAAGATTTTTAATATCAGCATAAAATTGTTTAAATTTTTGTGGATATTGAAAAAGATAGAATTTTTTGCTACCACCACCAAGCGTCTCGATTCTCAAAGTTCCATTTTGAAAGTAAAGAAAGTTGGCTTGATATTCTCCAAATATCTCAAATATATTCGGTAGATCTATTTTAAAAATATTATTAAGTTCTGTTCCTCTAATTACAACTGAGTTTAAACCTTCAACCTCTTTATTATCTGGATCTTCTGATTGTTCTTCAAATTTTTCATTTGCCTCAGATACTAAATCATCACTCTGCATATTTATCAAATTTGCTGGGACAGATATCACATAACAAGGGTTTAGTTGTTTTGCATATTGAGCTGTTGCTGTTTTGTAAGCATATATTTCAGACTTAGAGTAAATCTCTAATGCTTTGGGATTTAAAAGATACTGTTGAAACTCAACAGATGATGAGACACCGTATAGTGTCATGTAAGTGCCATCATTTTGATCTGTATCTATATTTTGTTTTATAACTTGAATTTGAGGTGGAAATTGTAGGTTGATCTTGTATGTTTCAATTTCAATATCAGAAGGTATGCTAATACAATCATCTCGATCTGCTGTCGATATATTTGGTAAATTAGCGCATATTATATTATCTGTGACAGCTTTACCAGTTTCTTCAAGTATTAATTGAATACCTGCTCTTCTTGCATGAGACATTCTATCTATTACAACTTGCCTGTTGTTAAAATTAGTATATTCGTTAAAACCACCTAAGCTGTAAGTTTCTAAATCTCTTAGCACCACTTTATATTCACATAATTTTTCATTTAACCAGACTTGACCATACCTAAAACCTTCAAAAGGTTCTCCACGATCTCTAGGTAAATTCTCTTCTATCCACCACTCAAGAGGAGTTGCGCTTAAATTAGGCACACAAGTTGGACACGCCTTAACAAATATATCATCTGGATAATTTTCCAAAATATCATCATCATCCGGTAATGGAGCGCACACCTCTTCATATAACTCAAAAAACTCAGATGCTTTTCCATCTGGATCTGATAGTTCAGTTGGTGTGCAACCATCACTATTAGATAATGCTTTAATTTTTGGCTTATGTCCAAAAACAGGCCCAGGTGCGTGTATAGTGGGGGTTTTTTTCTTAACACCAAGATTGCTTAAAAACTCTTTTCTTTCAACTTTTGATTTTGGTTTTGCTTCTGGTGGGACGTTTATAGATTCATATTCTAGTTCGCTTACAAAAGTAGAGATTAAATCACCTTTACTTTTGTCTTCATCATTTTTTAATGCTGAATTAGGCTTCCACGTTCCTTTTTCTACAAAACCTCCTATAATTTGAAAAGAGTCAAAGTTGGTATAATTTTCTTCTATGTAGTTTCTAATATCACTAGAGGCAGCGTTTTGAAGTATGATTCTGTATCTTTGTATCCCTTTTTTATTGCCACTGTCCTCTGTCATTTTCAAGTTTCTAAATTTTTTCAAAAAATGAGCATGCTTTTCTCTATTTTTACTTTTTTCACCTGAGGTTTCAAATTTTATCGTTAATTTCTTATCAGTGCTACTATAAGTCACTTTGTTAAATTTTACATTATTAGTGAGTCTTCCTCTTTTATACAACTTAGCCTCTATGTCAAAAGGCCAAGGTATGTTTTTAACATAAATTATATCATCGCCAATTGGATCACTTTCTGTCACTCTAACTTTAATCCAAAAATATAACTCAGAGTTGTTGTCTGTGTTATTTGCTTTTATTATTAATTTATTTTTTTTTATCCTATTGATACTTTGATACTTTGCAGGCATAATTTCCTCTATGTTGTGTATACGTTACTGCTTAAAATACTTTTTGCAGTCTTTATTCTATGATCTGGGTTGTTTGAGTTTGGCAATCCTAAATAGTTTACTCTCATAACTTCAAAGTTTAAAACATTTGAAACATTGTCAGTTATCTTCTGCACGTTTGTTTTTATATCATTTAAACACACTGAAGCAAGTATAGGATCTGGTCCTACAGTTACATAACCTAAACCACCACCAATGTGAAAATGACTTGCCAATGCAGCTTCTAATTTTATAATATTTACATTTGTCAAAAAGAAAGCTTGCTGCAAATCAGATATCTTATCTAATACTTCATCTAAAAATTCAACTAGATTAGACCCTAAGACAAGTGGTTGTGTTTTTGCATCTAAGTCAGTTATAAATTCTATTTTTGATTTCATTAGTTGATCACCATTTGAATTAAGTTCTCCTTGAATACCTAGATTATCGGCTCTAGCAGAACCTGCAAATAGTTTAATCGAATCTCTACCTATTATTCTAACATGGTCTGATTTTACGCCTATCCCAGCTTCTCCTTTTGGTCTACCAAAATTACCATCGGGTAAACCAAAGTAGTGGTCTATATCACATTTTTGACTTATATATATTCTAGAAGCATCAGAGAAAAAGTTTCTTCCTACTAGCGTATCCCTTTCAACAGGTTCAAATTTTTTACCAAACAAGCCCTTCTTGGTGTTAGCAGAAGACATCCTACCGGCTACTATGTCGATAGCAGCACATGGTGTTCCTCCAATTTTACCATAACCCGACATTAGATGCGAGTCTCTATCTCTACCAAAAACTATGCCACAATTTAATTTTTGATCACCACCATCATTTTCTCCATCTGTGAATAAGGCATCAGGAAGTATAAATTCGGCTTCAGCTTTTTCATATGTTGGCATTGGTTCAAAGTATCTGGTGTGTAGCAAACCAGGTCTCTTAATACCATTTAAAACTTCATCTTTTAAAAATTCTGGTGTTTTGTTTCTAAAAATTGACATTTGTTAATCCTCTATTTTTTTTAAAATTGCGACGTACTTTTGCCGATTTTTTACAGTACCATCAGGATTTAGTTTAACAGCAACATTTATTACCATTGTGTCGCCAACATTACCACCTGTTAAGTAGGCGATATTATTAGATATTTTATAGACTGCATCGCCGTGTGTTGCTTTATAGTTAGGAGGTTGTGGATAACGAGGCTTAACCATAACATCCCCAACAGAAACTTTTGGAGTTTCTCGTAAAAGAGAAAAAAGTTGCCAACCTTTTTTTGAAGCTATTCTGTTTTGTAAAGCAGAATTTGAGTATATTCGATGAGCAGAAGCTTTTGGGAATCCATGGTCTTTTAAAATCCAAGAAATAAAAGCTGCTGACCATGGGTCACCTGAGGGTGTCCAGCCTGCATATTGTATATTGTCCCAATATTTTTTCAAAGTTTGATAAACATCTTGGTTGGTTTCTTTTTTACCCACCCATATTTTGTATTCATTTTCAACTATCTGAGTTAAACCTGGTATATTTGGTGATTTTTTTATACCTGTAGCGATTGGAATCTTAGACTCTAGTTCGAATATTATATTGTCAAAGCCTGATGGGTTGTTGTTGCCTCCAAGAAAAGAAGAACTATCTAGTCCTAAGAAAACACTAGTACTAGCTCCTAAATTAGCTCTGACTCTGTCGGCGTATGCTTCATCGCTCTCAAACTTGCTTATCACTTTTGGTATTTGGTTGGATAATTGTGTTGCAGGAGCCTCTTCAAATTGTACTGCTATGATATCTCCACACTTTAAATTCATATATTCTGGTGCATATGCTGGTCCGTGCATTGCCATGGCGATTACTGCTGAATCAGTTGTAATACCTGGTTCTGCCGGGTCTGGTAAAGACCCATCTAAGCCAAAAACTCTAACATAATTTACCATGGTAAAACTACCTTCTTTTAGTTGAAACAAAGAATCAGAGAAACCTTCTAATGCTACTCCATCTGCCATTTTTATACCGGCAGTTTCTTGAGCTGGGAGGGCAACAACTCTAGCTCTAAAGATAGTTTTACCTGTTAATGTGCCTGCTGCTTCTCTTTGTGCTCTTTCAATCTCAGCTCTTCTATTCCTAACTCTAGCAGTAGGTTTGCTTAAGAAAGATTTTTTCTTATCATTTCCACAACCAGACATTATTCTTCCTCCGCAATTGCAGAAAATATGTTATCCATTTCTTCTTTGGAGATTCCGTCTTCTTTCTTTTCTTCTTTTTGAATAAGCGAAGCGACCTTTACCATTTGTTCGTTTGAACGCTGTAAAGTTTCAACATACTTAGCTAGAGTGAGACCAATTTCTCTATGACGATGTTCATCTTTTGCAAGATATTCCATAGCATCTTCAAGTAGATCTCGAGTAACTAATCGGTCTTCTTCAATGTTGGCGAGTGTTTTTTGTATAATTTCATCTAATTTTTTTGACATATAATAATTAGTTATCACTCAAATTTGTGATTATCCCATTTGTACTTGAAAGTTTTGTATTTTTTTCTCATCTTGTTTAGTTGAGAAACAATTTGCTTTGTGTTTAAATCTGTTATTTCCCTGAGATAAAAATATATTGCTTTTTTATTAAAAATATCTATTTCTTCTTTTGAGTTTAAAAGAATTTTAACAGCATTGTATACTTTCTTTTCATTTTCATTCATAATAGATACTTCCCAGCTGTTTATTTCAGCCCACAAGTGTTCCCAGAACTCTTTTTCTATTTGTTGTTCTACATATAGGTTTCTAGTTGTTAGTTTTGCTTTTTCTAACTCAGCATCCGCTGATTCAAAATCAACTTCTCTTTTTGCTCTTTTAGAGTTTTTCTTTACTTGGTGAATAAACCAATTTTTTGTTATTACTGAAAAGTATGAAAATGCTTTTGATCCACGATTGGGGTCATATTTAGCTAATATAGTGGTGAGCCAAACTTTGCAGTCCTCTCTAAGATCTTCTATATTAGGTAAAGTGGTAAACCTATAAGTGAATACTATTTTATCAACCATTTCAGAAAAAGCAGGTTGTATTAAATTTTCATATAGTTCACACTTTTCCAGATAAGTCGTAGCCGGATCGCAATACTTCAGAATCGCGTCCTCGTGTATCTGAGTAAAATACATCCTTTTTGTTCTCGGTTTTCTTTTTCGTTGTGTCATTTGTGTTGTCCTCGGTTAGTTCTTCCTCGATTAATTCAGAATCCAATCCAACCTCTAAATAATCATCCATGACCTCTATCAAATCACTTGTATGTTGAACAAGTAATTTTAAATCTTTGTCTCCATAAAACTTCTCAAGCTCATGGACACCTCTAATGTGGTTTTGAAAACCTCTTATTAATTCCGTTAAATTAGCCAAATTTTGCGTTAACCAGCCAAGCCTACCTAGTATGTCTCTAATGTAAACAGCGGCCAATAAATTACATCCTAGGCTCCCTAAAAGCACAATTGTAAGAGCAGCATCAATCGTCATATGTTTGTGTCCTCGCTTCGTTATATAGTTCTTTAAATATTTTCTTATTATCCTCAATAGCTTCTTTAACTCTCTTTCCCTCTTCCGACGGAGGTTTAGAAATGGAAGTTAGTTGAGGGATGCGTTGAAGAGTTCCTGTAGCCTCACACAATTCACAATGTTCCTGAGTTTCACTCATTCCATGACGAACTTGAAACTCTCCTTCGCATTTAGAACATCTGTAGACGTATCTAGGCATCTTTAACGCCAACGTTTACATTTGTTTTGACAACAGGAGGATTCTTAACAAGAAGCTCTCCGTTGTCCATTATATCAAACTCCATACCTTTTAAGACGGGTGTGATATCAGATTGCTCTAGTAGAGACTTTTGAAGAGCCATCATAATAGCTCCAAGTGCTTGATCAGATAATTTCATTTTTAAACTCCTTTATGTATTTTTCTAAATCGTATTTGGCTTTCCAGCCAGTTGCTTTATTTATTTTAGATGTGTCAGCAAGTGTTACTCTAACTTCTCCAGGTCTAGCAGGTAAGTACTTTTTCTCTCCACCAAATAAGTCAGCTAACTCATTTATGGAAAAGTTTTTACCTGTTCCTAGGTTGTATACCTCTCCTTGTCTATCTTCCAAAGAAATGTCAATTAACCCTTGACATATATCATATACGTGAGTAAAGTCTCTTCTTTGCTCTCCGTCTCCAACAATTGTTAGTGGTTTAAAGTCTAGCATTTGCTGTTCAAAAATAGCTACCACGGGTGTGTATTGACCTATCAAAGGGTTTCTAGGCCCATAAACATTAAAGAACCTGGCTATTCCGCTTTTCACATTATATACTTTAGTATACATTTGTATGACTTCTTCACCTTGCCATTTTGCGAATGCATATGGATTTAAATACACACCACCATAAAATGAACTAGAACCAGCATACACAATCATGGAATTGTTTTTTCTTGCATATTCACAAACTATTGCAGTTCCATAAGAATTGTTTTCACAAGTATACAGAGGATTTTTAAAAGATGGTTGTATTCTAGCCTCAGCTGCTAAATGATATATTACATCATATTTTTCTTCGTGATTATTTAACACCTTTTTAAAATCATCAAATATATATTTTGCTTTTATATTACAATATTCTTTTTTACCAAAAGACAGGTCATCGATAACAGTAACATGATTACCGCTATTAATCAGTATATCTACCAAATTACTTCCTACAAATCCACAACCACCTGTTACTAATACTTTTTTCATTTTTTTCTCCTTAAAACGGTATTTTACCTATTATTATATCCTTTAGCATAACCCAATCACAAGCTTTAGCCCACAAAGGGTTTTTAAACGCAGCAGGTTCATTTTTTTCAAAGATGTAATGACCAGTCCAAGCAAAAGGATAAACTACAAACGGTGTTGCTAGCAACAATAACCACAAACTATATTTAATACAAATAACAACAAAAGCAATAGTCATTATCTGTCCTAAAACATGAAGTCTTCTACACCATTTGTTTTGGTGTAATGTCAAGTAGTGCTCGTAGTATTCTTCAAATGTTATATCTTTAGACATTTCTATACCTCAGAGAGTTTTCTAATAATATGACACAATCTTTAATTTCCTTAATACCTGTTTCTAAGTCTACCTCAACTTCAAATCCTAGAGAGTTTATTTTATCATAAGATACTTTATAATTTCTTTTATCTGGGTCTTCTTTGATTGAAGCATGATGGAAAAAAGCATTTGGCACTTGCTCATTTATCTTTTCGCAGACTTCCCTTTTTGTATGATTCATCTTATTAGAACCAACATTATAAACATTAGAAATCATTTTTTCTTGGTTTTCGATTGCAAAAAGAAAAGATCTTGCCAAATCTCTAACGTGGATAAATGTTCTCAAAAAATGAGATTCATAAATAACAGCATATCCTTCCGTCATTGCTTTATAGGTCAAATCATTTACTAAAAGGTCTAGTCTCATTCTAGGTGAAATTCCAAAAGCTGTGGCAAAACGAAAAGCTGTTGAATTTTTACGCGTCATTACAATTCTTTCAGCATCAGTTTTAGTTTTACCATAAATTGATAGAGGGTTTAGTGGTGTTTCCTCAGTACACAAACCTACAACTTCACCATAGTTTGAACCTGTTGAGCCAAAAAGTAGATACTGGTTTTCTTCTAACATATTAACCAAATCTTCAGTTGCTTTTGTGTTCACATCATATGATTCTTTTTCTCCTTTTAGTCTGCACAAAGGAAAGCCAACATACGCAGCCAAATGTATTACTACATCTTTACCACCTACTAGCCCACTTAATAATTTTAAGTCTCTAACATCTCCTTTTACAAAACTAAAATTTTCATTTGACATAAAGGGTATTAGTCTGTCACCATTATTGAATATCAAGCTATCTATGACAGTAACTTCATATCCTTTTCCAAGTAGAAGTGGTATTAATGTAGTACCAACATAACCAGCTCCGCCTGTGATCAATATTTTTTTCATTTTTTCTCCTTATAGTATTTTACTGTATTTTTTATTCCTTGATAGTGATCAAAGAACTCAAAGTCTTTAAATAATTGTTTGAACTTTTCTCCACTTACTATTTTAACTGGGTCTCCATCTCTATATTTTGTGTCGAAAGTTATCTTTCCTTTAAACTTGCAGGCTCTTTTAATCAAACCAGCAGATTCAGCAATAGAATATCCTTTTTCTTGGCCCATGTTTACAGGATACTCTTGACCTTCGATCTCTAAGCACCTAACTAGTACCTCTATAAAATCATCAATATAAGCCCACTCTCTAATAGGAGAACCAGTCCCCCAGACTACAAATTCTTCGTCACCTTTTTTTTGAGCCTCTAGCATCCTTATGATCATGCCGTTTAAAGCATGTGTGTGGTTTGGATCTAAAGAGTCACCAGGGCCATAAGTATTAGGAAACAATATGTTTACTGATCTTATTCCGTATTGCTGTTTGTAACATTTTGATAAATAAAAAATTGTTCTTTTAGAATTACCAAAAGAAAATACTGATGGATGTACATCGCCATCCAACCACTCTTCTTCATATTGGACATCACTTTTTCCAGGATAAGAACAGTTAGAGAAAGGCTGTATAACCTTTATATCTTTGTTAACTTCTGAAATGGCTTTGTATAAATTAATTGCCATTAAAACATTGTCTTGAAAAACATCAGCTGAGTTATTTCTTACATAGTGCACACTGCCACCGTGAGAAGCTAAATTGTAAATGACATCTGGTTTGGTGTATTTTATAGTGAAGCGAATATCGTTGTATCTTCTTATATCTACTCCACTAGATCTTTCAGCAGTAAAAATCGTGTGTCCTTCTTTTTCTAGTCTTGTTTTTAGGTTACTACCAATAAAACCGGTTGATCCTAATAATAATATTTTCATTTGTTCTCCTTAAAAAAATCCATTGTAGTTAGATCGGGCCAATCTGTATAAACCCATTGTTTTGGTTTTCTTTCAATTGCTTCAGGAAGCTTTTGTAAACCAAGTTCAGCTGTTTCAGGAGTCATGTAGTAATGATATCCCATAGTTTTTATATTCTGCAAGTGCCATCGTTGGTCTGGGTGTCTTCCATCATAAGACATTCTTTTCAATGTGTCGAAATCTTCTTCTTTATCAAACAATATTATACCACCTCTACCAAGACTTAAGTGTTTTCTAAATTGGAAACTCACACTCATATATGTACCAGCAATATAACTGTTCTTTCTCCATAAAACAGCAGCATCAATTATGTCATCAGTTAGATGATAATAATCTTGCCACACCTGATTGGTCCACTCCAGATCAATATTAAGTTTGTTAGCTAACATTGGAACAGATAAGTAAGTTCTCTTTGGGACTTTTATTTTTTTAACTTGCTTCATTCTTAAGCAAAGCTCAATTCCGTGTGTGCAGCAATCCACTGCTACTGCATATGGAGCTCCGAAGAAATTAGCTATTTCTTTCTCAAAATCAGCAATTACTTGAAAAGACATTATTTTTTCTCCTTATATGTGAATACATTTTCTTTCTCATTACACCATTTTTCAGCGTACTTGCCTAACATTGGTTCTGAAAACATTGGTGTGTAATATTTTTTACATCCATGAAAAAAGTAATGAATGGCTTGGGATCTTCTTGTAACCTTATCATTTTCAACTGGTGTACCGCCATGAAGTAAATTAGCAGACCAAATAATTGCTTGTCCTTTTTTCATTACAACAGAATCTTCTTTTGCGTTCTTTGACACAACTAATCTTCTGACAAATTGATCATAATCTCTGTATGATTTTTTTTCTCCATCATCTCTGTTATCTGGGTGGATTATATTTATACAGTTATAATCGTACTCTTTCCATTTATGACTACCTTTAACAACTCTCAAAGCTCCATTTGACACGTCACAGTCTTCAAAAGCAACCCAAACACCAACCATCCATCCTTTTGGATAGGAGTTGAAATGTATCGTATCGCTGTGTAGAGGTTGTGAAGTTGGATTAGTAAAATTAATTGTTGAAAAAGCAAAAGGTTCTCTATTATAAAGAAATCTTAAGGCACTTAGTATCTTCTCGTTTTTTGTTAAACTTCTTACATTTTTACTTTTTTTCCAAGCTTGGAAAAGCCTTCTGTGATCTGTATATTCATATTTCTCTTGTCCCACAAAATTTTTAGATTTTATGATTTGTTTTACATCTTCATTGATTTTAAATATTATGTCATCATCTAAGTTTAAATCTAAAATCACATAACCGTCTTTGTTGTATTTTCTAGCCATACTTTTTAATTCTTCAGATACATCTAAGTTTTGTAAAATAGATTCAAAAAAAGGTGATTCAACCCATGGCATAGACATAGAGTCTTTATTAACATAATCATCTTTTGCGTTATAATTCATACCCAAGCTCCTTAGCAAATTTATAAGATAACTCTTTAGATCTTTTTTTTATTGGTTTTGCCGGACTACCAACATAAACAGTCCAAGGTTCTGTTGATTTATTTACCAAAGAATTAGCTCCTATAACTGAACCTTCTGCAATTACCACACCTGGTAATACAACACAATTTGTCCCTAAACAACTGAATCTTTTTAAAACAACTTTATCATTTTTTACTTTTCTATATTTTATTGGCACAGTTGGGTTCATCAAGTGTCCTGAGATGTAATCATCTCCACAACAAACTACTCTACATCCAGCTGAAAGACCTGTGAAGTCTTCCATTATAAACATGCCATCTTTTCCACCTATTACAGTACAGTAAGGAGAAATGTGAACATAATCACCTACATTTATTTGAGTAGTACAGTAAAAGCCTTTGTCGATGGCAACATGGTTGCCAAATATTGCTGTTTCATTTCTTTTGATTACAACATCATCATTTATATAAAAGTCTATTCCATGTTTCATAAATCAATGCCTCCATTTATTTTTATTGAAGTACCAGAAACATACTCTGTGTTTATAAGATACTCTATTGTGTTGTAAAGTTCTTCCATTTTTCCCAATCTTTTTAATGGAATACCATCTACTATATTATTGATAATTTTTTCAGGAATTCTATGTGCCATTCCAGCATCAAAATATCCTAATTGTATAGAATTACAAGTTATGCCTTTAGATAAGTTTTCTAAAGTTACAGTTTTGACTAAATTATCTATAAAAGCTTTGGATGCGGAATATACTGATGTTCCTGCTACAGGCATCGTTGACAAAACAGAAGATAAAAATATTATTCTACCATTTCCTTGTTTTCTCATACCAGGGAGGCAAGCTGAAAGTAGGTTTAAATTACCTTTTACATTGATATCAATCATTTTGTCAACCTCATGTATATTTTTTATACTATATTTATGAACAAAAGAATCATAATTGTAACCAGAAGCATTTAGAATAATATCATATGTATTAAGACTAAAAAACCTATCTAGAAAGGGCAAGTTAGTTATATCAAAAGTTTTAGAACTACATGATAAAACTTCATATTTATCTGAAAACAGTTTTGTCATTTCTTTTCCAATACCACCAGATCCACCAATAATTAACATTTTTTTCATATCGCCCACCTTATAATTGCAGAACCCCAAGTCCATCCAGAACCTACGGCTGTAAATAAAATTAAATCACCTTTCTTTAATCTTCCTTGTTCAAAAGCATCACACAAAGTAACAGGAATAGAAGCACCAGCAGTATTAGCATACTTATGCATTGTTCTTGCTATTTTATCAAACGATAAGCCTATTTTTTTAGCTGTTAATTCAAGAATCCTTATACTAGGCTGGTGAGGAACACACAAGGCAATATCGCTTGATTTTAGATTGTTCTCGTGTAGCAATTGTTTTATAGAACTTGGAAGAACATTTGTAGCATGCTTAAACACTTCTTTTCCGTTCATTTTAAAATACTTTTCTCCAGAAGGAACTGTAAAGTTTTCTTTTCCTTTGCCATCAGCTTTTATAATTGATTTGAAAAAACTGGTTTCGTCTTTTTCTAGCACAACAGCACCAGCACCATCTCCAAAGAAAACACAATCTCTGCTTTCCCAATTTGTAATAGTAGAGTACTGTTCTGCTCCTACTAGCAAAATTTTATTGTATTTGTTTTCGTTTAATAAAGAATTACACAAATCAAGTCCATATATAAAACCCGAACAAACAGCATTTATATCAAAAGCCGGTATATTTTTACAATCAAATTTTTCTTGTAATATACAAGCAGTTGATGGGCTTTTTCTATCTGGTGTTGAAGTTGCAACAATAATCAAATCAATATCATCAATAGAGTTATTACAAGATTTTAAAGCTTTTAAACTAGCTTTAAAGGCAAGATCGGAAGTTTTTTCATCGCTATTGCTAATCCTTCTCTCACTTATACCAAGCTTGCTTTTAATCCACTCTGAAGTTGTATTGACAGTTTTCTGTATTTCTTCATTTGGCAAGATTCTTTCTGGTACATATTTTCCTAATCCAATAATTTTCAACTATTTCTCCTTATAAAATTATCCATTCAGTGGGATAGAAATCATCTAATAAAAAATTACTATAATTTTTTCCAAAAAAATCTTTTGGAGCAATAACTAATCCGCTGTTTTTATTCATGTAGGCAGCCCACCAAGCAAAAGTTGAGTTTCCTATTATATTATGATCACATATAGACATGTGTATAAAATCTTCTATATTGTTTTTGTTTTCGACATAAACACAATCTAAAGTAGTATATGACAGAGCTTTTTTAGCTAGTTCCAGATCATCAGAAAAAACTAGAATATTGAAATCACTAATTTTTTTACCAGTTATGCTTGATATTTCTTCAACTGCTTTAGTGTAATAACTTGGGTTTAAGTTTTTGTGAAACTTTTGAATCTTGTTTAACTTTCTATCTCCACCAAGTCTATATTGTAATGAAATTGTTGGTTTGTTGAAAAGTTCAGCGTATCTATCCTTTATAATATCAGTGATGTCACGATTGACAACCAGCTCTTCTTTCAAATTTGAATCCATAAAATATTTATCAGATTGATAGTATCCATAATACATTGTATTATCTTTAAATTTAACTTCCGAAAACAAAAAATTACTACTTCCATCCAAATCATGATGATAATAGTTGCTCATATTTTTAGTGTTCACAGCTAACTCTTCAATATAAGGAAGCTTATTTTCAAATAATTCTTGAAATTCCAAGACATGAGCTTGTTTAAATCTAAGTTCGTCTTTTAACAACTTTCCATCAAAAGTTAATCTTTGAAAATCTCTTTGAATACAGTAGGGAACATTATGTCTTCTATGTAATGCAAAAACATTAGCAAACTGAAACAAATTGTTTCCCAAGCCACCAGCAAATTTACAAGTTATCAAGCTTCACCTCTTATGTAGTTTTTCACAAAATAGTCTTCTGATGTTAATAGGCTGTTTAGTTTTTTAAAATTAGACTCAATATATTCAATTTTTGAATTATATAATTCCTCATTTAACTCATCTATAGAGTTTAAATCCTCTATAAATATAATGCCTTTAGGATCAAAAAATTCTTTAATTCCTTTTCCACCCCAATATATTGGAATGGTTCCAGTGGCAAAACAATCAGTTGTTTTTTCGCAAAATGCGTATTCATGGTTTGTGTTTTCCATTGCAAAAGAAAACATATATTCTTTTAGACCTAATATTTTTCCACTTTCTTTTTCTATCATCCATGGAAGCTCCTTGTTTTTAAAACCTCTACCATAATGATCTACTTTATCCTTGTATTTTTCTATCATCTCTTGTCTGTAAAGGTGGCCTTTACACATCTTTTTGTTAGAACCAATAAAAGAAACTAATTTAGTTTTTTTGTATATCTTTTTATTTTGTATCCAAGGCAAAGCTGATGGCATAGTAAATTTAAAAAAATCTTTATCCAAGTTTACAATTCTACTATCACAAGTAAAAATGTATTTAAATTTTTTTTTGTAAGACTCTTTGTTTTTTACAACTTCTTTGATGACAGATGGAACTATGGCGCTGCTTTCACATACCCAACCATAATTTTCTTTTGTACTATCTATCTTGTCCAGCAATCCGTAATCAATGTGGCAAGATATATCAGCAGAATTATCCTTTTTCCAATCTACATACTTGTTTGTATTTAAAGCAGAAGAACATATATCGTGCTGAAAGGGTCCTTTGATCATGTTTAAACTTACTTTTTTCAATTCTCTATCCTATTATATACTTCTTTATTGCGGACAATTCTTTCTTCGTTTAATTGAACGCTGTGGTTTACTTTGTCTTCGTTTAGAGGATTGCCTCTATTATAAATGTACAGTACCTTATCGATGAAAAAAGATTTATTACCACACATTTCCAACATTGGAAACATAAAAGCCAAGTCCCATGCAGCTTTAATAAACTTGCCTGTTTCTGGATTTATTAAATCCTCTTTGTTAATAGATTTCCATAAGTGGTGTTTAAAAGTTCTTAAATGAGAAGAGCACCATTCGTGTTTTCTAAATAAGTTTTTATCTATGACTTGTTGTGGTATTTGTTTAGCAAATTTACCTCTTGTTTTAGAAGGGTATTCGGCATAGCTACCATAAGTCATCCAACAATTATTAGAAGAATACACTTCATTTAATGTTTTTAAAACATCTTTATTCGCTAGCCAATCATCTCCATCTACTGTTACTATAACATCTTCATCATTAGGGTTACAATCGATTAACGCATCATGTATGTTTTTTAAAGCATATTTTTTTTCTGTATTTACAATTAATTTAAATCTATCATCATTGCCAATCTCTTGTTTTATTATTTCTACACTGTTGTCAGTTGATATATCATCAATAATTATGCATTCAAAATTACGATATGTTTGACCTTTAATAGATCTTAGACAAAGCTTAATCCACTCTTGAACATTGTAGAGTGGAACTATTATTTTAAAATGACTATTCACCTAACACCTCTAAAACTTTATTAAGTATATGCTCTCTTTTGTTTAACATAAAGTCTATCAAATCTTCTCCTTTTCTATTAAACCAAGGCTCATACGATGCGCCTACTTTTTTATTTGTAACAACTTTTACATTCATCATCATTGCTTCAACCACAACTCTAGATAAAGTTTCAGGTGTTTTAGGAAGAAAAAGAAACTTACTATTACTAGAAAGCATATTAAGAAACTCTTGATAATTTCTAGATGATATTAATGTATATTTAAAGTTTTTTTTATCACAATAAAAAGCAGCTTCTCTAGTGTTTTTATGTTCTATCATAGAATTCAAAATAGAGAAACAATCATTTTTGTCCCTTTTACTCAGAAGTCTCATTGTTTCTAAACTATCAATAGACCATAAGTTTCCAGATACATTATAAACATTTTCTATTTGTAGATTTTTCTGGATTATGCTTTTATGAAAAGAACTTTGACAAAAAACCATTTGTGCGTTTTCGTAAAAACTTTTGTTGATTATTTTGTTTTCTGGAGCTTGATAATTTTCATATATTGCTGGATTTCTTGAAGCAAGATATTTGTGATCGTGTTCATAAATTATATATTTACAGTTTTTAATTAAGTATTCTTTGTACTCCGGTCTTAAGCCTACAAAATTAGAAACAATGTAAATATATTTTTTGTCCAAGTGTTCTTGTTTAATCTCTTTTGTTCTTAATCTTGTTAGTTTGTATCCTTTTTTTAAAAGCATACTGCAAAGTTCATAGTCATTTAGTTCACCACCGCCAACCAGATCTTCTACTAACAAATCAGAAAAATAATATATTTTATTCACTTTCTACCATACCTGATTCTAATTCTTCTAGCCAAGAGTCAATATCCATTTCTTCTTCAACTATTGATTTACAGAATAAATCAAACAACTTTTCATCAGAAAATTTTTCCAACACTAAATCTTTTAATTTAGCTGATTGTTCTTTCAATTCACTTTTATTTTTTGCTACATACCTTAGTGCCATTTTGTAAGATCCTTGATCGGCAAAAGCCCACATAGCATCTTCTTCAATCACACCATTCCACCTTGCTTGTTGTTGTACTGGTCTTAATGTATAATCAACAGATTTAAAATACCCTTTCTCTCCATGATGTAGGATATCTAGTTGACCAGACCAGCCACATGTAATTATAGGTAGACTTTCTCTTGCTGCTTCATATATAGGTAAGCCAAAACCTTCGCCATGAGAAATATTTACTAAAGCTGTGATTTTAGAATTAGAATACAAAGAGGTCATTTGACCAGGATTAAGATCCCCATGAAGTAGATAAACTTTACACTTACGATTTTGATATCGTCCAAGAAGAGACTTAAGGTGTTTTTCTACTTGTGTAAAATCTCCAATTGAGTTTCCTTTAAAATTAGTCTTTACAACCAATCCAACTTCTTGATCAATAAATTCTTCAACAAACCAACATACAGTATTTTCAAAATTCTTTCTAGGGCCAAGTTGCGAAACTACTAAAAAGTTTTTATCAAATTCTAGATCAAAGCCTGGTATTTCTTCTGGTTCTGATCTTACTGTATTTTCCCATACAACTTCTACAGGAGTTTCACATTTATAATCAAAAGATTCTCCAGTATTATTATTGGTAGCTGTTGCTACTGTATTCACTATAGAGGATTTTGCGTGTTCTGAAACAACCAGTACTTTATCCATATCATTACACTTAGGTAGCCATTGAGGGGAGCACTTGTTAGTTTCTATACCAGCTGTATAGCCTATGTTGATTGGAGCTATTTTCTCAAATTCGTTTGGTATTGTAATTTGCAAACTTATATCAGGACTCAATTGCTTTTGTTGTAACAAGACTTGGGTTTGCGTTATTCTTTGATCCATCCATCTTCGAAACTCTGTATCTTCCCAGATCCAGCCAGTCTTACCCCATGGTATTGGTTGAATATAAATATCAAATAGATCTTCTCTACTCTTTAAGGCTCTCAGGGCAAAACGTGACTGTTCACCATATCCTGATTGTGATAACACGGGACCTCTAACATATATCTTTTTTTTCATTACGCAACCTCCTTAAATCTAATTCCATTATATGAACCTCTTTCTTCAATAATTTTGTCTATTATTCCTACCCACTTGTGTTGTAATTTGTTGAAATTATAATTTTTCTCAACATGTTGTCTACCTAAAGATCCAAGTCTTTGTCTTTCTTCTTTGCCCATTTTGTAGATTTTTGATAAAGCGGAGTGAAATTGTGCTTTATCAACCCTATCTTCATAAATATAAGGAACTTGTTGAGAACCAATAATGGCTTTAGCTCTTGGAAATAATCCAACACCAAATTCTTCATTTCCATCCGTGACCTGTTCTTGAAGACCACCGGTCATTGTGGCTATAATTGGAGTTCCACAAGAAAGCGACTCTAGTGTGGCTAATCCAAAACCTTCAGCATCTGAAATGTTTATAGTGCAATCTACCATATTATATAGATGACCCAAATGTTCAGGAGCTATTTTTTTAGTTGATAACATTACTTGTCTGTTATGTAGACCTAGGTGGCTAATTATGTGCTCTAAGTCTTGTCCGTGAGGATCTTTAGGTTCTGTATGCATAATTAGCTGGGCTTTATCATGAAGATTTTCTTTATCTAGCCATTCCTTAAACCACCAAACAAGAGTTCCCGATTGTTTTCTTCTAGCATTTCTGTTGTTCCAAAAGAAAATAACTTTAGACCGATCTTCTTCTTGAAGAGAAGATGTTCTTATTTCTTCAATTTGCTTATCAGCTAAAGGTTTAAATATATCTGGATTCACTGAGTGTGGTAAATATGTTGATGAAATCTCTGGTGCTACTTGTTTAACAATTTCATGAGTAACTTTAGAAATAGTGACAATGTGATCGTTAGATAAGTAAAAATCCCTATTAAAGTAAGGTGCAGGAAAATTGTCCCAAACATGATGATAAACCATTGGACAAAGCGGTCTAATTTCATTTTCTATCTCCCATAGCCAGCCCCAGAATCGGGGGTCGGTCATAAACCAAAGCAAATCAATACCTTCGGTTTTGATTACTGATCGTATCATTTCTTGTGTTCCGTAACCATCAACAGGAACTATTTTCCAATCTTCTCCATATGGATCTACTTGTATTGGATTGTAGTTTTGATGTTTTATTGCGCCACCCAATGATACAATAGAATACCTTCCGGTCTTAAGTAGGGACTCACAGAAATACTTCGTTTGAGTTCCAACGCCGGAAGGTGATAGAGGGTGGTCGGAAAGTGTTAATATTTTTATTTTTGACAAAGGTCACCTCTTTTTTATTACTATTATAACACGTTGGTTTTGCTTTGTCAAGTTTTTTTTTATTTTTTTTTATTTTTATCTAGGACAGTGTTCTGTGTTGTTGAATTCACAATAAGAACAAGACCCTCTGTTTTTAAAATGTGCTTTGTTAAATATTGACCTTACTGCCTTTACTAGAAGATCAGTAGCATTTTGGACTTTGCGAGGACCTGAAGTGACACGAAAAATTTCAACGTTATCTTTTTTTGCTGTTCTTTTTAGTAAGGCAAAATGTGTCTCAACTAATTTTGGATCTATATTGTGCTTTAAACAAAAGAATTTTTTGTAAAGTGTTAATTGATATGTTACATATTTGTCAGAGCGTTTTTTTGCATCCCAACCCCAAGAACATGTTTTCCAATCAATAACATGATATTTGCCATCATCTGTTTTCAATACAAGGTCTATAAAACCTTTAAATTTACAATCTTCAAGTTCAGGGATATCAAGATATAGCTTTTCTTCAACTGAAAACACTTCATAATTCTGAAACTTTTTTATAACCTGTGGAATTATTTGAGGTGATATTCGTTTTGCTTGGTTGGACATGATATCTATAATATTTTGCTCTAAGTCAACATTCTTTTTTAAAAGATCCATTATTTCTTTTTCAAAAGCTATATCCCAAAAATCATCGTAATCTTCTTCTTGTATTTTATCTTCTATGGCATGTTCACACAAAAGGTGCAAAGCTCTACCAAAAGCTGTGTATTCGTTTCCAACAAATTTATTGACTCTGTCAATATATATAAGTTTGTGTTTCCATGCGCACTCTGCCCATGTTTTAAGTTCTGAATATGATATATGCATTAATCCTCCAAGTCATTTAACTGCATTAACTTGGAAAATAAGACTGGTGAAGTTTCTTTAAGATCAGCACCGTCACCCATATAAAACTGTTCAAACCCTTTAGCCCAATATTCTCTTATAGAAGTAACGGCATAAGGTGAAGGAAAGATTCCTGGAATTATTTGCCACAAAACATCATATGTAACTTTCTCATACAAAAAATCATCAATATCTTTATTGTAAGAAATATCATATATAAAACCAGTGGGGACTCCATAACCCTTTTCAACAAGAATTTGAGCAATTTTTTTACGTCTATATAAAAACTCTTTTTCAAGTTTTCCGTCTTCATATATTATACGTTCAAATTGTTTTTCATTTGAGTGAGCTATTTCATGAATTAGATCGTCAATCATATCCATTTCATTATCTTGATCATTAGTGATATAGATTGCTCCATTTTGCCATAAAGCATTAATGTCACGATCTATAAGATCTTGAAAGTGTCCAATATAAATAATATCTATATTAGACAAAACGTGGTCAGGTAATCTTTTTGCAACATACTTTATAACAAAGTCTACATCAATATCTTGAGGTAGTTGGTCTTTAACATATATGTCAATTCCCCTTAGCATGTAATGATCCTTTAGTTTTTTTGATCTTTTAATAGATTCTTCTAACCAGTTCATTTATTCTCCAAAGTAGTAATATAATTATAACACGATAGAATAAATTTGTCAAGGCATAAATAGAATCTTTTTTGTCAAACTAAAGAATTTTTGAAGAAATTGTTGCTAGTCTCGAACGTTCACCTTTAAGGAATGTTATATGCCCTGATATATCTTGGGATTTAAATTTTTCCACAGCATATGTTAAACCATTTGATGTTTCATTTGTGTAGATATTATCTATTTGTTCAATGTCACCAGTTAGTACAATTTTAGTATTTTCTCCAACACGAGTAAGGATAGTTTTAACTTCATGAGCTGTTAAGTTTTGAGCTTCATCAATAACGATAAACGCATTATTTATTGATCGACCACGTATGTAAGTAAGAGCTTCAATTTGTATCTTACCTCTTTCAACATACTCATTGAGATAAGTCTTATCTTCTCCCATAATTGTTTCCAGATTGTCTTGAATTGGCATCAACCATGGCATCATCTTTTCGTGCATCGTCCCAGGTAGGAAACCAATGTCTTTCCCAAGAGGCTGTACAGGTCGAGATACAACAATTTTTCTGTATTTATTGTTAGACGTTTTAAGGGAAAGAGTTTGTTCCATACCAGCAGCAATTGCCATAAGTGTCTTACCAGATCCAGCTTTACCAATAAGAGAAACAAATTTAATTGATTCATCAAATAATAAATCATAAGAAAACTTTTGTTCTTTGTTTCTTGGAAAAATTCCCATAGTTAGATTGCTAACATCATCTCTTATTTTTTCAATTGGCTTTTCATCTAAAACAAATCTTGCCAAAGCAGACTTTTTTGGGTTTGAAGAAGAAATAAGAATAAGAAATTGATTTGGGTATAACTTTACTTTGTGCTCTTTTTGAAATAATTCATCAAAATACACTTCTTCGTCATCATAAAATTGCTCTATTAGTTCATCATCTACAACTATCTCAAGAAAACCAGTATATATCTTTTCAATATCTTCAATTACCTTTTCTGTTTCGTAATCTTCGGATAATAAACCACAAGAATCAGCTATGACTCTCATGTTTATGTCTCGAGATAAAACAACAGTTTTTCTCTTTGGATAAGCTTCTTGGACAGCAAGAGCAACACCAAGTATTTGATGATCAGGAACACGCATTGATAAAGAGCCAGGAAGGGGTCTAGAAGCCTCTTCAACCTTCAAGATACCCATTCCCTTACCAAGACGAAGTCCTTTGCTTAAAGAGCCCTTTTCGCGTAATTCATCAAGCACTTTTATTGTATGTCTTGCATGAAATCCAACGGAGTCTTGACGTTTTTTGTGTTTATCAATTTCTTCTAAAACTTTATGGGCAATAAATAAATCATTGTTGCCGAACTTAAACAGACAGGAGCTATCTGTTAGGAAGACCGATGTATCGATCACATAGTTCTTTTTCGCCATTGTTGCTTCCTTTGGTTTATAAACCGTTCGATTATGACTTCTAATTTTTTTTCAATTTGTTCTTTCTTTGGTGTTTTTGGAGCCTCTTCTTGTTCTTTTGGGCTTATAAACCCAGAAATTGCTGGGTTGTAAGAAACTAATAGAGGAGCATTTTTATCAAATGAGCTAGTTGGCGTAGCTAAACCTTTAGATACGGTAAAAAGATCAAATGCTTTTGCTTTTGCTTTTTTAGGGTTGTTAGCATCTAGGTGTTTTTTAATAAATCTAAAACTTTTAAATAACTCTGCTACAGTATAAAAAAGTATAAATATTTCTCTTTTGTTGGATTGAATGCTCCACTTTTTCATTTTTGATACTTGGTCTCTAAAGGCTTTTAATCTTTCTTGTATTGAATCTACTGCATCATAAAGTTCGTCGTCTTGTTTGCTTGGGTCTTTATCTTCTTTAATTCCTCCAATTAGTAATTTTGTTTTTACTAATTGTTCAAATTCTTCTTGGTCAAAGTTGTCCGGATTTGGAGGAAGTGAAGTTTTAGTTTCACTATTAACAGCACTTTTTAATTTAGATAAAGAATCCGCAGGATTTTTATAAAACGCTTTTGCTAATAGTGTTAGGTTGGCATCACTTATAAAAGCTTTTCCTATTTTTGAATCTACTAATTGTTTTAAATCATCTGGGCTTACACTTTGGGTTTTTCTTTTGTCTGATATTTTAAACACAAGTTCTTCTAACTTACTTAGCACAAGACCAGCAGCATCTTGGTCGTAAGGAGCATCCAAATCAGCTAAAAAACTTTTAATATTTTCTGGTCTTTGAAGCACCTCTTCATCAACAACTATTTCTCGAGCAAATTGATTAAACTTCTGACTTTGTGCAAAAGTTCTTTGTACTTTTTCTCTAGCTTTTTCTTCATCTCTAATGCTTTTTGTTGTTGTAATGTCTTTAACTATACTACCTATCTCCTCAATATTTCTTCTGATTATTGTTTTTGCTATTTCAGTTAGTTTCTCATCGACTTCTTCTGGACTTACATCTGCTTCCTCATCGCCTTCAACTTTTTCAAATTTTCTTAAGAATCTCTCAAGGTCGTCTTCAAGAAAAGCATCTAGCTCTAATTTACCGGATGGTGTTGTATAAGATATTTTATAAAACTTCTTAGTTCCAGCATCATTAGATTTGAGTTCAACATTGGTAATCTCCATAACTTCACCTTCATCTAAATCCTCAGAAATTTTTCTTAAAGCTTTATATTTCTCACCAACTTTAGGCAATCCTGGTGGAGTATCGTCTTCTTCGCCTTCAACTTTTTTAAATATTTTAAAAAAGTCTTCGATGGAAATATTACCATCTCCATCGTATCCATCTTCTCCGAGTTTCTTATACTTAATAGCATAATCATTAGCAGTGGTGGTATCTTCAATCTTTTCAATTTCAATAATTTGAATTACACTTCCTTTCGGCAATTCTGAATCTAAATTACCACCGTTTTCGCCAATAACTTCATATTTTTCTCCAGCTTTGGGAATTTCGTCCTCACCCTCTTCAGCATCTGCTTCTTTGTCGGCTGGTATTTCTGGTATTTCTGTGGTACCTATTTTACTTACAGGTCCAATATATTTAGCGATAGCAGTAGATATTCTTTTTAATTTTTCTAAAACTTTTTCTCTTGTTTCTTCTGTAATTTCTCCATCTTCAGTTGTTGGTTTTAGTGTTTTATAGACTAACACAAATGCTCTTTTCATTTGTTGTAACAAATTAGATAAATCTTCAATTTTTATTTTATTTTTAGTGAAGTAAGTGTTTTTAGTATCAAATAGAGGTTTTAGTTTTTTTAAGTTAGCATCAAAAAAGTCAAGAGAAGAAAATATATCTTCTAGTTGAACTTCTTCATCACCAGGTGCGTTTTCAAAACTTGTCATCAATTCATCAAATTTTTGAAGTCTTGGCTCTAGCGAGTTAAAAACATTTTTAACAAATTGCACCTTATCTTTTCTTGTTTTAAAAACTGTTTTTTCTTCTTTTAGTGTATCAACAGTTGCGCCGGCTACTAAATTAAATAAAGTTTCAATTTCATTCTGCATTGTTTCTGCTTGTTTCATTATAAATCTTTTTTGAGCACTAGCAAGAACTGATTGTCCATTTTTATCTAATCTGTCAAGTTCATCTGTAATCAATTTCATTGATTTGAGAAAATTTAATTCAGCTTTTTTAATCTCCGATACTTCTTTGTTAGAATATTCTTGGGTTGTGTTTTCTTTTATTAAACTTTCATTTTGAGCTCTTAATTTTGATGTTGTGAGTCGTTTTTTAAAAGTTTCGATGGAGTCCAAAAAATCATTAAATATTTGTGTTTGATCACTAATATATCTAGTTGTCATAAACTCATCAAAAAATTTGATCAGGGTATTGCGAAAGGTTTTTCCTCCTTCCTTGCCAGCTTTTGTATATGCTTCAACAGCTGTTTGTTTTGTTATTGAGTCAGTTTCATCTACAATTTCATCTTCCTCTGCGCCTGATATCAAAGAGGGGTCTATTCTAAGCTCTCCCTCTGGATTCATTAATTGTTTTATTTTTTCAATTGCAGCTGTTACACTGGTATCATCTTTAAAATAAGATCCAATTTTTTCTGCTTTTTCGCCTTCCATGGAAGAAAAACTTTGCATTTGCTCAGATGTTGGAAAATGACCTTTAAAATCTGGATCGTTTTTTCCAGCTTCTAGAAATTTTTCGTAAAATTCTGGTGCTTCATTTAAGACAATATTTTCACTAAGACCAAGTTTCGCTGCTCTGTCTAACAAGCCTTTTTTAACAGAATCAGGAGTTTCATCAGCTAAATCAAAGTCTTTTTTAGACACAGTTCCTTTATCATCATCAAGAGTTCCAACTTGTTTTAATGCTTTTTTTATAACTTCTTCATCGGCATCTTTAATTTTCTCAGGATTTAATTCTTTTAATTTACTTTTTATAATAAAATCAGCTATATCTTGTAAAAATGCTAAAACCTCTGGTGGCATTTCTTCAGAGTCTTCACCTGTTCCTGGTTCTTCCGACCGTAACATATTGATAAAAAGTTCAGATTTTTCACCTAATAATCGTCTAATTATTGCTTGTTCATCTTTCTCTAACTGTGCGAATGCTTTTGTTAGCCCTTTCTTATCTAAATTAAGCGTGGTGACAATATCTCCAATAGATTCGTTGATCAAGTTTTCTTTTTTAAGAATTTGCAAAAACTTGTATACAGTAGCTTGTTCTGTTGGTGGTACAGCTTTCATAAAATCAGAATCATCATACTTTTGTTTTAATTCTGCAAATGGATCATCGTCTCCGTGTCTATGCTTATATATTGCGTCTACTAAAAGTTTTGTAGTGTCAAAAGACCGCATTAGTACATCGTAATCATTTTGTCCAAATGTGCTACCAGGGCCTGCTTTGATGGCAATTAATGATTTAAACAATTCTGCTGGTCCGATATCCGAAATTTCTACTTTTTGTTGAAGTTTGTTTTCAAAATTTTGAATTAAATTATTAATACTATTTTGTGTTTCTAGATCTTCTTCTTTACCCTTATTGTTTAATATATATTGATTAACCATTTCACTATATTTACCAAAGAGCTCTTTAACAGCGGCTAAAGCTTGTTTTGCTTTTATTTGTATTTCTGAGTCATCTGGAGAACCCCTTACTTCTACGTTAAGGGTCAATTCAACTTGTTTCAGATCACGATTTAGTTGTGTTATTGTATTCTTTATCTTATCCGGATAATCAGGAGCGTCTTCTTTCATTAAACTTTCAATGATAAGTTTGTTTACGATGGATCGAGAAAATCCCATATTAAATAAGTTTTTTATTTCTGGGTCTTTCACCAGTTCTTTTAAGATAGCTTTTTTGTTCATTCTTATACCTCAACAACAATTTACTTATAAATAGCAAAAAAGCGAGGATTTCTCCTCGCTCTTGTTTATTAATTATTGAAAATCATCATCAGGATTTATATCAAACTCTCCAGTTAAAACAGAAAATAATTGTTTTATATCTGGGTTTTTGGCTATTTGTATGGCAGATACTACAATTAATTGTATCTGTTCTTGTGTCAATCCTATTTCATATGCTTTCTTTGCAGCATAAAGCAATTCTGTAAATTGTCTTTGTTTTGATTGAGGCCAATTTTGTAAGTCCAATGACAATCTCATTAATTTTTCTGAAAATTCATTTGAGTCCATTTTTATTCTCCTTTAATTTATTAACTAACCAAGATGAGGATTGTGGTTTGTCACTACCTCCAACAGCCCACATCATTTCAATTCCAATATGATCACACAAATTCATTTCTGGTGTATTTTCGGTTTTACGATCGCCACCATTAGCAAAAATATCTGGTTTCATTCTACTAAGTGCTTCACAAACTGTTCCATCTGAGTCGTCCACATGTGTTACATATTTAACACCTTTTATATTTCCCATGATTTCAGCTCTTTCTTCCCATGGCATAAAGACATATCCTTTTTTTCGCATCAGCCATGCATCCGAATTAATTATAACCAACACATCACCATGAAGTGAAGCATCTTGTATCATGCGAACATGTCCAATGTGAACAGGATCAAAGCCTCCGCTCACGGCAACAATATTAGGTTTATTCATCTTTTCTCCTTTAAATATACTTATCCCAACATTCGGGAAACCTTATTTGTCTATAATAGTCTCTTATAGTTATAGCAGGTTTTTTTGGTTTTGTCAAGAGATTCATTGAAATTTCTTCAAGTTTTTTATGACCTTTCTTTCCATTACACCTTTTACAGGCAGAAACAATATTTTCCCATGTTTTTTCTCCACCATGATATTGGGGAAGAACATGATCCATTGTTAAATCTTTAAAAGAAAAAACACCTCCACAATATTGACAGGTGTTTTTATCTCTCCAAACGACATTTTTCCGATTACAGGTCATTGTAAACTTCCGTTTGTGTATGTATGTTTTAAGGACTATAACAGCCGGAAATTTGACCGTTGGATGTGGTCCGGTGTCATAACACTCCAAGACTCTCGCACGGCCTCCTAGCACCATATTTACGCCCTTAAAAGCGTCAATAACTTCTATGGGCCTCCACGATGCGTCCAGCTTTAATGTATATAATTTATCCACTTCATAACTAGTTTTTAGTTATCAGTTTTCCTGCTGGTGACTCAGGTGAAACCTTAGAAATGCATACTTCAGAAAGAGAAAAATTTTCAATAAATGATTTAAGTTCATTAAACGCTCTTTTAAAATCAGGTAACATCTCGACTTCTGTTTTTCCATCGTGAGAGTGTATAGCGTGTACCTCTCCTATGTTGTCATAAATTGTAACTGATGGATGTTCCGATAACCAAGTTAGGGCAACTTTACCGTTATCAAAAATAAAACCTTGAGCAACTCGTCCAGTGCCAGAAACACCAGATTCATCCTCAAGGCGATTTAAATAAAAAATTTTCATAATCATAAAACCTATCTGTCGTTAGCGATTCTTGGGATTATTTCATCAAAAATTAAATTTAAAGTATCTTTTGTTGATTTTACTTCAAAAGATCTTCCATGAACCCTAAGCCTTTCATAAATAGCTTGATCATTTCCATTTTCTCCACAACGATCTCCAACGAACCAACATTGATAATCTTCAAAATGTTGAAGAGCAAAGGTTTTATTCCAACCTATAGGATAAATATCAAAAGATGTTTCTCCACCTAATTTTATTTGTAATCTATCTTTCATAAAACTTCTTTCTAAAAATTTTGTAAAAGATCTAATCTCTCCCATTCTAAAATCTGAATTGTCTTTGTCAAATAAGATAAACCTTTCTCTATCATTATCATTAGCATTTCTTCCTATAGGACACCAGTTAATCATAGAGCCTCTATAGTCTACAAAATGTCCTGTCATTGGAATGTTATAAAGATGCAACTGGGCTTGTCGTTGAAGAATATGTCGCATGATTGTAGTAAATCCCAATTCACCTAATTCTTCTCTCATGTTTTTTTCGAAGGCTAGTTGGTGCGAGTGAGTGGCAGCTTGGGGAGGAGGATAATATTTTGTGCCGTTACAGGGGAGGATATGTAATTTGTAACGTATCTCACTATTCTCCATCAACAAGCCCATTTGTTGCAAAACGTAATTATGATCAGATCCAGTAACAATTCCGATATCGCTTATTTTAGCGAGTTCTCGTAACGCAGGAATCAAATCACGATCTAATTCTTTTCTTGGTGGTGTTAGTGTGCCATCCATGTCAAATAAAACTATTTTTTTCATCCTCTCTCCAAAGATTAATAATAATATTATAACACGTTTATTCTTTGTTGTCAAGAGAAATTTGATATTTTTTTATATTTTCTTTTATTTCTGATTGAGATATGCCCAAAAATGATGCCGCATCGTTAATAGACCTTGTTGAAGAAAGTGCGAACATTAGCACTGCCTCTCTGCAAACATAATGTAATGATTTCCATATTGGAAAACCATATAATTTGTGATTAATGAATCTAGCTGCAGCTTCTAGTTTAACAGCTATCAATTCTTCTAAAGTTAATTGATTGATTCTTGAGAGGAAAACTTCGTCAATTTTCTTTTCTTTCTGTAGGCGATTAATAGTAGAATAATAATAAGACTTACCCTTCACTTCATTTCGCTTTTTTTGCCACATTAAGCACCTTCAGGATTTTCAATATTTGGTTCTTCAGGATTAGTTGGGAGAGATTCTTCAAAGTTTTGAAATAACAGTTTCATGTTATATAGACACCAATCACGATACATTTTTTGATCTTCTTCGTTTGATAGATCTAAGTAAGCATCAGAAAAATAAGTTTGAACCAAACGAAAAGCATCAAATGCTTGATTGCGTCCTGTGGCATCGCCATCTAGACCAGCACCAAACTCTTCTTTTTCTTTATCAGATTCTTTTTTCTTATCAAAATCTTTTTCTGCTTGTGTTTTGTTATCTTCTTTTTGTTTTTCTTCTTCATCAGAAACAACATCTATTTCATCATCTGTTTTTACATCAACGGCAACTTCTTTTAAAATAGCCTCTAAGAGGTCTTCAATTTCATCTTCAACATCATCAGCCTCTTGATCTTCTGGAGGAGCTTCTAGACCCAATCCTGGAGCTTCACCAACTGCTGTTTCAATATCTTCTATTTCGCCTTCAACATCACCTTTTGCTTGAAGAGCATCCAGTTCATCAAATAAGCGAACAAACGCTCTTAACATATGAGCAGCAAAAGTCTCTCTTTGTTCTTTGGAAGAAGTAAGTTGTTGATACTTTGTTTTTAAAGTAGGTTTGGCTTTACGAAATGCATCTCGAAGTTTGTTAATACCAGTATTTGGGTGAGGATTAGCTGCTTCTTTTGCTTCTTTTATAAGAGACCTAATAACCAGTCTCAACTTATGCTCTTCAGCTTCTTGTTGTTTTTTTTCTTCATACAAGTTTTGACGAATTTTGTTACGGATATATTTTCGCATCAATTTTTCTGTTAATTCTTCTTCTTGTATTCGCATATCTTTTTTTTCCTTTTTACGGGAGCCATTATTGACCATATGCCCAGAAAAACCTTGCATACCACCTGCTCCCATTGCTGAGCTTTCTTTTATTTTTTTATTTACTTTTATTTTCATTATTTATTTTTCTTTTTATCTAAAGCAGCTTGTAGTTGAGATATAGTTAAAGAATCTATTATTTTTTGCTTTAGTTTTGGGTCTACTTTTTGATCTGCTGTATCGTCTAATTCACCTTTCAAGCCTTTTTTGAATTTTTCTTTTTTATCTTCTGATTCTTTTACTTCTTCTTCTTCTGATTCTTCTTTTTTTCCTTTTACATGCTGTTTTAGTTGTGGTGGGATTTCACCTTTTTTAGCTTTCTTTTTAGACTTATCGTCTCCACCTTTTTCTTTTTTATCTTTTTGAGCTTTTGAAATAGGTTCTTCTCTATCCCCATCGCCATCAACATCTGGGAAGTCAGGTTTTTTATTTTCATTAAGTTTACTTAAATCCATTGAAAAACCCCAACGTTCATTAAGAAGTGTGTTAAGTTCTTTATCTTTCCAATCTTTTATTGACATTTTATATATTCTCCTTTCATTTAAAATGTTTGGATTGGAAGATTTATAGCCATCCTCCCAATCTCGAAAGCACATGTTGCCTTTTAAATAGGCTTCTTTTTCCATTTTTCTCAAATGAGGATTAGATTGTGCATATCCATCTTCATTATCTCCCTGTATATTGTCAAACATTCCATTTTCATTCTGGTTATGGTGTACTAGTTCGTGTGAAAACGATCTCATTATGTCCTTTGGGTGTCTACCATCAACGTAAATGGTAATTTCCATACTATTAGGATCATAGTGAGCTGTTTTTCCTAATGGAGACGTGTTATTTTCATCAGACATTAGGTTTAGAACTGGTGGTTTTTGAAAACCAAAACGATTTTGAGAAAAAGAAAACAAATCTTGTAAGAGGTCTTCTACTTCAGATACATCAAAATTGGAATTATTGTTTATTTTGCAAGGCATAATTTAATTAGTTTCTATTTTTCTTATTTTTGATAGTAAAATCAAATCTTCTTTTCCATCATTTCTCAGTACTTTAGCATACCAAACATTTCTAGATCCTACATCGACAGCAAGAACATCAGTTATCAAGCCTTGGTGTGTTTTTACTGTTTCTTCATAGTTTTTATCTCTTATTATTGATCTCCACTCAACATATTGACCTATTTTAAATTTATCTACATATAGTCCACCAAGCAATTTCTCCTCCTTATTGTCCGATGTCATAATAAAATTTGCCTTCACCAGCATAGTTTTTCTTTTCAGTACCCTGTTGTTCGCATTTTTTCATTATTTGTTCTATATCTTCATTAGAGGGCTCAGGCATATCTACTTGTAACTCATTTTCAAGATAATGTTTAACTTTTGATACATAATCTTTAGCTAAAGTTAGTTTAGATTGAACCCAAGATTCTAATTCTTGGTTATCATCAAGCTTGCTAGCCATTGCAATAGCATATTTAGCAACGTGAAGTAGTTGATTTTTAGCCATTTCACCCTCTAAATCGTCCATTTTAGCACCCATTTTAGGACCAGAATAGGCCATTTCAGAGGTATTTTGAGCCATTTCTAGCTCTTCTTTGATGATTTTTTGTAGTTTTTCTTTAGAAATTTTCATAATTTGCCCTCATTTTGTCATAATAATTAGTAAAATTAGTATTACACACACCTCAAAACCTACAAAATGATAAAAAATAAGCCAAAATAGGCTTAAAATAGTGTATAAAACGATTTTTTGTACAAAATTTTCCATTTAATTGTACCCAAGACGTATTATTAGCTCCTTTGGTACTAAAAATATCTGTCCTTGTGCAAATAAATAAGGTGAATATACCATAACACGTCCATTTTCGTCTATTTTTTCAGAAACTAAGTACATTTGCCATGTAGGTCCAAGAAATAAGTTCTTTTTATCAGATTTTGAGTAAAATAATTGTTTTTCTGGAATATTTAGGTGAATTGGCTGTAACATAACTGATTTTTTATCGCAAATTAGTGACCAGAGCTTAGTATAGTGCTTTTCTAACGTTATATCCCACTCACTTTTGTATTCTTTTGTCGTTTTAGTCTCTAAATCACGTATAAGGTTATCAAGCATAGAATTTAAACTTTTTTTTTTGCTATTTTTACCTTTATTGATTTTTTATCTTCAATTTCTTCTTCTAAAACAGAAAAATCGGATGGTCCAGACTTAGATTTTTTAAAACTAGGCTTTGTGTGACCTTTTCCACCACCAGAATGTTTGTTTCCACCATAACCTACTAGACGTTTTTTCATTTTAAACCATTTTTTTGACTGAGAGGCTAAATAAGCTGCTTCTTTAAGTACTTCATCATCTATAGAAAGCCAATATTCTACTGCTTCTTTGCAAACTTCAGTAGAATGGTTAAGGTAAGCTGGTAAATTTTGCTTTGAAACCCAAACAAACTCAGAGTTTTCTAGCTTGTCTTGTATTTTTAAGTCAACAGGAGGTTCTTCTGTGGGAAATTGAGTAAAAAATGTTATTATTTTTGTATGTTTGTCATTCCAAAAGTTATCAAATCTATAAATTTCTTGCTCATTAGGTACTAATAAGCCTGTTTCTTCTGCTACTTCTCTTTCGTAACCGTCTGTAATGCCTTGATATCCTCTTTCTAACTCTACTTCTTTAACATGACCACCGGGTAAGTCCCATCTTTTTGTGCCATCAGTACGTTTTAACAACAAAATCTTGCCTGAGGAGTCTGCAATAATTCCTTTAGCCACTTTATCAGAGTCTTCATGAATTTCTAAAGCTCTTATACACTTAATTCCTGCTTCTTTACAAGCAATTATTTCTTCTAAGTCATCATCATGATGTAATTCAATGCCTAAGTGTAACAATGTAGGTGCTTTTAGTTCTCTATTAGTATAAATTATACGTTCTGGAGGGAAATAATTAATAATACCTAGAGTTCTAAGGTGATAAGTTATTCTTTCTTTAGGAAAATCATCTTCTAAATCTCTAACTCTGGAAGTTACTATCCAAACTTCATGTCCTTCTTTGATATAATTGATCATTTTATCAATATATTCTTGATTATAACCTTGATGTATAAATTTTGGTACTCTAGAGTCCTCATCTAAGTACGACATTGAGATAGTATTATCCCAATCAAAAGAAATTTTCATTTTTTTATCTAAATTACTTGACATTTTAGTTATCCTATGTTATAATATGAATATAATCTGGGAGGATTATCAAATTAATTAGTAACTGTTAATACAGTATAACATCTTAAGGAGGATTTGTCAAATGTTTTTATATAATTTTTTTCTTTTATATATTTTCTTTTATTATAATAATATATTTTTACATTATACAGCTGGAATATATTAATGTATTACCATTTTTTACATGACCAGTACCTTGCTTTTGTTTTAGGTCCTGGATTATCACAATTATGTCTTGCTCTAAATGATTTTCTGCGTTTTGGATTAGATTTTTTAATCTTCATGTTAGGATCACCAAAATTTACCTTTTTAACATTACCAGTTTTAGGATCTTTAACATACACTTTGAATTTTTTAACATCACCCCTAGTAGGTTTGTTGAGTGTAACAGTTCTTCCTTGGTACTTTGCTTCCATAACAAGATTAGGACAACCACAAGATGCTTCCTGTAACTGTTCAAATAAACAGGCTTCACAAACAAGTGTTCCATCATCTAGAGTTGCACCTCTAAATGCTTCCAAAATTGTTGGATCTCCATTATATTTTAATGCCTCATTCTTTCTTGCTTTCGCAGCTTTTTTACCCCAAGACTTACCCTTACCTTTTTCTTTACAAGCACCAGGTGTAGGTCTACAAGAAGGGTATTTTGATCTTTTTTCACCATCAGATCTTCCACAAGATTTATATCCACCTTTACCATCAGGTGCATTACAATCTACCCAGCCTTTCTTTTTTCCTTTGGCACCTTTTCTACCAAACCAATCTCGAAGAGAAGATTCTTTTGAAGATTCAGTTCCAGCTTTCTTTTTTTTAGCTTCATCAACTATATCATCTATAATTTCTTGCTGCTTGTCATGTGCTTTTACAGACTTTTTTAATTGTTTTTGCACTTTGCGTAATTTCTTTTCTTCTTCAGCATCTAAAATTTCATCTTCAGAGTGTTTTTCTACCTCTTCGTTTTTTTTAGAATTACCCCAATTAGCTGCTCCAACTTTACGACATTTTACAAGAGCACCAGAGGCATATGCTGAGGGCCATACGTCATAACGAGAACGAACCTTGTGATAGCAAGCATCCTTTTTACCACTAGACTTTTTCTTTTTTTCCGTTATGCGTACCCTACGCTTTTTTGTCTGGTCATGTTGATTCATTTTTTTGTTTCCTCATTCGTTGTGTTTTTTTCTTTGAAGCTTCTTTACGCTTTTCGGCATACTCAAATGCTTTTTTGAGCCTAGCTTTTGCTTTTGGATCTTTTGCGTTTTTATAAGCTGCTCTAGATCTTTGATGTATAAGATTAATTATTTGCGATTGTCTTTTATGACTCTTTGATTTAAAAGAAGGTTTGGATAAAGTGTCTTTTATATCTTGAACTGTCGAAAATTTTACTGATACTGTATCGCTTGGATCTTCATCAGTATATAATCTTCTACCAGAACCTTTTGGTTTTTTACCAGTGCCTTTTGCAGGATCTTTGCCTTCTTCGGCTTTCACACAATTGCGATATGTTTTTCCAAACATCTTTTTTGTTTTTCTCTTGTGATGAGTTTTATAGCCTTTTTGACACCTTTCTTCAATTTTTCTTTTTATTCTAATTTTCATAACGTTTATAAATAGTTATAAGAAACAGTTATGATTGATCCTTCTGGTGGCATAACAGAAAAAATTATTTTATTATTTGGTTCATCCCAAGTCCAGTCAGTCCACACGACATTATCTACCAAAACTTCAATGTGATCTACATCAACAGGAGTATAGTCTAGTTGTATTTCATCTATAAGATGAACTTGTTGAGCAGCTTGTGTTACACCAGAAGTCCAATCAGTCTCACAAATGTCAATCGTAATACCACTAAAATAATTTGCAATATCCATATAATCAGTCCCAATATCCCAGTTAGAATATTCTGTAGGGCATAAAGAGTTAGCAGGGTCTACATTAACAATTGAGGTAACATAAACTTCTGTTCTTTGGTACTGTACCCATTGAATAAATTGAGAAGAAGTTTGACTTGATGAATCATTCTCATCAGATACAAAAATAATCAAAAGGGCAACATTAGGTCTCATCCACTGTAGGGCATCTAAATTTTGTGTCATGTAATCTTTTACAGCATCCATACCTTTTTCCCAATGACCCTGGATGTTGTTTTGTAAATGAGCTTGAGCTGTTTGTAATGAGTCTCCCGGAAGTATGGGAAAAGATTGCAAATTTTTTGCTCTTATATGATCTGTTGGAATAATTTCCAAACGCCAATTAACATTTGTTGGTAAAGCTAACATCATTTGTTCAACACCAAGAACAACTTGAGGCCAATTATTCATCATAGATCCAGATGGATCAACAACCCAAAGTATATCAACTCCATTACCAAGAGAAGGTTGGATATATGTTTGAGACCAGAGAGGATAATTCTCAGGTACTTCGACTTCTACCTCAACCTCTACTTCGACCTCAACTTCGACCTCAACTTCTTTTTCGACCTCCACAATAACTTCGACGTAAGCTGTATCGTATAAGATTCGTTCCTCTACAATTTTGTGTGTCAAATAATGATCAGATAAACAAGAAATTAAAAATAAAAGCATACATAGACCCTCCGTCTATTAGTAACTATAACTCAGATTTTAAATCGGCAATATGTTGTAAAATTTGTTCTTTATTCCAGCCCTGCTGGACAATACGTATGCGAAGATCTTTGTCAAGAATAACAAAGTAGGGCCAACCTGTATTAGCAAAACCAGTAACACCTTCGTAATCTCTGTTATCTGAAGAACCAAGCCAAATTTCATTGTGCCATATTCCAAAGTAGTCTCCCCAAAACTGTCCGTCTTCTTGAGTTGGAACTTCTCCGTCAAGATTTTCTATTAAAATAGTAATCCAAGTAACACCATCAGCAGTAACATTTATTGAGTTAGAGTTCCAAGCAGCTTCTTGACAAGGTCCGCACCACATAGCAGAGACATCGACAACGATTACTTCACCATAATGAGAATATATATTGTCAAAGCCACCATCAGCGGTTGATAAAGAAACATCACATATGTGGTCTCCACCATTGAAAGAACACTCATCCCAATATATGGGAGATTCAACAACTTCTTCTTTTGGACCTGAAGAGTCACTTGGTATTGGGTTATCGCAAGCCCATAAAAGCAAATTAAGCAGCATAAAATCACCTTCCTATGTCAACATACTACAATACTAACTAGAAGGCTGTAAAATTAATCCTCGATCTCTTCTCCATCTATTCTTACACCATAACCTTTATCTTTAAATATTTTTGCCATATCCTGCATGGGATCAAAGTCAGGAAGGTTGTCTTTGTTGAATGGAGTTTTTCCTTTATTTTGAGATCTCTTGATTTTTGCTTTTATTTTTCTTCGCTGTTTTTCTCGAGAAAGGTAGTTATCTCGTTTTTGTTGTCTTTTTTGTTCTCCCGTAGCTTCTTTTAAAATTTTTATTTTTATTTTGCTCTCCATTATTCCTTCAGGTTTTGGGAAATATTCCTCTCCTGCTTGTTGTGCCATTTCAGGATTTATGACAAACTCAGTATCAAGAAATGGATCATCTCTATCAACTACTATAATGTAACCTTTCTCAAATAAAGAATTAAAAGCTTTTCTTAACAGTATCCTTCCTGTGCCTGCTGATCTGATTCTAGCTTTTGTGTTGGCAAGAGGATATTTTTCTATCATTTCATCCATGAAGCCATCGTCTAACAGATCATTAGGACTAATCGGTTTCTTTGCTCTCATCATGTATTTTAAGACTTCTGGTTGGATAGCTTCTAAAAAACCTCTTCTACTAGGTATAACATCTCCGCTGTCTATCAGTTCTTCACTTATCATAGTCCATAGGCTTTTATAATTTTCGGTAAAAGTTTCAGCTATAGCTTTGATTGCTAATCCGACACCTGGATTTGACAGCTTTGGAACAACTTTAGAAATAGATTCAATAGCAAGTCCTGTTGCTGCTAAATAATCTCCATAGTTATCTAAACTTGATAAATAAGCTCCCGCGTTTTTAAAATGAATATCGCGTTTTTTATAGATAATTTTTTTAGCATATAAGATAACCTCTCTATCAGGCTCAAGAGTTTCAAGTAATAAAAGAAAATGGTTGACTTCTTCAAGTAGTTCGGAGGCTCTTGTGGCTTGGGAGATTGTTTTCCCAAAAATTCTTTTATATCTTGGAATGTTAGTTCCACTTCGACCTTGAATAATTCTCTGTGCTCTTTCTAAAGCAGTTTCTTCAAGTGTTTCATAAACTTGTTCACCATTTTCATCATATACATAAAAACTTTCACCATACTGGTTTTGTCTTAATTTTGGAGCAGGTTTTAAGTTAATAAACGATTGAGAACTATGACTATATGCCTTATCATAAGTCACAAGCTCATCAAGTGCTTTTCCGATACGATCCACAAGAAGCATCATTTTTCTTTTCATTTCAGGCATAGAAGCACCTGAAGGACCGGGTTGGCCTAATGAAGGACCTGAGGACATCTCGTTTGGAAAATTTTCTTTTAATATTTTTATTTTCATTTTTTGATTCTCCGCTTATTCACTATAGGTAAGTAGATCCTACCTTTAGGTTGACAGCAACGCTCGCTAAAAATTTCTCCCTCTAATTTAGCTATTTGCCTTTTAAAATACTCTATCATTCTCTTATAAGCCTTGATAGATTCCCATCTTACGTCATACATCTGTTATCTCTTTGTTATAATAATAGTCAAATCTCCTTGAGGCTATTTGATATAATTTAGATCCTATTTGATTTTCACCCATACCTGTTGATTTTAAAATTTCTTGGTGAACACTTTTTAGTTCAAAGTATAGTTGACCGATATCGCCGTGGTTTTTCTTTTGAAAAGAGAAGTCGGTTGCAGGATCTTTATCACCTACAGTTGTTTCGCAATCATCGTCTGGGTCATTAGGAGTTTCTTTTCCAGTATAATCAAATTTTTGATTTCCCTGCGAAGTAGATCGCTTAAAATAATCTGGTGAGTTTTCAAACTTTGTCCATGCGGCGTTTTGAGCAACTTGTGTTGTTCCAACTAAATGATCTGAGGTTAAGCCATAACCCATTCTATCAGCGATATAAAAAGCCATGTTATACATGGTTCTGGAAAAGCCTTTTCGCTGCGCAGCAGCTTCCGTATATACGCCAAGGACCTGGTAAGTATAAGGGATGCAAGGCTGGTCTTCCATTAGTTCCATATTTATGTAAGAAACAACATAGACAGGATTTTGTTGACTGTTTGTTAAGTGATATAAGATAAAAGTCTGTAGATCTCCGTCATCCATGTGCAGAAGAGCAAGAGGTTTGCTAGGATCGTACAGTGCAGCATAAACAGGATCTGGGTCTTTTTCCATTGCTTCTAGTATTAATTGGTATAATTTTTTTGTTGTAAGTTTCACGAAGCTATCCCAGGATCATTGCCTAATACATTGTCCAAGTATTTTTTTAAATCTTTATAATTTTTTCCAAAAGAATCTGATATGCGAAGCATAGAATCAAAGTTAGGACTTCCGCCAAAAAAACCTGGCTTAAGTTCTTCTATCAGTTCCATGACAGTTATGGAGCCAAAAACATACGAGTCAAGATCTTCAAGCGGAACAGCAAATTGTTGTTGTCTAAGCAAAGGACCGTCTTTGGTCATTTTGTCATAAAGAATATTTTTTACCATTAAAGCATCTGAACCTTCAAGTTCTAGTGATTCAACTATAGTAAAATACCCGTTTATATCATAAAGAGTTTCTACTATACTTACAGTAGCGGCGTAATTTTGTTTAAATGCTTCGGGATGCAATTCAGAAGCTTTTTCTAAGTATCTCATGTCCGGTTCTTCATTTCGTAAGGTATTTTGAACAACTAGTGGATAAAACCCTTGAATGTCTTGAAGTCTTACCATAAGATCACGAGTTTGGTTTAGCAAACCCATTAGTTTTTGTGCTTGTCTGGCTGTAAGTTGTTCTTCAAGAACTTCAGCAACAACACTTTCTAGCTTTTGTATTGTTAAAATCATATTATTTCTTCCTTTAAGCCAATAGCTCGTTTAATTGTGTTCCATACATTAAAATAATTTTTTGTTAGTTTTTTTACACCGGGGCCTGTATAGACTCTAGCAAACAAATCTTGACCAGCTTCTTCTAGTGCTGCTTCAACCACATCTGGCATCCATTTTTTACCTAATGCTTTAGAGGCTTCTTCTGCTACTTCCATTGCTTTGGTATGGTTGCTTAGAAACGTTCCTAGGTATGGACTATCTTCTTTTATTTGTAGACTGTGATCTGAGGCTGCTACATCTGATCCTTTTGGCATACTACAATCATCAGCAGGGTCATTTGGCGTTGAGTTGTCATAATCAAACTTATCGTTTTTTCCCATAGCTGTCTTTCTTTTAACGTATTTTCCACTATTAAGCATTTTTTGCCAAACTTTATAAGCCGCTTCAGAAGTCGAGCTTTCATGATCAGACGTTATTCCAGCATCATGTTTTCTTTTTACTAACGTAGCCGCTAAATCATACATTACAGCTCCAAGTCCTCTATAATCGTTTCCTGATTCTCTAGCAATTGCGCCAACTTCATAAGTTGTTGGAATACATGGTTCTTTTGTTTTAGCTATTTGACAAAAACCCACAACTTTTGTTTCTAAGGGGGGAATTTGGTAAAGTATAAGATTGTAAACCTTATCATCTCCTACAACATAAAGAGCATATCTTTTAGGTATGTCTCCTTTTGCAATAACCGTTTGAACTTTCTCTAGAGCTTTTTGATCTAATTGCTCTTGTATAAGTTGGTATAATTTTTGTTTTGTTAATTTCATACTAGATCCCTCGATGCTGTAATTAGTTTTTGTATTGTTAAATCTAGGAAAATTTTTTCTGCAATTTTTTTCAAAATTGACTTGACAGAATACGAAAAGCGTGTTATAATATTATTAGATGAACAAAGGAGGATATATGAAATTCATCAAAATAATAAACCAAACCGGTGAAACCGTTGCTATAAACCCAAAACGAATAACGAGCATCATTAACTATCATGGGCATGTTATTATCTGTCTGGGATCACAAGAAAACATCTATACACAATTCACCTCTATAGATGCTGCCGTAGATTATGTGGAATTAGCTTATGAAGACCGATTAAGAACAATAAATGGTAAAAACTGGAAAGGAGAAGATCACTTGTGAAGAACATGGGGTGATATTTGAAATCTCGGAAATTTGCTGTGGGTATATAATGTACCTGGCGCGAGCTGCGCGAAAACGCCGTCTATCGCGGACTTATTTGGTCGGTATAGGTAGGGGGAGGGGGTCAACAACAACGACTATGACATAATAAAAAAACCGATGAACAAACATCGGTTGAAAGGGTTAAAGATAAACGGTTGTATTTATTCCTCTATGAGTATCCAATCGTATAGGTCATTAAGGTCGGTAACTAGTACCTCAAAAGGTTCAGGACTTGAACGGTCTCTTCCCTCTGTGTCGATGATGTACATCACCTTTACAATGTCGTCAGAGACGTAAGGCTTGTGAGTTATCTTGATTTGGTCAAGTGTGCCCGTAACGGGGTTGATAATATCGATGATTGCATTCTCTGATATGCGGGCGTGTTGAACAACATTTTCATCTAAGTCCTCTTTAAGAGGTTTGATAAAGTTGTTGGTGTTTAGTTTAGCCATAGTGGGCTCCTTAGAGTAGTAGTAAAATAATAGAGTGATAGAGGGATAGAAGTAGTCTACTTGTTGAGACGTTTAACAGTAGCCCGTGCTGTCCGAAGATTCCCACAAGGTTCACGTGTTCCTGTGTGAGTGTCGAGAACATCGAAGTGACCGTAGAACTTCTTAGAAGATACGACTTGATAACGTGGTAGAGGAGTAGATTGAGAAGATAACCATTGAGAGATTGAGATTTGAGTCATAAAGACCTCCGAATAAAGTAAGTGATAAAGGGGTTAAAGTTAGTGGCGATTATAATATGCCTGTGAGAATAAAGAGAGAGAAGAATAAAGTAGCAAAGAGTGAAAAGATTAAAAGCATAAAGCCCTCCGATTGATTAAGTAATAATATTATAACATAGATTAAAAAGATTGCTAATCCAAAATGGACAGAAAATGACCGACTAGTTTTCTTCGTCGTAGACCTCAGCATTGATGTCCTCAGCATTATCATCGTCAGAAGCGAATGGTTTGCCAAAGAGTTCTTCATTGTAAGGAATACCTCCTGATGGACGGGATGATGGGTCAAGCCAAGCTGATTGCTCCTCTATGAGGAAGTCGTTCGCTTGATTGATTTTCATATTAAGACGTTGTAAACGTAGTAACTTATCCACGTCATAGTCGGGGTACATAGCACGTAACTTCAATAAGTCTGTGACTTCGGGCTTTTGCTCAAGAGCTTCCTCAAGAAGTCGTTCGTGAGAGCGATATAGTTGTTGTGAAATAGCACGTCGTAAACGGGATTTTTCAGATGATTTTTTTGACATATTCATAACTCCTTTTGATTGAATACTTATATAATATAACACAAAAATGATGATTTGAGAAGTCCAAAACGGACAGATTTTGACCGTCTATTTAAGGTTGGCTGTGAGGGGATTAACTTTGCCCTTGAAAACAACCTCGTGGTGGTCGGGACGACACATTGATTGTAAATCAAACATATATTTATTGAGCTTGTAAAGGGAACCTTTGGCTAGGTCGTATTTGCCCTGTTGGAGGACACACATTAAAGTATTGAACTGAATGTTCATCTTAGAGACTATGTCACGTAAAAAGTCGCGATGTGCGTTGTATTCGTGGACACGTTGAGAGTATACTGTGATAGTCGCATTTGGAGCAATGTCGGGATAAGGAGCATAGACACGTACGATTTCGTCCTCAAACTTTATTCCGTTGTAGTGCTTAAAGAAACGGATGTTTGCTTTATCGAACGCACGTTGTACTCTATCAGCAAACTGTTGCTTGTATTGCTCTCTTTCTTCGATGGTGTCGGGATTATCCTTCCACATAATATTACGCCCAGCCTTCGGGTTATTCCAACGAAACTCGTGATATTCGACCTTTCCGTTGACATACTTTTTACATACGGTAGGAACGGCATCCTGTCGGCACCTCATAAATGGTGCTCTGATAGGGGTGATTTGAATGGTGAATGTTTTTTTAGTCATCTAAGACCTCCTATGAAAAAGAATATACTATATTATAACCAATAAAAAAGGGTTTGTCAAATCCAAAACGGACAGAAAATGTCCTAGTTTTTCATATTGACTAACTTTATCGTTGCAGCCGACAATTGTGCATACAGAATTCTCATTCTGTAAGTGTTCCCACTATTACGAACTGATTTGATATCTGCCTCAAGTTGTTGGATACGACGACGAATTATTGCTTTACTTTCTATTTTCATAAAAACCTCTTGTTAGAATGTACTATTATAATAACCTATAAAAATGAGGTTGTCAAACTCAAAACGGACAAAAAATGTCCGACTGGTCATTGAACTTATCGTAATGTCAATTAATTTCTATTGACAAAAAAAGAGCCCTTTTTACTCCTCTATGGGCTCAACTTGTTCAAGTAGCATATTAACAGCGATGTTCATCATCATTTCACCTTGTTCATCACCTTCCTCACGTGCTTTTTCAAGTTCCTCCATAGCTGTTGCGAGTGCGAGGGAGATCATCATTCCATCTTTGTTACATATTGTGTTCCTATCGTATAAAGATTCCATTATAAGCTCCTTATTGCTTTGGTTTGTTGTTAATAAAGGTTGTGACACCATTGTTGACCTGTTTCATCATCTCAACTTTACGTTCAAGACGTTGTCGTGCCTGTCGCAATCCTCCTGTTGTTGCTGGATAACCACGACTACATCGCCATTGTGGTTCAATCTCTTGCATCCATTCGACAGCTTCAACAGGGGTGAGACCCTTGTCCACAAGTTTCGACATGTGCGACAATAAGTCGATGACAGGTTGAGATAATGATTTTTGTTTTTTTGAATATTTCATATTATGCTCCTATAGAGGGGTAGAGGGGTAGGGTAGTAGGTAGTAAGGAAGAAGATTATCGTAGTTCTAAACAGTTCTGAGGAACAGCACGTTTAATCATACCAACGTGTTTGCTAGTAGTAGCCGACACCATTCCACGTGAACCTGTCGCCATGTAGTCATAGACGATGATTTGACGTGAGCCCAAGATATGTTCAGCAATCTTGAGATTGTAAGAATATAAAGCACCTCCACGAATCGACAGTCCATAGCGACCTTTTACTTCCGATGTGTGATTGATAAATGCGTTGATGATTTGTTCTAGTGTCATAGTGACCTCCGATTGGTTAAGTGTTTATAATATAACAGGGTTGAAAAGATTTGTCAAATGTGAAACGGACAGAAATTGACCGATTACAATAAAAAGGCTGTACCACGTCGTAATATCTCTGCTGATAAATCTTTATGCCTTTTGATAAGATATTGTCTATCATTACTAGACATTGATTTAGTCAAAGAATTCACTGCAATACGTGACTTGTAAAACATTTCGGATAGTTGTTTGTTGGTAAGGTTGATGTATTCATTCATAGTTAGTCCTCCATAAAGACGTGAATATAGATTGGTGATAGAATAACAAGTAGCATAATAAAAGCGATTGCCATATTGTCCTCCGTTGAAGTGATGTTTATAATATAACCTCAAAATCTCTATCTGTCAAATCGTTTTCGGACAGTTTCTGACCGATGAATTGTTGTTGCTACTTCCGAAAGGATACAGAGTAATCCCCAAAAGAGTCCTGATAGAGTGATGATAAGAAGTAAGTCCATTTGAACCTCCGTTGTTTTGGTGATGTTAGTAACATAACCGATTTGGTGATCCTGTCAAATGGAAGTTGGACAAAAAATGACCGAAAAGCAATCTTATTATCGTAATGTCAATTATTTATCCTTGACAAAAAAAGACTTCCGTCAAGACTTTCGATCCTTAGGAAGTCGGGGTTTTAAGTGTATAACACTCAATCTGTTCTAGGTGATACTTGAAAACCTGTCAAGAGTTTTGTGTCGTGGGTCGTGTACATATACCTTGTTCGATTAAAGCCTGTGCGTTACGTCCGTAAAACCCCTGTAACGACCAACACGCACCTGTGTCGATTAAGTATTGCCATGCCTGTATGTGTGCTTGTTCTTCGTCCACACCATCGGGAATTTCAACGAACCCCTCAATAATACCACAGGCTGTGAAAGTGTCGGTTACGACAGGTTTGAAAAGTTTTTGTTGATTATTTTCGTTAGACATAGGCGATTTCTCCGTTGTGGTGCTAGTTATGTGGTTGATGTATCTGATATGTATATGTGTATACTATATCGAAGTTAGTGTTTATTAAAATCCTACCGTTTACAGGCTTGTATCTACGGATAGATTGCGTTTTAGATAGCCCATAGGGGTAGTGGGGTAGTAGGGTAGATAGGAGGAGTGTACTAGGGTACTAAGTCCTTTGGCAAAATGAAGAACTTTTTCGGGTCTGTGGGTGGATTAAGAAGTATGTGACAATCTCTGTGGTAGTTATCTATCAACCAAGTGTGTCGATACCTAGCCAACTTTGGATATGGATGTAATCCAACTTCTACGAAGTAAAGATTTGAAAAGGCTTTATCTCTTGTTGTCTCAACCATCTCCAAGAACGTGTTACCCATATTAGCAAACTGTGTGTTATATCCAATAATCTTGCCATTTTCAAGTTTACCAATAGGAGTATACATTCTTCTGTTATCGGGCACAATAATATCGTATGTCTCTAACCAACGTCTGAAATCTCTACACCATATATTTGTTACTCCATATAAAGTATTGTCCTTTAATATATAAGCCATTAAGTCAGTATTAAAACATTCATCGCTATATCGGGGGTGTTGTGGGTTATGTAGCATATCAGCAATCTGTGATGTATATTCCATTGTATTCTCCTGTTGTTGTATTTATAATATAATCTGTTCTCAGATATTTGCAAGGACAGATTATGTCCGTTTTTGTCCTCTTTTGTTTTTGAATTCAAGATAAGTCTCTAGTATCGCATCTTCTTCCTCAGAAGATAGGTGAAAATCTTTTTTTGTTGATTTGGTTTCGATTACAGGGATTTGTTCATAAGACCCATCTGTGTAAACCACATACCAGTATTTACTTCTCCCTAAATCAATAAGTGATTTTCGTTCTACTTTTTTATTATTCATTATGTCCTCCGATTGATTGATGTTGTTGGTTATTTATTCTTCATTTTTTTGAATATCTTGTGCGTTATAAAATGCCACCTCAATGTCACCAAGCATACAGGACTCTAAAGGACACTCATCGTCTGGGTCGATATAAAGGGTATTGTATTCTTCTATTATCTCAAATAGAATGTCAAGGTCTATGTCTTGAACTGGAGTGTTGTTGATATAAGTTAGAGTTTCTTTTAGTTTTTCTAGCATTTGATCTCCTGTGTTGGAATGTACTTATAATATAACCTGTTCTCAGAATATTGCAAGGACAATTTATGTCCGTTTTTGTTTTATGTCCTTAGCAAGGACAAGTTGTTCGATAGCACATAAGGTTTTCTCTCTATGGGAGTGTTGACCACTTGAAAACTTCACCCATACACAGGCATTTCTTCTATAACTTGTCTTGCCATTGAAGTATCCGATAACAATACCATATTCCAATATGGCTTTTTTATTGTAAACGTCCAACTTCCACGTTACTAAATCTCCTATGTTCATTTGACCTCCTGTATATGGTGAAAAGGTAGTGTATATTGTTTATCTCCGAAAAGGACATAGTAAAAACGTCCTGTTCTTCGTGGTTGTTCAACCTTGTTAGACAACTCTCCGATAATAAGTCCGATAGAGCCGACACCAATGTTGTGTATATCGTATGTGTCTGTGTATCTGACTAAATCTCCTATGTTCATTTGACCTCCTGTGTTTCGATTATGTTTATATTATAACTGATTCACAGGATATTGCAAACGTCAAACGGACAATTTTTGACCGAGTTTATTTATATCCCCTCCAACTCGAAGAACTTGCTATCACCATTGAGTGTGGTGGGGATAAGAATGTGGGATATGACACCACTATAAATCAATGCGTCAATCATTTGGCAACGATAGGCACGTTGTTGGTCTTTAACAGGTTTACCAATCTCGCCATATTGGAGGTTTGTAAGGGAGTGACTTCTGTATTTATTATTGAAACCCCACATCATAACCTCTGTGGCGAAACACTTGTTACCACGATTGTAGACAACTGCGTACTCTTTGCCGTTGTGTTGGACATACTCGGCAAGGACGATTTGGTCATTTAGTTTTTGTCTAAACCAACGTCCATTTTGATCCCTTGTCCATCTGACCTCTGTGGCGATAATCTTTGTACCATCGAAGTGAACTTCTTTGTTATATTTGAATGGTGTCCTAGCCTTGAAATGTTCTGATAGTTTACTGTAACTCATAAGATACCTCCTCATAGTCGGTTTGGTTTAGATAGATTTTGATATGACGTTCTGCTGATCGTTGTGATAGATAAATGTTGCCTTGTACTATGTCACAAGCACCGTCCTTGAGAGCCTTGTAGATAGCATAGAGTTTTTTTCCATCGTGTATTTGCTCTGTGATAAAGTACTTCCCATAGTAGAGTGTGGGTAGCACCCTAGTTTTGTGTTCCATCTGTCGGTCTTTATCAAAGAATGTGTAACCATTCTCCCTCGACAACACAACTATTTCGTTGATAGTAGTAAACATTAGTCCTCCTGTGGTTGTTTTTTATGTTTATCTTTTCGTGTGTACTTCGATTTGTCTCTGTGAGAGCCAGCCTTTCGGTTCTGTTCGATATGTACTTGATGAATGATGTTTCGTTTTTTAGGGGTTTTTTTAGACATTGTTCTGTCCTCCAAATAATGATGTCCTCACACTACTCTGTGATAGAGGACATCGGTTGAATAAAGCAAGGAGATTATTGCCCTGCTGTCAATATCTTGACGATAAAGTCTTGAACAGAGCCTTGCTTAGTCTGTAGACCATGCAACTGTGCCACGTTGTGAGTAGCTTCAGTACCACTTCCCATCGCTTGCCACAAGGTCATAGCGATTTCAGATGGAAGTGTTGTGAAGTATTCGGCAAGGTTCTGCAACTGTGATTGTTCTAACTTGTCATCGAAACACTTCTTAGCCTTGAACTTCTCAATCAATGAGTTATGGTCGTTGATTTTGAACTTCTTGGTCAACTTGATGTTGCCCTTGTCAAGAATATCTTCGGGTGTCACAACCTTACAGTAGTTCTTCACATAGTCATTGAAAGCCATAGCACCCTCAAAGCCGATGAAAGAGTGAGCCAAGTGGTACAATGTCGTGCCATGCTCGATTTTTCCGACTTTATCAAGAGTTTGAGATAATCGTTCCCAACTACGTCTTGATGGATAAATCTTGTTAGGCTCGAAAGTATCCTTGTGTTCCAAGTGATTATGGTTGTGGTTGATGAAATCCCAAATAGGGTCGGCAACTTTGCCCTCAGCCCAAGCCAACCAATCTTCAACCGTAGGTTCTACGTCAAAGACAGTATAACGGTCAAGCTCGGCAGGGTCGAACTCGTTGACTTGATACTCAGCACCATGCTGACCACCATTGACACAAGCAAAGATAAGGGTGTCGGGGTGTAGGGAGTGACCTGCAATCTTGCGACTGTCACACAACTCAAAGATACCTTGTCGGACTTCAAGTGTTGCTCTGTCAACTTCGTCCAAGAAAAGGACAACAGGGTTTTTACAAGCCGTATCAAGCCACTCTGGTGCTAACCATTGTGTAACATTGTTATTGACCTTTGGTAGACCAAGTAAGTCACCCTCAGTCATTTGACTAGCACGACGTTCTACGACAGGCAAGCCACGTTCTTTAGCGATTTGATATACTACAGTACTTTTGCCAATACCATGCCTACCACGAAGTAAAACAGGGAACTTGGAGTCAAGGACGTGAGGAAGAATGTTGTTAATAAGGGTTTTGAAATCAATAGTCATAATAGACCTCCGATTGAATAGTTAAAGAATGATTGAATGTTAAGTGTTTATAATATAACTAGGTTTGAGAAATAAAGCAAGGACAAAAAATGTCCGTTTTAGTTTTAGTTCGTCTTAAAGCCGATAGTAGGCTTTTCCTCTTTTGTATCCTCACTCTTTGGTGGGGGTAGTGGTAGTCCACCTAACGCACCTAGCATAGCCAAAGGATTGATTGGTGTGCCTGTCGGTGTGGTTGTGGCGATTAACTTTGCTATCTCAACAATTGCATTGTCTGATAGTGTGATTGTGATTTTGTTGTCACTCATAGCGACCTCCGTTGTTGAATGTAATAGTATTATAACCGTTCTGAAAAATAAAGCAAACTGTTTTCGGACAATTTATGACCGTTTTCGTTTTAACTCTCTGAAGAAGAAGTTTTTTGGCATTTTATTGTACATAGGGTTGATCCAATCTACCTTTATGGGGTACTTGTCAGAGCGATGATTACCTATCTTTACGATAAGACCGACTAACTTGGTATGATCAATGCCCAATAGCCTGTCGTTCTGTTCGGTTGTCAGAGCATAGGCTGTAACTGTTACTAAGTCACCCACTCGAAACTTGCCTTGCCTACCCAAATGTTCTCTATATTTCCACTTTTGTGTTGTCATAATGACCTCCTTTGTGTTTATAAATGTCTCCTTTTGCCCACCCTTACCCGACCAACTCAATGGTCACTTACCATTATAAGGAGATAATATCGACTATGAGTTGTCAATAGGAATACCGATAACTTTCTCAGTTGTAGAGAAGTACGGATTTTTTGCGTGATAGTCGGAAGTAAACCAAATACGTTGGCATTTGCTTGCCACAGGCTTTTGAGCTTCCATATCAGTAAGAATGATGTGACCATCGAAGTCACCACGATTGTTGACCCATTCTGTCGGTGCGTTGAAGCAAGTACCACCACACAGTACCCTCTCAGTAGCCCTACGTTGACCTTTCTTCCACACATAGACTTTTGACTCGTCTACACTAGTGTCAAATGGGATTACTGTAAACTCTGCCAACTTAGAAAGCCCGTTGAGTTCGGAGAAGAAAGCCGATAGCATTGCATCTGACACAGAACCACTTTGGTCGATAGATATTGCAATTTTTGCCTGTCTGTTGACCTTTTTCCCTGCATGAATGTAGGGGAATCGGGGATTGATACGTCTGACTGTTGACCTTTTGTTGCTACGTTGGGAGGTTTTGATGAAGTAGCGAAGAACTTTCTTCCAATCGACCTTTGGAGTTATCATATCAATGATACGTTCTTGCATTGAAGCACCTACCGTACCCCAACCCTGTCCACGACTTTGGACTTCTTTAACTGCGTCCTCTACTGCCTGTCTCATACGTTCCTTTGCCATTTGTTTAGTGTCGGCATCGGCTTCACCCCACCCACTATGGTCGTCCATACTGTCGGGTTCGCCACCTCCTTGACCATCACCATCTCCATCACCTTGACCCTTGCCATGTTTCGGGTCGTATGCACCCTCTTGGTTCTCTTGGTCTTGTTGTAGTTTGGAATAATACCACTCTGCTGATTGCTCTTTCGGATATGACTCGAATATACCTCTAGTAGGTATACACCCTCCCTCTGGAAGTTCGTCCATAAGGAATGAGTTGATAGCCAAGTCTGTGGCTATGTTCCACACTTTAGACATACCCTCTGGTGGAAGTCTCCCTGTGACGTGTTCAAAGATGATGTGATAGAATTCGTGCTTGAGGACACCCAACTTTTGCTTGTCAGACAACTTCTCAAAAAATTCGGGATTGTAAATCATTTCAAATGTACCACTACCCTCATTAAGACGTACACCTGCTGTAGGTATAGCATTTGTCTGTGATTTGTTGATACGTCTTGATAAAGCCGAAAAGAATGGTTCTGCCTGTAACAAGCGATAAGTGTGTAAATCCAAATCGAACTTTGGTTTTTTGGTTGGTTTGTCAGTCATAAAGACCTCCTGTGTTGAAGTGATGTTTATAATATAACTAGAAATGAAATGATTGTCAAATCGTAAACGGACAGTTTTTGTCCAACTCGATAACTTTTCCCTTACTAACGTCACTATACCTACCAATAATATCGGTACAGAACCTACGTTGTTCCTCTGACATAAGTTTTACAAGGTTAGTATCGGGCAAAAGGAACTGTGGCAAGGGGAATATTCTTGTTGCTATGTACTTGGCACTATACAAACTACTTGTTCTACACACCAAAGCACCACTTGACAGGTGAGTAAGAGAATATTTACTATGGTCTTTGTAAATCATAAAGGGATAATGGATGTAATGTATTCCATCACCATCTTGCCACTCTTTTGCTGAGTTAGTATATCTAAAAGAACCGTTTTTACGTTTGAATTTAAGTATATTTCGCATAGTTACCCATTACTAGATTGTATTGAAGATTATTTATATCTTGAACAAGTTGCTCAACGTCAATATTGTCCTTGATTTTGAAGATGACTTTGTTATCGACCTCTCGTATCCACTCGATATAATCGGACGGAATGAGAGTTTGTACTGCTACAGAGTTCTTACTGTCGGCAACAATAACTTGTCCTGTCTCTACTAACCTACCCATTGTTTCAATCCTTACGAAGTAACACAGTAAGTAGGTGTTCGATTATGTTTATAATATAACTGTTTCAAGATTTTTTGCAACTCCATTTCGGTCATTTTTTGACCATATTCTGATATTGCTGATAAAGGTTCGGTTATCAGAGATAACTTCAGATAACATTTTTCCCTCAATCTTACAAATCTCAGGATATTCGCTTACTACACCCTCCCTGTCGGAGTAGTAGATGATAACAGAATAAGAGTCGTCTATCACAAGATAACTCTTATTCTTACACTCAACAACCACAGCGAAACTACTGCGATAATCGTCAATCCATTTTATTATTTGCATACTATCTCCACACTCAGTTGTAAATCACGATCTACATTAGCCCAACCAAAATCTCTGCCCTCTCTGAGCCAATGAACTTTGTATTCTTTTTCTCCTCTAAATTCCCTTATGTCGATAACAATGCCGACACCGAAATAGTTTTCGTGATTTACCAATGTTCCTACTCGCATAAAACCTCCAAGTATATGGAGTTTGCGTTCCAAACCCTAGCCGAAAACTGTGCCTTAGTCGAACCAAGCCAATCTATATGTACCATATCAATACAGTGCATTTTTACAACAATACCCATAGAACCTGTGTTTAAGTTCTTTACCAATGTTCCTACTCGCATATAACCTCCAAATCTCGTTTGAGTTGATCAAATCTCCAATCAAGATTTTTGATCAAAGCCACCTTACATATCCCTGTTTTCGGTCTGATGGATACAATAATACCAATAAGATGACAATCCCAATGTTTAGCCTTTACTAAATCACCCACTTTCATCAGACTTCCTCACCAAGAATTGATTGCCTTGTATCATACTCGCCCTTGTCTTTGGAATGTTTAGATAAACTGCCACAGGTTCTGAACCGTTGATGTGATGCATAGCACTAACCACCATAGAGCCTTGCTTTAGTACTGATATAACAACGTGGTATGACCCATCTTTATGCATTATTATATCGTCAATCTTTGGCTCGTATCTGAGTATTTCGTTGATGTTCATAGCTATCTCCTTATTTCAAATGCGTCAATATATCCTGTAGGACAGGATACCCATACCACTCTCCAACCCTTGCATTGTGGGGGTAGACGTGGTTGGGTCTTGCCTTGTAGACCCTCCTCTATATATATTTCCACCACAGTACCTCCATCATCAGAGGACTTTTTAATCGCAAAGGCATTGTCGGTCAAATCGACAACGATAGGAGTAAGTTCTTCGACAAGTTGGTCGTATGTGAGCTTATCTTGTGGATTCCAGTTATGTTCGTAAGCCATTATTAACCTCCTATAATAACTTTTGATATTCTATCCCCATCAACGACACACTTTACATTGACAGGGAGGTAGACCTTGTTATCTATTGCGTGTTTCAGATAATCCATAAACACTTGATTGGTGAAGTTAGCCTTGATAAGTAAAGCATAGAAGTCGTGAACATCACCCTCCCACACAGAGGTGGGATATTCTTTGGCTATAAACTGCATGGCTTCATCAAGGGCTTCAACGAAGTTATGATATTCCATAGTCACCTCCGTAGTTTTCCACAAGTTTTTTACACTTGGTTATAAAGTTGTTCATTTGATCCTGTGTCCACTTTTTGAGAGCATAGTCTATGTCCTCAGTAGGAGGTTCACTAAACCATTCATCGGGGAATGTGTAGGACGATTTAGCCACCACTTCCACTCCCTCGATATTTCCCCAAGAATAAGAGTAAGAGAACAAGGCACTAGCCATAGAGTCCGACTTTGCCTTGACTAACAGCCTAGCATTGATATTGTTGTTACCATATTCGGGTTTGTAACCAAGCAAAGGAATAAGAATTTCTTGTTGCTTATTTTCCTCGCCAAGAGCGAACACATTAAGGTTTTCGGGCAATTCAGCACCAACAGTACAAAGTTGTGTTTTGGAGATGTAACCACCTTGAGAGTAGTTGTATGACCTATCAGTAACTTTGATAAGAGATGCTGGTGTTAAGCCATATTTTGTAGCTGTTTCAGACCATAGGTTTCGCCACACTTCGTTGGCTTTAATGATAAAAGCTTTGTCCTTAGCCATTTGTGGACAGGCTTTGCGATTGTGTCCTGTTTCACGACAATAGCCACACTTTTTGGCTTTCTTTACAGTTTTTCTACCTGTCAAAGACACACCTTTGCGTTTTTCGATGTATTGTACTGCAAAGTTACCCTTGAAATCACGTTCCTCGATAGTTTTATGCTTGACTTTATCGTACATAGCAATCATATCGGGGCACTTAGTCATAGTGTGTCCTTGTGTTCCACAGAACTTACAAGTAGGTGCTGACCTACCGTAACCGTTGTTTTGTTTTCTAGCATTTATAGTCATAAAGACCTCCGTTTGTTGTTGAATGTAAATGTAATATAATTGATTTTGAATTGCTTGTCAAATCCGAAACGGTCATTTTTTGTCCGTTTCTATTTTCATCAGCATATTTGCGTTGCATTGTATCCTGTTACCGTTGTGGACATTCTGTATCCTCACAAAGCCTTTGAATTGACCTCTTTCTCGTGCGTCTGTACCAATCACAAGCCAAATCTCGTAGTCGTGTGGGTTGTTAAATGCCCTATGTTGCTTTCTATAAACTAAATCGCCTGTTTTTATTTGCATACTTCCTCCGATTTGAAGTGTTTCAGTAATCTCAAGTTATATTGGCAAACGTATCCATTATGGACATTCTGTATCCTTATGTAATCGTTCCAATTGTTCCAACCGATTACAAGCCAAATATCATTTGGATCACTTCGTTCTGTTGGGATTTTTATCTGTACTAAATCGCCTAGTTTTACTATCATTTTTCCTCCAAGTGTAACAAGACACTATCACAATAGTGACCGAAGTTTACTCCATTTTGCCTACTCAATACTTTGTCACTATCTTTGAGCCATTCGACTTTGTAGCGAAACTTTGTATTTGTCCAATCCGACACCTCTGTTACAATGCCTATGGTGTCTGTGTTGTAAGTAAGACAGACCAAATCACCTATCTTTGGTGGTTCTCGTTTTTTCATAACGTCCTCCGTTGTTGATGTTTATAATATAACTTATTCCTCAGATTTGTCTAGGACATTTTTTGTCCGTTTTAAGAAGTCAGCTCTCATACAGATAGCAACTTGGTCGTTGGTTACAATAGTAGCACCAAATGTTACAGAAGTAAGGTCGTATTTGTAGTCGTCTGTTATACCACACCACCAAATATCTGAGATAATCCATAGTGTCTCTGTTACTATATCCCAACATAAATCGCCAACACTAACCACTTATCACCTCTACAACCTCATCTTTAGGGAATGAGTACCTACCACCTATGGTGGGGTGTTTTATAAGAACAAAAGCACGACCACCCCTCTCCTCAAAACCAACAACCTCCCAAAGTGTCTCCTCCAAGTCACCCTCGTTGTTGTTGAACTTTACATAATCACCTATTTGCATTTGCCCTCCAGTACTTGCAAAAATTTATAAAAGTTTTCCTGTATAAGCCACCAACGACCTTTGTGATAGAAGTGATATTCAGATACATCGTAGTCCTCGTACTCGTGAAATATTTCGGTTGTATCGTCACAGTCGTTCCACCTAACTTCAACGTGTATCGTACCCTCACCATCAAAATCATAAAACCACTCATAGACTAAACCAACAAAAAGTTGATCCTGTGGCATTGTTTTTATAAGTGTACCCACCATAGTAGTACCCTCCTATTGGTCTGTTTTACGTTTACTGTCGCCAGCATTGTTGACTGTGACTGTCTTAAACTTAATGTCGTTAAGACCACCCTTGCGTTGGTTATTCCAACCACGATTGGCTTCCCACTTCTTCTGATAAGTGTCGGCATCTTTCTCGCTGTCAAAGGACAAGATGGATATACAGGCTTGTTTACTCTCACCTGATACACAACCCCTGTACCTAACGTGTGTCTCCGTACCCAGTTCCTCGACACAATCGGGACACTCGTTAATGTAGCCCCCCACTCGTTGCTTTTCAGCACTCTGACAGTCGAATTCATCTTCACAATGTTTACAAGTTCTAATCATCATTACCTCCTGTGTTTGAATGATGTTGTTAACATAATCTGTTTAGTTTTATTTGTCAAATCCAAAACGGTCAAAAAATGACCACTTTTAGAAACACCTTAAGTAGATCGTTATAGTCATAGTCAACCCTATCATTATCTGCCCAAAGAACTGAGAATTCTAAAATAGGTTTGTCACCATCTTGTTCTTCAAAATAAAAATCGGTGACTATACCCATGCAACCATAGTCATTTGAGGATTTTCTATTCCACATAACCAAAGAACCTACTCTTATTGATTGTTTATCTATATCTAGTCGCATAATACCTCCAAGTCGTGAGTATACTGAAATGGGTCAAGACTTGTGTCCACAATCCATTTTACTTGTACCCATTCATCGCCATAGTGTGTACCTATCAACAAGACTATACCCATAGAATAGTTCCACCTACTTGTTACCAATGTTCCTACTCGCATAATACCTCCAAATCGCTCTCAATGATTGCGTCTGTGTCACCTGTGTATCTTCCTGTCAGCCAACAAACCAATATGTGTTGTTCCTCAGACACATCGTGAGTCCAATAACCCATAACAACACCGATATGGGTATCATCCATCCAACGGTGAGCAAACTTTACCAAAGAACCTACTCGCATAATACCTCCAACCACTTTGTGTGTATCGCACCTTTTTCACCGTTTACCCATACCAACTTGGCTATTTGATTGTCTATATATGTGATTAGACCGATTTTTGCTATTCTACTACCTCTATGCCGAACCTTTACCAAAGAACCTACTCGCATAGAACCTCCAACTCACACTCGCTATACCAATTGCAAATAGCATTATCTATCCGTACCACAAGCCAAGTGTTATCGTGATACCATTGTGTCGCAATAGCAAAGAATTCATGCTCTATGTGTCTTACCAATGAACCTACTCGCATATCACTACCTCCTCTGTAACCTCCCAGTAGCCTATGTCTCTCTCCCATAGTTCATCCTCTAGGTCGCCTATGCCATAAGTGTTTATGTCCTCAATACTATCCTTGAACCACTCTCTGATAATCCTGTGGGCTATCTCAAAGGTCTTACAGACATAGATTGTGTTATCGTCACCACTAAATCTGATTTGTAGTACTATTACTTTTTGTTTCATAACGTCCTCCGTTTGATTGATGTTTATAATATAACTGTTTGTGACAATCCTGTCAAATTCAAAACGGTCATTTTTTGACCACTTCCAAGTTTTTTTCGTCCTCTATGTACTTTGATCCATCAATCCATTGAATAAGCCAAAATTTTTTTGTTCGTGATAATGGTTTTCGTTCTATAACTAAGCCCATATAGTCACAGTTATTTGTGAATGACTTTTTGTATCTGACTAAATCTCCTACTTGCATACTACCTCCAAATGCATTTCGTTCTCTTGGTATTTTGATCCATCAATCCATTGAATAAGCCAAAACTTTTTGTAGATAGGGTTTTGCTTCACAACTAAGCCAACACTATCGTCATCAACAGAACTCTTTTTATATTTTACTAAGTCACCTATTTTGAACATAATAACCTTATTTCTGTTGTCCACATATTACCCTCACCAGTACCGTCTATGTAGTGTATTGTCCACCAATCACAGTCTGAGGAATATACGACAATACCTATATTACCACAATAAGTTATCACTAAATCGCCTACTTTGAACATACTAACCTCTCTATATCAGCAACCCACATATTGCGTATCCACCTATCTGTGTAGTGTACTTTCCAACAATCACAGTTTACTTTTTTTACAACAACACCTATGTCACCACAATAATCTATCACTAAATCACCTACTTTGAACATACCACCTCCAAGACTTCTTCGGCAAATACGGAATAGATTTGACCGTTCATATCGCCATGAAGTATTCTAATCCTACGAAATCCCACAGGTCTTTCTCCCCCATAGCCACTATCGGCATACACCACTAGCCCTACAGTATCCTCGTAGCCCTCGTACATACTTATCCAAGCCTTTTTTATCCTCACTAAATCGCCTACTTGCATAGCACCTCCAAGTTATAAAGGGCATAGTTCCATACTTCCCCAGTATCTACAACGTGTATTACTGCGTTATTTGGATACATTTTCACAACAATAGCGAACTTCCCTTTGTCTCCAATGTTTGATTGACTTATCTTTACTAAACTACCTACTTGCATTTTACCTCCTTTAGGGATTTTGTGTGATAGTGCCTTTCTATTGTCAAGTCACCGACAGGGGATATTGCCCACAGACCCCCAACCATTCTCTCCACTATTACATACATTTCGGGCATAATCTCGCTTGTGTGCCTGTTGATTACACGCACCAACATTCCGACCTTTAACTTCTTTTTTCTTCTCATAATGACCTCACATCCGAAGTAGATACTGCATTTATCTTACCTGTTTTTACCCAATAAATAGTATATGAAAAAAAGCGTGGGTTATGACGTAAGATTATACCTATCTCCTTACGTTCCAAGTATCCATACAGACGTACTAAATCTCCTGTTTTGAGCATTTCTCCTCCTTTGTGACTAAATCTTCTATGTATTCTCTTGACTCGTATGGAGATTGAAAAAGCCACTTTATACGATAAGAATACTCTACCTCTGTTTCGTCAAAAATAATGCCAATAACAATACCTATGCATTGCTCAGCCCACCTTGCCCATACTAAATCACCTACTCGCATATTACCTCCAAAAAATCTTCTGTCCACCATGTCGGACTAGTATCATTAACAAACTGTACTAAAAATGTTAGTTTGCCATAGCCATGACCTTTTTGATCCCAGATTTTTGATCCGACAATAAGACCTAAAGGACGTGGCTTTGGTAGATAAGTCTCTTTGGTTCTTACTAAATCTCCTATTCGCATACTACCTCCAAATCATCTTCTATGCACCATTCCACACTACCATCAACAAAGGCGACACGATACATCATTCCATACTCGAAGTCATAGTCTACTCTCATAACAACACCAATCACATGATCATAATCAAATCTTACTAAATCACCTACTTGCATAGCACCTCCAAGCGACGTTTTGTCCACCAACTTTTGTCTCCACTAGGGAATAAAATTTCATACTTCCATTCACCATCGTGGTGAACTCCTCTATCTACTATAATACCCATAGCACCTTTCTGAGTTGGATGCCAAAGGTTTATTATTCGCACTAATGTTCCTATTTTCACAATACCTCCGAAAAAAAATAAAAAAAATCTTGACATTTATAATATAACAGGTTATGTTTATTTGTAAAGGTCAAAAAATGTCCGTTTTGGTTTTAATCCACTTGGGCAAGATATTTTTCACAAGTCTTACCCTCTCGTCCATTTGAAATCAATTGTATCCAATATGGATTAAAAGGATCAGCACCTATCTCAACAATTATTGCCAATCGTTTTTCTATGACTGTTCCATCTAAGGAGTTCAAAACTAATGACCATACTAAATCGCCTACTTTCATATTCACCTCGCTTGTTCTTTTATAATATAACACGAACCAAAAATAAATCAAGGACAGAAAATGTCCGTTTTTATAACTTTGTAAACCAACGTGGTGGCATACGATCAATTCTTCCTGTTGCTATGTTTTTTACTTTTATTGTACAGCCTAATAATTCGCTTATGACAACATACAATCTAGTTTCACCATCTGTCATTTCAAGCAACACTAAGTCACCGACTTTGTATTTAGACATAATCATATTCACCTCGCTTGTTCTCTTATATTATAACACGCAAGCCAAATCTAACAAGGTCAAAAAATGTCCGTTTTCAAACAATCACCAAATAATCTCGATCAATACCTAGTTCACCAACGTCACAGTATCGCTTATCACACCATTGGACTATCCAATAGCCTTTGTGTTTCTTGCTCTCAGCGACAACAAGTCCAAGACCAAGTTGTGGAACTGTCCTGTGTCGCACCAAAAGACCAACGGTCATTTTTTGTCCGTTTTCTTCTTTCATCGTAATGTCAATTATTTTATTTGACTTCGGTGACATCGGAATGTCAACTTTATTATTATGTAATAATTTCCAAGCTGGTGATCTAGTGTCAATAGAATTTAGCCCAGTTTTTTTAAGGTAATTTAAAATATTATCTATTTCTTCTGTCATTTTGTTCCTCCATTTATATATTATAACACGATAACATTAATCTGTCAAGTCCTATCTCATAAAAAGATAGGATTTTTTTATTTCTGGGTGCTCTCTGATATAGTCTTCAATATCTTGATAAGATATTATCTTTTTTAATTGATCAAGAATGTCTTCCCAGTATTCAACCACAGCCATGGTCTGCATTACTTTTTCTCTAAACTCTGTCGCTTCAGCAATATTATTATCTTTTACATGTTCCCAAGCGTCAAGATAATCCCACCATGCGCACAACAATTGTTCATCAATAAACAAGTAGTACAATATCGCTTGCTCTTTTGACATGTTTTTATTTATTATTTGGTTTTCAAGTTTCATAACTATCTACCTCCCCAGTAGATCCAGTTTGGATAGAGGAGAGGGGTAGGGCAGTAGAGGGTTCGTAGACCTCAACCACATCATTTGCTATCATAGCCTCAAGAGCCTTACAGGACAGTAGTAGGGTAGTACCATCAGTATAGGTAATTTCATAATTTGCCCTCCAAGAAATAATGGGCACTTTTGCATTAAGCTGACCGACTTCTATTACTTTTGTAATAATACCAATCCTATCATTATCTCTAATCAGAGTTCCAATCTGTAATGCGTTTTTTTTCATTCAAGAGAGCCTCTCTAATTGTCTTTCTTGGGAGAACCTCAAGTCTTTGAACCATAACGATCTGAGACATTGGCATCATTGTACCTTCATAAAAATTAGGAACAAGAGGAATAGCGTTCACTACGCCTATAACTCTACCAGCGGCATCAAATACCACTGATCCTGATGACCCAGGCCAGGCAAAAGACTGCATTATGATTCTATCATGTCCTGATTCAGCTACCCATCCACGTATGGCAACGTGGTCTAATTCTCCAGGATTACCAGCATAATATAACTCTTGCGCAATCAAGTCTTTCTGCATGTTTACAAGATATGGAGAAGAGATTGTCTTTGTAAATTCGCCATAAGGTTTTATTATGGCTATATCATTTCCAATATCTCTGTATATAACTCTACACGATACTACGTTTCCATTTTCTTCTTGTAAGAGGTAGTCTAAATTTTCACTAACAACGTGAGCAGCTGTGACTACAAAAAATTCACTATAATAGTGAAACAGATTACCTGATCCGTGTCCAATAGGTCCGTCCTCAGTCATGACCATAACTTTTAATGAAGAGGCGTATGATCTATTTAGACCCACGTTCCAACCACTAACTACTTTTGTAACTTCTACTTGTGATACTTCATCATCACCATAGTAAAACAATCGACAACTTAACAACAAAAAAAGCCACATATATCCCTCTCCCTCTATTAGTAAGTAGAATACAATGTGGCTTTATTTCTTTATGTCCTTAAATTATCTACCGTAGTCATCCTCTAGGCGTATAACATCATCTATCTCCGGAGTTGAGACTTCTATTAATTTAACATGGGTAGTATGTGGAGCACAAAACCTGTGGATAGTCCCAGGTTGGATTCTCATGGACTCTCCTTCTTCAAGTATTCTTACTCTTTCTTTGTCTTTAACAAGCAAGGTTCCTTCAAGAACATAGACTGATTCATCTTTTACTTCATGATATTGAAGGGATAGTTGATGACCAGCATCTATGTGTAGGATCTTTCCAAGATACTTCTCGGTTATTGCCCAACGGATTTCGTGTCCCCACGGTTTTTCTACTTTCATTAATAACTCCATTTTGTAGTTTGTTGTAGCATGTGTTTAAAACACTCTGCTTTGTTAATATTTATTCCTTCTCTTTGTAAATAATCAATTGCAATTTGCCAATGGTACAGAGTAGCCTGCATTTTTGACATATGATCACTTGGTCGTGTTTGTCCATTACCAAACAAATCATAATGTTCCCACGCCATTCCTAAAACTGGTAGAAGGTCTAGAAGTGTATCCCAGTTTTTCTTTTTCTTTCTGTACATAACGTGGGCTATATAAAAGTCTTCCTCATCAATAACCCAATTTAAAACAACAAAAGATTGTTTGTGATCTCTTGTTCTTACAATCTCACAGCAAAGGTGAAACTCAAGCTCTTTTAATACTAAACTAATCGCTTTTTTGATTTTCCTGCTGTCTGATGTGCTTGACAAAGTCATCATATCCTCCTATTAACACTTCTTCACCATTAACATTTTCGACAATTATAGGCACAGTTTTGTGTCCATAATCTTGTTTTAAATATTCTAAAACTTTTTTTTGTTTGTCCATAGGGTAGTAATGAAATTCCAAACCTTTTTCCTGCATAAAGTTAATTGCTCTTAAACAAAAAATACACCATTTTAATCCATATATATTGTACATATTTATCCTTTTAGTAATTGTTTTGTGTTTTTATTTATTTTTTCCATTATCATGCTTGGACTTCCAACAACAATAAGTTGATCAAAACCAGTCGCTGGGTTCATCTTTACTTTTGAAAAGCGAACATTGTTATCTAAAGGTAGATCTATCTTACCCTCTTTCATAAGTTTATAGTGTTCCAGGTCTTCAATGATTGAAACCATATGATTAGAATTGACAAATATTTTATTGAGATACCAGCTTTGACTTGTTTGAAAAATTGTAATAAGTTCTATCATTTTCTTTTACTCCTTGTTTTTTAAAAACCCAACGGGTGTCTACGCAATACTCTCCATCATTGAAAAGTATCACGCACTCGCTTGAACCAAAGTAGTTTTTAAATACACCTACTTTTGGCTCTTGTGTTATTGAGAAGGTGAATGGTATGTGCATTTGTCCATCATCTTCTTCTCTTGTATATAAAATTCTATAAGATCCTGTTGGCACATGAACAAGATCACCCATCTTGAATTTCATTTTTTTCCTCCTGTAATTCTTTTTCTTCTATTTGCTTTAATGCGTTTTCATAGCCCTCCAAGATACCTACGCAATCAGAAAAAACTGTATCTGCTAATTCCATTCTTCTTCTAACAAAGTCTAATTCCTTTCTGGCTTCAGCAATAGTGATAGTTCCAACTGGCAACAATCCTTTGATTCTTCTAGACGCATCAGCAGCGTCCTCTGTAGCTTCAACAGCCTTAGTCATCAAGTCTGATACTTCTTGTGGTATATCTTCTAGATTTACCGTGTATGCTATTTTTACTTTCATTTAACCTCCAATGTTTTGATATAAAGTATTTAATATTAAAGCAATAAAACCAGTTCCAATAGTCCAAATTACTTTTGAAATAGATTCTTTCCAGTTTTCAATTGCTTTAAGTCTGGCATAAATGCCTTGTTCTGGATTATAAATAGCCTCGTTGATCTTTTTTACATCATCGTGCATTTCTTCTTGTTTCTCTGCCATCCTTTCCAAATTGTTCTTCATCTCAATAATTGAGGTTAGAAGATTCTGCATTTGTTCATCAGTCATATGTGTTCCTCTACATTTTTACCACAGCATGGTTTGTTGTAATTAGTGTTGAAGCAACAGAAACTGAATTTTGAATTGCAGAGATTGTAACTTTAACAGGATCAATAATACCTGTCTCGAAGAAGTCCTCTATTTGATTGGACATAAAATTATAACCCTCTGTCTTTGCTGAGCCTTGAACCTTCTGAATGATAAGGTCGGGGGACTCTCCGGCATTTAAAGCCATTTGTTTTAGCGGAGCTGTACAAGCATCAATAACAATCTTAAACCCAAGTTTCTGCTCTGATGTTACATCCATAACTTGAACTTGGTCTGCTATCTTAGCCAGGGCAGAACCACCACCAGCAATAACGCCCATCTGTTGTGCTGATCTGACTGCTTCAAGGGCATCTTCGATGCGATGTTTCTTCTCAATCATTTCGATTTCGGTAGACGCACCGACACGAATAACAGCCACACCAGAAGCGAGACGTGTAATTCTCTCTTGAATGCGTTCACATTCTTTGAGGTTGTCCGTGTTCTTGATCTCAACTTTGAGAACATCAATCTGTTTATCAATGGCTTCATAATCTCCTTTACCTCCAACGATAGTTGTCCATAGTTTAGAAACAGAAACTGATTTAGATTGACCAAACCAGCCTAACTGTATTTCTTTAATTTGCTTTCCATCTTCTCTTGTTACAAATGTGGCACCAATTGATGTACACAGATCACGAAGTATATTTCTCCGCTCCTCTCCGTAACGTGGAGCTTTAACAGCAGCAACCTTCAAGGTTCCTCTAACTGTATTCATAATAAGAGCAGCAAGGGCTTGTCCTTCGACCTCGGAGGCCACAATAAGTAATGGTCGGGACTCCCTTGCTGCAAGTTCGAGTGTTGGCAATATCTGCTCAACGTGTTCTATTTTTTCATCTGTGACCAAAATGAGTGGGTTATCATATTCTACTGTTCCACTTCTTTCATTAGTTATAAAAGCCGAAGCAAGGTATCCAGAATCAAATCTGAAGCCTTCTATTAAGTCCAAGGTGGTCTTAAGGCTCTTGGCTTCTTCGATCAACACAGAGCCATCCTTACCTGCGGAATCAACTGCTGTTGCTATGAGCGTTCCTATTGATGAATCATTATTGGCTGAAATGGTTGCGATGTCTTTGATGTCTGCTTGAGAACGAATCTGTCTTGCTTGTTCTTTTAGTGTGTCCACTATCTGTTCACAAGCTTGATCCATTCCTCTCTTCAATTCTGTTGGTGAAACACCAGTTGCTATGTATCGTTGAGCGCCACGGATCATCTCTCTTGCAAGAACGGTAGTTGTTGTAGTTCCGTCTCCTGCTTGGTTGGCTGATTGTTCGGCTGCTTGTTTAACGATTTGGGCTCCAACGTGCTCTAGTGGGTCATCCAACTCAATAAACTTTGCGATGGTAACTCCATCTTTTGTTACGACAGGCATATCTTCTTCTTTGTGATAAAGAATAACATTCCTTCCTTTTGGTCCGAGAGTGCTAGCAACATTGTCTGCTAACGTATCAATTCCTTTTAATAGGGCTTCGGACAAAGCACTACCATTTGAATAAGTTTTGTTCATTTGGCCTCCATGTTTAAACTTATATTTATATTATAACCGCTTTTGTATTATTTGTCAAGTTATTTTTTTCTTTTTCTTTTGATGTCTCTCATAGTTTCAGCAATGAGTTGATCAAGAGTTTGTAATTTAGATTCTTGGATAGATGCTAACTTGTCACCACCCTGTATTGTTGCTAATCCAGATTTTATAGTTGGAGCTAAAACATCATAGTCCCCTTTAACTTTCTCAGCAAATTTTGGTTCTTTAGTAGCCAAAAAGCTTTGTGAATTTTTTTCCATAGAATCTAATAATTCAAACATTTCTGCTATTTTTTTCTTGACCTGATCTTTGGTATTATCAACAGCATTCTTGAACATCTTGTCAAAACTAACTATAGTGTCGTTATCAACCCATTTATCAGAAATAGGAATTGAAAAATCAGGAGCACCCGTGTGCCAAATAATAGTGACATCCTTTGATGATTTTTTCATAAAACTGCCTCCTTTTGGGCCGGCGCTGTCACCATAGCCACCTATTTTTGTTACTCCATCTGCTTTTACCGCTACGAAGCTGGTATTTTTGTTTTCTTCAGCTATTCTTCTTATACCAGAAATATAAAGGTCTACTTTGGAAAAACCTTGTAACTCTTCATCACTAGCAGCAGGTGAAGCGCCTCCTCTTTTTGTAAAACAAACATACCATAAAGTATCATTTACATTTTCTATTTCATTCATAACGTTACTTTTATTTTGCTTGCCTTTTGGAGAATCAGCGTAATTTTTAGCACTAAACATGACTTTTCCTTTTTTTCCTGCAACAACGTCAGCAGCTGCTCCTGCACCACCGTAAATACCACCTCCAATAATTAAAGCTAATAAAGTTTCAAAAATTGTCCCGGCCGATGCTCCTTGAAATTCTTTGGTTATTTTTGCTAAAGTTTTAAGAATTGTACCTGTATTGAAAAATTCTGCACTATCCATTGCTGCTAAATGTTTTTCAGCCTCTGCTTGAGAAATACCAGTAATTTCAGCATCTGTAGATCCTGCCGCAGCTGCTAGATTTTCAGCAAAAATTTGCAAATCCTTAAAATATTCTTCTATATCTCCATTATGCTTTGTGTTTAGCTGAGATTTGAATACATTAAGTGTTCTTGATGGGATTTGAGCTTTTAAATTTAGAGTTTCTCCGGGTACAAAATCTCCTGTAGTCTGCATAGCTCTATAAGGCATGTCTATTGCTGGTATAGGAGAGTAAACGTCTTCACCTGGTTCTTGACTGGCATATGTGTCATCACTTCTATCACTTTTAAAGTCTTGTCCTAGTGAAGTTCCTGAACCTACATTTCTTGAGCTACTTTTTAAGTTTTGCCAAGTCACATCATTATCAGCTTGTATGAATTTGTATTTACTCCCACTACTACCAGGAGCTGTTACAAGATTTTTGAAATAATTAAGAACTTTTACATCATCTGGATCTGGTTTTTTATTGTCATCGTCAGCTGCTAGTTTTTTTTCCAAAGCAGCAACTAGATCTTCAATTGTTATTTCATCAGCGTTGAGTTCATATCCAGCTATTTTTTTCAATTGTGCAACAGTGGGTTTCTTTGACGTGTATTTTTCTAATCTTTCATCATCTGGTTTAATAGGGTAAGATAGTTTTTTCTCTTGTAACAATTCCTCGACCATTTTTTCAATTTTTTGTTTTGTTAGTTTATTTGACATCAATATTCTCCTTCATTTATGTCTATAATTAGTTGTTTTAGATCCAATCCAGCACAATCTATCTTGTTTTTTTTCAGGTGGAAGTGCGAGATAAAACCCTTGTAAGTTCCTCTAACTGCTGGTGCTGATGTTGTTGAGGAGTTTGGTGTTTCCAATGGAATTCCTGTTGCTTCATTGACAGCTTTCATCAAAGCTTTAAGAGCCCTCAATTGTACGTCATAAAAGCCCATAAATGGCTCTAGATAGCTTCCGTGAACTTTCTTTTCCTTCCATATAGGACGCTCTCCAAAACCGTTCTTAATATACCATTTCTGGTGTTTAGGATAATAAGCATTGGCTATTTCCACACCAATAGAATTAGCGTTCCACTTTGATCCGCCTGCGTGATAGGCTATGTGGTTCATGTCGAGGATCTGGTAAATAGTTCCATCGTTGTCTATAAGAAAATGCACTGACAAGCCTCTGTTCTTAAGAACCTTAAAGCATGACTTAGAACTAAGACACACATCCCAATGACATACAAAATTTGTTGGAGTTCTTTTCTCCACAACTTTCTTGTATCCTTTGGTTAATTTCATTCCGCCTTTCATAAAAGGAAGAACGACCTTTGGCCAATCAATGTCATAATAATCATTGTTGTAAATAATGCTGGTGTTCTTGTGTTCGGGAACTTCATCCTGTAAAAAAGGAAGAGCCGATTCTCTGTCAGTCCAGATCCTTCTATAGGTACCAGGTCCACAAAGTCCGTCGGCTTTAAGTCCTATTGATTTTTGATAATCTTTTATTGCTTGGGTAAGATCCTCATCAAATTCAGAACACCCGAACCAGTCGGGTGTCCATCCTAATTTCAACGATGATGATTCGTTGTAAAATTCTGCGTCCATTTAAATAACCTCGTCTGCTAATCCATATTCGACAGCTTCCTCGGCGGTAAGATACACATTTACTTTTTGATCCAACATCTTTTTCAACTGTCTCTTAGTAAGTAGTGTTTCAGCACATAAAGCAGTTATATAAGCGTCTTGAATGTTTTGAATTTCTTCCATTTCATTAACAAGATTGTGTATGGTGCCCATCGAGCCAGCAGAAACAGCATGAATCATAACCCGACAGTTCTTCATAATTTTACGTTTTCCTCTTGTACCGGCAGCTAGCAATAAAGTTCCAGCCGACATAATCTTTCCCATGCCTATTGTTTCAATGTCTCGATTTAGCTTAGTTAACCTCATCATATCATAGATAGCCATCATGTCATCAGCAGAGCCACCATAGGTTGAGAGATAAAACTTAATATCATCAAGTTCTTCACCTTCAGGAAGTTTCTTCTTTGCTTTATCAACACGTTTCTTGTCTCCAAGCAACAACAAAGCAGACACAATATCACTTGCTCTTTCTTCATTAACATCACCATACAACATAAATGTTGAAGGCATTTCCTCTTCGGGTGGTCCACTCATCATTGCCGCTAGCATATCTTTTGCAGCTTCAATGTCTTCTTGAGAGGTAATCTCTTCGGTTACTTCATCGCCTTGGCTATCCTCAACGATTGCTTTGTTTTTCTTTTTGGTGAATTTCATTTTGCCTCCTTTGTTGTAAATGAATTCTTTAAAAAATAAAGGACAAGTGATTAGCTTGTCCTTATAGTATAACACATTTTTAACTTTTGTCAAGTAAATAATTATTTATTGTGGTTCTGGAAGATCGTTATCAATGATCATGCCTTGATAAATCTCGGCATTTGCTGGATCGTCCATCATAGCTATTTTGATTTGGTTCGCTATTGTTTGTCGTGTCACTTCTCGAAAGTTAAATGCACCTAGGATAGTGTCCGCTGCATCTTGTGAGAGGTTATTGTCGTAGATAGAGGCTTGTAGATCTTGCTCTAAGACTTCCATGTCTCCGACATAATCCATTCTAGTTTGTCCTGATGGAGCTTCCATTTCTCTCATGACATTTACCAACTCTTCTTTAATTATTTGCTGTAATTGTTTGTTGGTTAGTTTCATAATTAATATCTTTTTCCAAGAGCACGATTCAATCGAGCTTGAGCTTGTTTAGCTTCTTGAAGTCTTTTAGCGACTCTTTGAGCAACGGTCTTAACGATTTCTTTTTGAGAAGGTACATAGTTGATTCCACGAAGAGCTTCTTGAAGAGCCATTTCTTCATCATCTCCACCTTCTTCAGCTTCAGGTTCATCTCCACCCATGTCCATATCCATGTCATCGGCAGGTTCATCTCCACCCATGTCCATATCATCATCCATGTCTCCACCAGCACCACCGCCAAGAGCATCAGAAACTTCTTGAATTGTAGCAGCAGCTTCCATGAATTTTTCAACTAATTCTTCATCTAATTCAACATCAGCTTCATCCATACCTTCTTCACCCATTTCTTCGTCTTCTTCTTCATAAAGACCTTCCATAGGTTCATCGTCTTTCATAGCAGCTTCGTCACCATAGGCTTCTTCCATTTTATCTTCATCATCGTGTTTTTTGTATGAAGAGTCCATTTCGTTTAGTGGTTTAATACTAGCCAAGCTCTGGAAACGACGAACTTGGGCTTCAGATAATAATTTTTTGCGCATAACTTAAAATCTCCTTTAAAATAAATTATTTTCTCTATAAATAGATCGT